TCTCTTTACGTTCGACATTATAACATTTGGTTAAGATAAGACCTAGGAGACACTGCGGGAACTCCCAGATCCATCTTAACAGTTTAATATATCATTTCATTATTTATTTATACTAAATTTGATAAATAAAATCACCCAGAGCTATCTATTTTGGATGAGTCTATACCAAAATTATAGAAACTACTATTTTCTATAACTCCTTCATCCTCATTAAATTCGAATCCAAGTGATGTATCATAACTTGGAAGATCCTCTCAAGGTAATCTTATTTCTAATATTCCGTTTGTAAAATTCTGATCCTGAATATAAAATATAGTAGAATCATCATCTAAATTTCCAATCCATACTGAATAGATTGCGTTAACTTGCTTATCTAATCTTGCTTTTTGTAAATCTAAACGATATACAATCCCCCCCCCGAAGAAGTATGTTTATATGTAATAGCCATTGTATTTAGTTTTTAGGAAAGTATTTATCTTTAATAAATTTAGCATACCATCCAGTAGCTACTCCGCCAATAAATGATATAGCCATTAATAGTGTTTTCCAGAAGCCTAAAGCTTGGAAAATACCAATGCCCCCAATTAATACACCAAGTATAATTGCAGCAATGATTAATTTGTGTTTAAGAGAAAGTTTCATATTATTTATATGTTAAGTTACTATAAGTTGTTCCGTTTTCAGAAACAATATAATTTTTCTGAGTTTTATATAACGGTAATATCTCATCCTTACAATAAATAAAAGCATAGGCTTTATCATAAAAAGGATGGTCTTTCATTTTATCTTCAAATTCTTTCGGAGAACGATCTTTTGTAACTAAAGTATAAGAGTCTCCTAAACTAAAATTCATTTCTAAACCGTCATTTGTAATTTTTCTTAATGCAAACATAAATGTATATATTTATAAATTATTTTAAACTAGGTATGTAACGTAGAGTTCTTTTTAGGAACTCATGCTACATCATTTAGTAATCTCTGTATAGTAGAATCATCAAGCCTTTCGAAAAGTTCTTCAGGCCCTTTGTAAAGATTCATGTCTATAGCTTTTTCTATGGGTTCAATTTTCTTAGGAATAGTTGGATTGTTTATATTACTTTTATAGAACTGATTCTCTGTTCTAATTAAATAATCACCTGTATGGTTCTTATTTCTAAGTTCCTGAACCTCTTCTAAGGTATATTCATGATTTGGATCTAAGTTATTATTAAATCTTAATTCCATTAATCTGGAATAAATTTCTGAAGGCTTATCCAAATAATCATCATACATTATTCCTGGTTTTAATCCTCATCTATCAATAATTTCTTTAACTTTAGCAATCTGCTCATAAGGTCTAGATGCATGAGTTCATTCATGAACTTCTGTACTCTTACTATCATCAGAAGTAGTTATAGTTTTCTCTTTATGATTAGTCTGTCCTGTAATTTTACCTGGGAGTTTTCCTCTTTTAAAAGAGTATTTACTCATAGATGCAGATTGTCTAAAATAAGGATTTTCTATTAATCCAGGTATTGCCAATCATCCTGAATAAACAGAATTATTTTTAAGTTTATCCTTCCTCTGTGAAAGCCAATTATCAACTCATTTTCGAGTATCTGCCCCATCTTGAGCTTTAATAATTCCTCCATTACGTTCTGATACTACCTCATTTCCAAGAACACCTGCTCCAAGTATCGCAGGGACTCTTCTAAATAGTTTCAAAATGATATCCTTATTCTCTTTCCAGAAGGTTTCTTTAGCTTGTAAAGCATTAGAGCTTGTAGTTGGATAAAACATATTAGCATCCCAACCTATATCAAAGATTTTTCTAGCTTCTGCTTCAGTTAATTCTGTAAAAGAAGATCTAATTCCAGCTTCTGCTTTGTAACTCATAATTTTGGAATAGATATCTTTAGCACTATTTTCCTGAGTCATTGCAGATAAGAATTTCTTTGGAAACAATTCTTTCTCTGTATAAGATAATCCTCTTAATCCAAAATCATCTTTAGTTCCAACTAATTCTTGAAGAAGCTGCTTTGATGCAGCCTTCTCTCCTGAACGTAAAGGATTTTGTGCTGCAGGATTTATTTCAAGAATTGTTTCTCCAGTCTTTGCATCTTTAAAGAATGCATAGTCATGTTTTGGATTCCCCAATCTAACTTTAGAAATTTGTTTAGGAACCTCTAATCTTTCAGCTGCGGGAATACTTCCTTTATGAGCATTTCTTAACCATTTTAAAGCACCATGAAAATATTTAGATAAATCATTTCCATAATGTTTATAAATTAAGTTAACCCCTTCTTCTGCAGCTTTTACTGTATTTTTAGCAACTTCAGATGTACCCACTACTCCAGGCAGAACAGCTAGTCTGGCCGAATCTTCATCTCCTGTTGCTGAGTAATGGAATAAACCGTAAGGAGTAAATCCTGCTATAATATCAGCTGGAGCTGAATTTGCTCAACTACTTGAATTGTATGCAGTAGCAATATTGTCTCATTTCCTTCTAAGTCAAGATCTATTATCTGGCCTAATTTCTCCAGTCCCTCCTGCTTGAAATTTAAGAATTCCTCCATGCTTAGCAGAGGCTATTATTCTTTTTAAAGTATCTGCATACCTTGGGTCTGTTGCATAACCTCCTTTGGCCACTCTGTCTGCGAAACCAGCTATGTCTCCAGTAAAAGCCTTATATCTATTGTTATTAAGTAGAGAAATTTTATATTTTGCATAGTCTTCTAAAGAATCAAAATCTCTAAAACTATCATTAATATAAACATCTTTCCCATTAATAACTTCTCTTGTTCTTTTTACAGAGCCTTTTCCTTTAATACCTCCAAAATTGAATTTACCAGAAGGCTTAGTTCCTCAGGCAGATTCAAGTCCATCTTGTGCAACTAACGCTTTGGCATAGGCTGCATTTAAACCCATTTGAGAAAGGATTCTCTCATAAATAGGTAACATAGTAGCCTTAAATTCATTCTTACTTTTAAATGAAGATGAAGTAGTATTTGCACTAATTGTATATGTAGGTTTTGATTCTTTCTCGGCTCTAGGTTTTTCTTCTGAAGTTTCAATACTATCAATTATAGGGGAGGCAACAGTTTGAGGTCTTGGTTCTTCCCTTTCTTCAGTGTTGAATCTGGGTAAATAACCTTGGAGCTCATCTGGCTCTCTTGAAATTTTCCTATACCATGTTTTCATAATTACATTATTTGATCGCTACAAATATAGTTATAGTTCTATTTAAAACAAAATAAAAGCAGCCTTTTTATGAAGACTGCTTTTAAGAGGCTATGCTTTGAAAAAATAGATTTTATTTCCCTTAGTATTTCCTATATCAATATGTAATCATGTAATTTCTCCATTATTATCTCATTTTTCTACACGTATAGGATACTTAAGTTTATCTTGATTATTTTCGAGGATTTCTCGCATCTCTTTAGCGGTTAATTTAGCTGATATTAAATCAAAAGCTTGTCCTTTATAATGATAACCTGTAGGAGTTCCTACTCCACATCCAGGTTCTCTATAACCGCTGTAATTTCTAGAGCCTCCTGCAGCTCAATTGTTACATATAAGAGGGGCATTTAGAATTTCTCTAACGTTCTCCAATGCTTCAAGAGCTTTTGGATCTAGAAATTTTATAGCATCATCTCCATATTGATTATATATTTTAGATGATACTAGTTCTTTTACTTGAAAGTATTTATTTGCTTGCATCTTTAGTTATGTGTATCAAATTTATAGGTGTAGCTTGAATCTGATTCTGGACTTAAAGTACAATATTTTCATACATTATGGAGTACTTGATATTGTACCTGTCTGAGATGCCCCCTGCTTAATTACAAGATCCTCCATTAAGAATGCAAATCCCCCCCCCCGATTTTGAAAAAATGATTTGTTTTATCATATATTTTTAGTTTTTGCTAAGTTAGAAAAAATTTTGGGAAAATACAAGAAATTGTGTAGGTATTGTGAGGGAGAGGACAGTTATCTTTTTTGGCCCCCTCCCGTTTTGTTTGGAAAATTGAAATTTTTTGAGACTAATTTTATGGAGTTATATTTATACAAATATCGGGGAATAATCCCAATAACAACAAAACTCTCAAAACAATGGCAAAAATCATTTCATCCGTCAAAATTGACGAAACGGCGATTTTCTTCACGTCGAACAGACCGACCGAAGGCACTAAAATTCTGTTCCTTTCGACCGAAGCCGCAAACGGCATTCTTACAGGTTACGACAAAAACGAGGACGGCGCGGCAGTGTACGCAAACGGCATTCGTTGCATTCTTTGCGACGAAGTAGGCTTGCGCCCTTACGTTATCCCCGTCAACGATTTTATGGCGCAAAGTACGGCGTTAATTAACAACAAATTCACGCCGCAGGACAGCCACACAATCACAAAGCGCATCCGCACTTTTGGCACGCCTGCTTTGCAGGAACTCGGCAATGCTTGTGCGGTTGCTGTTGTGGGTGCGACCTATCCCATGAAAGTCAAAAAGTTTACATCTGACGACACGTACAATTGGACGACGTTAGGAGTAGACGAAACAAAGGACACCTATAAATTGAAAGACGGCGTAATCACTTACGACAAGAAAACAATTACCCTTGAAGAGTGTGCCAAATTCTTCGAGGAACACCAGAAACGGCAGAACGACAGACTTAACAAATAGCAATCGAGGGAGTGAGAAATCACTCCCTTTTAATACCTTTAAGACCATGAAAGACATTATCGACGAACTTTTCGAGGATTTTTACGCAAATGCAGAAATTGCAGCGTTGAACGAGTGTGCAAACTCTCAAATCATTCAGTTTTAACCCCACAACAACGAAGAGAGGGCGTAATGCCCTTTCTTTTTTCTTATGAGGGTATGGAGTTATATTCCTACAAGTCTTTGGGCATCGTGGTATCATAGCCTCATATCATGTATATCCATTTAAAACAAAGCCCTTTTCCTGCCTAAAGTTGTAGACAATTTAAATTTAAGTTATAAAATGGCAAAAGTACCTGTTCTTAAAATTAAGCAAGAGAACTTCAATGGCATCATGGCCAATCAGGAGTTCGCAACGCTCCGCATCCAGAATCAGCTGGGTGATCGTTTCTTCATTCCGAAGCCTGAAATGCTCCTCGTCGTAGGTTCGTCGATTCCTGCACTCGATCGTGATGGCAACACCATCAAGGACGAGAAGGGCAACGAGACGTATCGTTCGGTAGGTCAGCATTTCCCCGCAGTTCGTATCGTCGACGGCAAGCCGACGGAAGTCGTCGAACTGTATGTCGGTCAGCTCGTGAAGCTGGACATCAACCGCAAGCTGGTCTTCCCTGGCATCCTTTCGGATTCTCTCCGTAAGGGTTCAGATGACTTCAAGAAGGCCATCTGCGGGAAGGTCCTGGAGATCACCGAAGAAACCGAATGCGACGATCGCGTCTGGGATGCGAACAACGCTCGCTGGATGCGCGATCCCGAGGATGACACGAAGTTCGTGTCGCAGAAGAAGCGTGCCTTCAAGTTCGAACCGAAGGCTTCGGCACTGAACGCCGCAGATACCGACGAAGCATACAAGATGCTCGAACGGTATATCACCGAGATGTACTCGGAAATCGCTGAGACCGTTGAGAAATAGTCTCATCACTCTGAAAGGTAGATGTGATTGACCGTATGTAATTACTTATTACGGTAAATATCGCATCTACCTTTCAGAGATCCCAATTAAAGCATATACATATTGGGAACTAATTAAAACAAACATCAAGATTAACGGAGAGTTTTGTTACATATTGCTACGGGCGATGTAAAGCTGGCTATGTTAAAACTCTCCCCTTAATGCAGCTTTAGCGGTGACAAGCCCGTGTAAATGCAGAGTCAAGGGTTTTGTTGTTATAGGGAGAGGCGTGAGAAACCTCTCCCAAATACTTTTAAAATTATGGATACATTAGCACTTATTGGAGCTATTGCAGCGATTATAATCATTGCATACTTACTTCGAGATTTTCTCGACAAACCTTGTAAGTTTTAAGCTTATGAAAGACACAATAAAAGCAGCTATGAAAGCTGCATTGGCAGATATGGGAGTATCTCAAGATAAATATCAAGCTCTTGAATTTTCTGTAAAAAGTTTACAGGAGATTCGAGAGAATGATGTAGTCATTCATAAAGAAACAACAGTAGCAATTAAAATAGTTCAGTAATGAATAAAAATCTGAGAATCCTTAAATGGATTTATACGGAGGGTTTAAAAGAAAACCCGATGCCATATAAAGAGTTAGCTGAGCATTGTGGAGTATGTTCTGCCACAATTGCTTCTGTGGTTCGTAAGCTTGAGGCATTTGGAATTTTAAAGATTTCCAATAAAGGTAAAAGAAATGCCAAGTATAAGTGGATTAGCTCTGTGCAGCCGAATGAAAGTTTGGCTATCAGAGTAGGTAGAACTAAACTTACTACTATGAATTTTACCGATTTTGAAGATTCTCGGCTTATTCAGGAATTGAAGAGCCGTGGTTATGTGATTTTCAAAGAAGTATAAAAATTGAAGAGTAAGGGAGAATTAATCTTCCTTACTCTTCAATTTTAAATTCAACCGTTGTAGTTTTTTCTTCTTTGAGTTTATTAATTTCTTTCATAGCTCATTGAAGTTGTTTCTTTAGTTGCTCAATGTCTTCAGTATTCTTTTCTACTTTCTCATTTACATAAAGAACAGCTTGGCAAACTTTAGCCATGTCTATGGCCAAAACAGGTTTGTTATATCCAGCTTCATCTCTTTCATAAGATGTGAGTTCAGTTATAATATTTAGTTCTTTCATTTCTCTAGTTCTTCGTTTAATTGTACTTACAGAAGTGTTCATTGATGTCGCAAGTTCTTCTTGTGATTTAGCAACATAAGCATATTCTGTTACAGGATCTTTATAAGCTTGAGCTAAGTAACCCATAATATATCCTTTTGTTTCAGGGGTTCATTCAGTTTTGGATAAGAATTTTAGAGTTATCCTTTCAAAATCTTCTGTAAGTTTAGTGAACTCATAAACATTAGAATATTTTTTTCTCCTTGTAACTTTAATTGCACTCTCTCTTTCTAAATTAGCAATGGCCTTTCTAATAGTTGGGAGTGAACATCCTGAATCTGCTTTAATAGTATCCATAGACGGCCAACATTTGAAAGTTTCTTTATTCATATACTTTCTGATATGTGCATAAATATATCAGTCAAGTGCTTTTAAGTTCCATTTCGATGGATGTGGAACTTGTACGTGTTGTTTATTTGTATAGTCCATATTATTTGTATTTTTCTTGCAACAAAGATAGAGAAATTTTCTCTAAAATTAAAAATTTTCTCTAAAAATTTTCTGTCTGAGGGTCAAATCTTTCGGTCTGAGGGTCAATTTTTGGGGTCAAATTTTTCGGTATAGGGATCAAATTTTATACACTAACTATATAACCAACTAAACTCGCGTAACTATATAATAGCGACCACCTTGCGGTGGGTCGCCGAGATGTCCAATTTGGATTTTCGACCTCAAACTTGAAAATATGTCAGAGTATTCTGCAACAAATATAACACAATCAGTACTTCCTAGTGATGATAAAAAGTATCCACTTAAAGAGAATTCTACTATAAATTGGAATATGGATATGTTAATGAGATATTTTGAGGGTGTGAAAAAGATGAAAGGTGCTAGAGGGGACAGGCAAATCCTTCCTTCCTCTCCAGAAACTTTCTCTCTTTCCTAAACTCAAAATTCATCTCTAATATCCTTCCACATGGTACTTATTCTCAATCCAAATACTAAAGAAGCTACAACTCTCAACCTTTCTGAATTTCAACTCTTCGTTGGAAATCGTCATCTCTCTATAAAAGATTTCTCTGGAGATCTCGTTATAGAAAATCTTCCAATTAATGAGAATAGAAACTCAAGAAAGCCTTTTCATGTCTCTACTCAACAATACAAATTACAAATATTCAAATAACTATGCCTGTAGAAATGATCATCATGATGATCGGACTTGGACTGGGGAGCCATTTCAGGGATGCTCTGGAAAAGTCAGGTAAAGAGACTTTTACCAAAGAAGATCTCATTCCGATCCATGCAAATGCAATCGCAAGCTTCTGTGCGGATTTTCGGGACAAGAAAAAGGAAGAGGAGCAGAAATCCAAAGAGGCAGAGCTCTCGAAACTGGGAATTCTTCCTAAGTCTGGAATTTCGTAACATAAGGTAACAAAAATCCTATCATGACGATGTTAGGTTGTGGTAGTTTCACACATTATAAAGGAAACTGAGTGTTTAGCTCCACTAAACTTGAGCAAGAGGTTATCACATAAGACCCGTAGACTGACGAATTCTAGAAAAGTGAGTTGTGGTAGTTATGCCCATCTTGACGAAGATAAAAATAGCATTTGTGAACGGAAAAATTCGATTGCTTTGCAAGGTTGAAAACCCGTCCGTTCCTTTTTTTTTGAAGCTTTTTAAGTTTAACAATATCTAAAATTGTACACATGGAATACAAAGCAATTTCCAAAAAGACGATGCGATCGAAGGATTTCAAAGCCCTTAAGGCAAAGAAACCTGGATATCGTATGCACGTTGCAACCACCGAGGACAATACGAAAGAAGTACTCTTTCGTACACCGCGCGGATTCTTTCTTCAAGATTCCTCTGAACCTGCAATCGAAATCTCTGTAACGCAGGCTCAAGCCTTCTACGACACGTACGGCATCCGAGTTGAAACAGGCTGGTAGATATGACCAGAGAAGAGCTCAAAGAAAGAGTATCAAAACTCATTCAAACATTAGAGAACGTTAAGAGATCTCTTCAGTTTACAAATATCCCTGTACACGTTCTCACCAACTACATCAAAGAAGAAACAAACATCGACATCACAAAAAACTAAAAGATTATGGCAAAGAAAGAAATCAAAAAGCAGACCATCGAAGAGATCCTCGCAGAGCACACTCCGACCTCCGACGCTGTCAAGAGCGCAGTCCAGCGTTACAACGAAGAGAAGAAGAAGAAGCAGGAACAGATCATCATCGATACCCTCGGCGCCGTCGACTGCATCGTCTCGGACCTCGTGGACAACCTTCGCAGGATCCGCGTAGAAGAGAAGCGAGCTCAGCAGCGTATTCTCGACGTGACGGCGGCCAAGGAGGCTTACCTGGCAGATCCCGATCAGGAGGTTCTGGTTCAGGAGCTTCGTAAGGTAGGCATCAGCCTGTCCCGTTATGCAGAGTAGCGGAACTCGTCTAAGCGAGTCTAAATAGATCTTTAAGCTTAGAGCGTCTCTGGTCATAAAGACCAGAGGGTAGATGATAGAAATTTAGAATTATAAAAATTTTAAATTTCTTATAATGTTGATATTAGCCCACCTAATTATAAATGATATGGAAGAACTTTAAATTTATAAAGGTGGGAACGGAGGATATGGGCCAGTTCCTTTGAGACAGTGCCATATTCAAGTATGTTATCTAGTCAATAATATACTTCAGAGAAGGTTTTATACGCTCTGTTCCATTGTGCTATCAAGCCTTAACCCGACTTAAATTTAGTCTATGGGACTTTGATCGGTCCCATAGGCTCTTATGTGGTAGCGATTGCCGCGTTTTTCTTCAATTTTGTTCATATTGTTATTACTCTCTTCGAAATTGCCACATTTTGCAAGATCTGAGGGTTTGGTTGCAATCCAAGAAGCAGAAGAAAGAAAATGGTTTTGTAAACTAAGTATTTCAAGCAACAACGTTGCTCGGTTCGTCTAGTTGGCCTAGGACGCAGGATTTTCATTCCTGAAATCATGGGTTCGAATCCCATACCGAGTACAATTTAAAATTAAATAAATGAAGTCTTTCCTCATAACGTATCTCTTCTACAATGAAGAAGGGATTCCGATTCAAAGTTCTCTTCCTGTTCTTGCTAAAGATGAATCTGATGCAAGAAATACTATGAAATTACTTGCATTTGGATGCATTGAAATTATATCAATTCAAAGAAATGGATAATGAAACTCTCGGAGGTTGCATGGGAGCAATCATCGGAATTGTTGTAATTATCGCTATTGCAGCCTTCTTTATGAGCATTTTCATTTATTTGCTCTGGCCTGTAGTGATTCCCGCAGTATTTCCCAAACTCGTAGCAGAAGGCTACATTGTAGGTAAACTTTCACCTGCGCTCTCTTTAGGAGTTGCTATACTTTGTGCAAGTCTCTTTAAGGGAACTAGTTATAAAAATTAAAATTATTGGTGGTTTCATCTAGTTGCGTTAGGATACCAGAGTCTCATTCTGGAAACAGAGGTTGGAGTCCTCTAACCACTACAAATGTTTAACAATATCACAAATTGTACTTATGACAAAAAATCTGTTCTCGAATCGCACTCCTTTTGAGAAGTGTTATCTCGTAGAAAACGTAAAACAGCTTTCGTTCATTCCTGGGAATCGTAATCTCAGAATGGCTCATGTCAAGAGCATTTTCAAAGCCTTCCTTAACGGAGAGTGGATTCCTCCCGTGTTTGTCACTCCCAAAGGAGAGGTACTGGATGGTCAGCATCGTATCGCAGCATTTCGTATGCTGAAGGAGAAATACCCTGACAGCAAAGCAGCTCTTCCTGTGATGGTTGTTAATGTAGACGAATCAGCTCTGCTGTCGGCAATCAAGTTTAATTCGGGACATGCCAATTGGGTGATTGAGGACTACATGAGAGCGCATCTAGAGAAAGGTATTCATGGGTATGAGCAGCTTCGTGACTTTTTGAAAGCTTACCCTGAATTCGAAATCAAAGCTGCAATCCAGCTTATCAAGGGTAAGCACTCTACGAAAGAGTTCAAAGAAGGAGCTCTGAAAATCTCTGACGAAGAGTACATGGAAGCTTCCAAAAAGGCTGCTGCTCTGTGTCTTATCTCAGTGAAACTCAACACTAAGGTCGTTTTCCGTCGGGATGTTGTGGTGGCATTCTACCGCGTATGGGATAAAATCCCCAATATCCAGACGTATGTCAAACGACTGAGTCTCTTCAAAATGCCGCTCACTGAATCCCGTAAAGAATGGGAGAGAGCGTACGAGGACTTACTGCGGTAAGACCTCTATAAGTCAATAAAGTTTTTACTTTATGCCTGCTACGATTTTCGAGCGTGTGATTAAATAGAAATTCCTTTAAGGAATTCTATTATGAACGCAGGTCGGTGATGGTCACTATCTCAGCCTCGCCACAACGAAATACGCGCTGTCTGCTGTTGTTTTCTTTTTACATAACTTGAATCAACTGGATTAAACCTTGATTTAGAGAGGGAATTAAAGGCAATCCTTATAAATAAGCCTGTATTTTACTTCTGCCGTGGTAACGCAGATGAATAAGTGTTTGGTTGATTTAAGGTGAATCGTTTTCTTTGATTGTAGGTTCTTGTCGTAAGAAGTAACCTACGGGTTGTAGAGTTCGGATTTACCAATCCTTAAACCTACTTAACCAACTCTACAAGCTTTGTAAATTTAGTCACTTTACAAAGTGTAGCTCTACCTGCTGAGCGAGTCCTCTTACGGAGTTCGAGGAAGGATGCAGGACGACTTGCGCCAAGGTCCGAAGAATGTCTACTTCGTCGACACAGCAAGAGATCTTTACTTGAAGGCTCATACTTTCTTTGTTTGTCCAGGGAGTGTAAAGATTTTAATATTTATGTGGCCGATTAATTTATCTATATCTGTAGCCTGGCAAGCGTTGACAATGCAGATATTTTTTTAATTTGAAAATTATGATTGGAATATATATATTCTGGGGAGTGATGACTATCTTATCCTTTTCACTATGGTTCATTGCGAGAGCTGCGTGGATTCAGGATACTCCTGATAAAAATAAATGTTTTTGGGTTTGTTTAATAGGAACAATTCTTATACAATTTTTATTATTTGCAGCAGTAGACACCGTAAGACCTAAAACAACTCTTCCAACAAAGAAAGTAAAAATTATTATTAATAGTAATATTCCCAGAGACTCCATAGAATTAATAGTCAATTCCAATTATGAAGCACATAGTACTGATCTCCCATAATGGGGAAAATTCTTGGAAAGAATTTTCAAGTTATAAAGAAGCTTTACAGTATATGGATTACTTAGAAGAACAGTTTGATGATATCACTGTAAAGTTGGCTTATCTTTCTAAGTAAAACTTAATTAAATTAAAACAGTATGAAGGGTGGAAAACCTGGACTGAATGTCCGTCGCAAAGGTGCTCTTGCTCGCCTGGAAGCTACGTATGCAGCTTTCAAAAAAGCAGGAAAAGACAAGGAAATCAAGGGGAAGATTATTCCTTTTGACCATGAACTCGCTCGTATGGAGCGTGAGATGGCAACTCTCAAATCTCGAATCTATAACTAAAGAGAAAACACATGGCAATTATCGGACAAGTACATCGTATCACTGAGAAACTCAGACTGGAAGCGATGAAAAAAGAAGCACGTCGGACTCGTCATTACATTCAGAAGATCGAGTTCTTCAACCCGAAAACGAAAAAGAAAGAGATTCGGGAGATCGAACATTTCAAGCCCAAGAAGAAAGAGGAAGAAACCGCAGCGTAAAGCTGCAGAGAGCTATAGTATTTATAGGTAAGTACACTACTCTGAGGAGTAGAGATAGAGGTTCAAATCCTCTTAGCTCTCCAAGACTTTTAAAATTTATGTAATGGAAAAAGTGACACAAAATGTACCTGATACAGGTTGTACAGATCCTGATGAATTCGTGAATGATCCTTGTATCGAAGCTATAGAGGATGAAGAACCTCTTAACATAGAATAATATGTACATAATAACTTTAATTTTAGGAATTGTAGGTGTCGTCCTTCTTGCTTTTGCAATCAGGGAAGATGAAGATGATCGAGCCTTCCCATTGGGAATACTATCAGTAGTCTCTCTGATATGCTCAGTGATGCTCTGGTGCTATACTGACACCAAGCATGAACGAGAACAACCCTTAACAACAATTTCAACTTTTGTTGAGGAGCATTCTCAATACCTCTCTCCAACTACAGTGAGAACTGTAAGTGCAGCGCCTATTCGGGAAATGCCTGATGGATGTTTCGTATACAGTGTTATTCTGGTTGATCAGGACTCTATGTATACGTATTCCGCAGTTTTAGATCCTGAAAACATCGAGGTAGTTAATTTTATTCTCGAAGAATCTATTCCTCGACTTGAAAATCATCAAAATAAAAAATAAACAATGGCAAAAAATCGTCTTTTTGGTTGGATGTTCGTTGAGGACTCCAATAAAGAGTCTGAGACAGTTAAGCCTCGTACTTCACAGGAAGCATCTGCTCCTGCTACGGTTGCTGTTCCCAGTCCTGTCGTAACTTCTGTGCCTGCTCCCACAATTATGGCATCAGGAGATGTAGATACCAAACTGGTGGAACTTCTGGAGCGTAAGATCAACGAAGCGAATCTTCCTGGCCCTGACTATTTGGAACTTCTTCAGTCAGCGGAACAGATGAAGCAGTATATCCCTGATGAGACTACACGTCTCAAAGCTGCTTTCGGTTCCATTCAGGGCATGGATCCTCGGATGACGAAGGATGTCGTTCTGGCATCGATTGACACCTATCTGGGTGTGATTGAAGCTGAACGAGGAAAAGCAAAGCTTCGCATGGAGAAGCTCCGTAAGGAGACTGTCGAGGACAAGGCAGAGGAGTTGAAAGCAACGAATCTTCGTATCGAGCAGCTTCGTGAGGAACTGAAAACTCTCACGGACAAGTCGATTGATCTCAACTCAGAGATCCAGAAGAATACAGCTGAAACCGCTGCTTTCGAAGCTCGAACGAATGCAACCATCGACAAGGTTACGAATCGCCTGAGTGAGGACAAGGTCCGACTGGCACAAATTCTGTAAGTATGATGCTGCCTGAAGGTTCAAGTCTCTCTAACTGGGAAAAACCAGGAGGCAAAACTGGTATGGTGGTTTTGGGTTTGTTAGGTGCAGGAGGGTTGATGCTTTTTTATAAAGCTCTTCCTTTCCTGATTACCCTGGCATCCAATACACTGTACCTTGGACTGCTCCTGGGATTAATTACAGGAATTATTTATCTCCTGTGTGATCCCAAGTTTAGGAAAATCTGCTCTGCCACTTACTTTATGTTAATGAGAAAGCTAACTGGATTGGTTATCGAAATCGATCCTATTGCTATCGTGGAACAACGTATCCGTGATATGCAGAAAAAGTCAGCTGACATTAAAAAGGTAATGGGAGATCTCAGAGGTTGTATCATTCGTTCTAAGAACGATATTCAGAACGATACAAGGGAAATGCGTAATTGCATGGATGAAGCACAAGTGTCTGAGCGTAATGGAAACATTGCAATGGCAACAATTCAGAAGCGCCAAGCACTTCGTCTTAAAGAATCGTTGGATGATCAGTTACTTGCTCTTAAGAACTCAGAAATGTGGTTTGAAAAGCTTAAAAAGCTTGAAGAGTATGCAAATCTGACAATTCAGGATGTTACTAACGAAGTAAATATTCGAAAGAAAACATTCGAACGAATCCGTGCACAGCATAAAGCTTTCAAATCTGTAATGTCTATCGTTAAGGGTGATCCTGACGAATTGGCAATGTTCACTGATGCTATGGATTTCATGGCAAAAGATATCTCTGATAAGATCGGAGAGATGGAACATGTCATTGACTCTACTACAGGTATGTTGGCTGATTTGGATGCAAAGAATGGTGTTGCCAATATGAGGGCAGAAGAACTACTGGAACGATACAACAAGTCAGGAATTGATAGTCTCTTTAATAAGTTCTCTGATGGTCGCAAGGCTATCGCTGCACCCAAAGTAGGAGAGTATGTTCAGTTCCAGGAAATTCTTAAAGTCCCCGTAAATGGTAACGAAGCCTCTCCCAAATCCCTCGACGACTTCTGGGGTGAGTAAATTTTTCCTGAATAATAGGAATATTGCTATATGTATTCTTTTGAATACTGTAGTGATATTTCTATTGTCCTTTCACCGATTTCAACATGTCCTTTTGCCACTAGATGTGGCATTTACCATATTCTTTATAATAGAGATGACTGTTAAGATTAAATGTCTTGGCAAATCATTCTTTAAGGATAAAGAATGTGTTTTTGATTTATTAATTGTTGTAGTTTCATCGATCCCATTATTTGGGTTATTCAGTTTAGATTGGATTCAAGTAATGCGATTGACTCGAATATTTAAGAGTCTTCGATTGTTTGAATTGATTCCTAATTACAAAAAGTTACTCATCAATTTTAGGTTAGTAATTCGAAGTTGCATTGGAATCTTAGTAGGATTATCTATTTTGATTTTTCTATTATCAATTATTCTGTCTTCTTTATATGGAAATGTAGTTCCAGAGTATTTTGGAAATCCCCTTGAAAGTATTTATTCAGTTTTCCGATTGTTTTCTATTGAGGGTTGGTATGATATTCCAAATGCTATTGCTGAGCGTAGTTCCTATGTAATGGGATATTTATCTAAGTTTTTCTTATCAGGTATAGTTCTTGTTTTTGGTATATTCGGAATGGGATTTGTATCATCTATGTTTATTGATGAGGTAACTTCAGATAATAATGATGAAGTTCTACAACGATTAAGTAAGTTAGAAGAAATTTTAAAGAAAATACAAGAAAATGGCACAACTTAAGCCAGGATTCAAAGTAGTCCTGATCATGGTCGCTGTAATTGCAGCATTTTTCGTAATCAAAGCCGTCGTCCCTTCCTCCTCGTCGTCGGGGTCATCCTCTACTTCGGGTCTCGGCGACATCTTCGGAGGAAAACCGACCATCAACATCGGAGTTAACACGTATGCGGGGTTTGCTCCCATCGTGTGGATTAACGGTGGTCTTCGTCCCAATGACGAGTCTATCCTGACTAAGGAGTATGGCATTCGTGCCAATATCATTATCCAGGATGATTTTGTTGCTGGACGCAACGCTTTCCTGAATGGGGATATCGACCTTATTTATTGTACTACGGATGTATTGGCCGTAGAGATGGGTGAAGGTTCCGCAATGAACAGTGCTAAGTATGTAATGATGCTTAACCGTTCTCAGGGGGCAGATGCAATGGTAGTTACCAAGAATATTCGTACCGTTGCAGATCTTAAGGGTAAAAAGATTGCAGTAGCTGAAGGAACTGCATCTCATACTCTTCTTCTGAATATTCTTGAAACGAACGGGATCAGTCAGCATGACGTAACACTTGTGAAAGTTGATAACGGTGGTGCTGCAGCTGACACATTCAAAGCAGGTCAGGTAGATGCTTGTGTTACATGGGCACCTGATGATCAAGCTTGTGTAGATGCTATTCCTGGTTCGAGAGTTCTCGTTTCAACCAAACATGCAAAAGACCTTGTAACAGATGGTCTTGTGGGAAAGGCAGAGTGGCTGGATAAGAATCATGACAATGTCAAGAAACTTATTTCCGCAATTCTCTATGCTAATTCTACCCTGAATCAAAATCCGAATGCAGTGAAAGAAGCTTCGAAGATCTTCGCAAAGGCGTTTGGAACTGATCCTGAGTTTGCAGAATTGGGGTGTGGGAATATCTGGTTCGCTACTCTCGGTGATGAAGAAAATTTCTTTGGTATGACTTCCGATTATATGGGAATGAAGGCTGAAGAAATCTATTCAAAGATGGCTCGAACCTATGCTAGCCTTGGGCTTACTAAAAGTCCTCTGGGTTGGCGTAAAGTTTCCGACATGTCTTTCATCGAAGAGCTTTCCAGTGAGGGTACTGTGCAGGGCAATCAGGCTCCTCAACCCGCAGTTAAGTTCTCTGCTGTAACATCAGAAGTCAGGGAAAAACAGGCAATTTCTAATAAGAAGTTGACTATTAATTTCCCTGTCAATGGTGACATCCTCGACAATGATGCTCGAGCTCTTATTGATCGAGAGTTTGTTCCGATTGCGAAGCAGTTCAACAATGCACGCGTTCGTATTGAAGGTAATACTGATAATACAGGTAATCGTGCATACAACGAGTCTCTTTCGTCTCGACGGGCTCAGGCTGTAGCTAATTATTTAATTAATGACTACGGTTTTGATCCTAATCGGTTCATTATTGTTGGTAACGGTCCCAAGAATGCAATCCGTGACGGTGTGCAGGGTTCCAATATCAACTATCGGACAACTGACTTTATGCTCGTAACTGAGTAATATGCAGTTGTTCAAAATGGGTGGGACGATCACCCATAAACAAGCATTGGCAACAGGTATCATAGGAGCAATAGTTCTGCTGCTCCTATGGTATCTAGTTACCATGTCAGGGGAAATCATTCGTCCTCAGATTTTACCAAATCCTGTAAATGTGCTCAAGGCATATCCAGATTTAATCTCCAACTCAGCTCTCTTTACTAATACTTGGTATACAGTAAAGCTGAACCTTATGGGATATTTCTATGCTTTAATTATTGCAATCCCTTTGGGCCTTATTATAGGATTGTTTCCCGTTACTAAAGCGTTATTTGGTAAGTACTTTGATGCCCTTCGTTATCTCCCTATACCTGCAGTGTCTGGCATTTTTATCGCTGCTATAGGTATTGGATTTGATATGAAGGCTAGTTTTTTAGCTTTCGGCATTATTATTTACATTCTTCCTGTCGTTGTTCAACGAGTTTCTGAACTTCAGAATCCCGCTAATGATAAGGATTATGTGTATTTACAAACCATTTCAACGTTAGGTGCAACTAATTGGCAGAAATTTCGATATGTTTATTTTCCTTATGTAATGCAGCGAGTTTCCACTGATGTCATTAATCTAACTGCTATTTCTTACACTTATATAGTGATTGCAGAAACCCTTAACAAGGAAGGTGGCATTGGTGCGCTGATAAACATAATGAGCAGACAGTCAAGAACTGCCGAAGTCTATGCACTTCTCTTCTTGATTATTGCTATCGGAATTCTCCAAGATGTCCTTCTAAAGAAATTGGATGTTGTGCTCTTTCCTTCAAAGTACAATAAGCCATCCATCAAATCCAAAATAATGAAATAAGTATGGGGCTCTTTGATGGTTTAACTGGATCCGTTCCAGTTCCCACATCTCGTTATGAGGCTGTGGATGTAATTAACTTGAAAAATCTTAACCAGTCTTTTGATACTCCTAAAGGAAAGTTCACTCTCTTTAAGGATTTTAGTCTGGATATAAAAGATTTCTCAGGAGAAGGGCAGTTTATCAGTATCTTAGGAAAGAGTGGTTGTGGTAAATCTCAGCTGCTCAAAATCATCTCTGGGCTTACACAGCCAGATTCAGGTGAAGTTCTTGTTTATGGGAAACCACAGACAGGAAAAATTCCTATGGTATTTCAGCAGTATTCTTCATTTCCATGGATGTCAGTTCTTGACAATGTAAAACTTCCGCTCATACTTCGAGGAGTTTCTGATAAAGAAGCTACTGAGAAGGCTATGGAGATGATTAAGATTGTAGGTCTGGAAGGTAATGAAACTAAATGGGGTCAGTACCCTGTCTTATCAGGTGGACAGCTTCAACGAGTTTCAATGGCGCGAGCCCTGGTTGCAGATAACAAAATTCTTTTGTTAGATGAAGCCACTGGTGCATTAGATATTGTTATGAAACGAGAGATTCAGAACACCATTTTGGATATCTATTATAACGCCAAATTCGATCCTACAATCCTCAATGTTACACATAGCATTGAGGAGGCTGTGTATCTCTCGAATCGAATTTACATTTTGGCTCCTAATCCCTGTAAAGTTCAGGCTGTCATTGATGTTAACTTTGACGGTAGGAGGACGGATGCAATTCGTCAAACTACAGCATTTGCAAATTATGTGAAACAAGTAGAACAAGTAATGTCAGAAACACATGAGTAAAATCAATTTCAAAGCTTTTCCTATGTATTTCAAGGAGAAGGTCTATGATGCCGAGGGCAATGTAAAGCGTAACAAAGATGGCGAAATCGTTTACCAGCGTGTACAGCGCATGGTACGTCATAACGCAGCCTACTTTCCTAACCGAAAGTAAAACGGTTCTTTGAAACTCTGGTCGGAGATTAAATTCTCCGACTTTTATGGTGGAGTCGTCTAGCGATTTAGGACGCCAGTTCTCAGCTGGAAACAGTAGTTTGAATCTGCTCTCCACTACACTATTTTAATTATTTAATTTAGTTAGGGGTGCTCCTATATAATGCACGGTAGGATATTACCTAAGTATACCCGAGCTAGTTGCTGAGAATCTCGTTAAACTTTAGAAATGTGGGTTTCAGAATTTATAATCCCCGCAGCTAAAAATTCCCAGATACTATCAACTGGGAGCCTAACGGTATCCTCTTTGATAGTATCTATTTGGTCTGTTCGTCTAGTGGCTTAGGACATTACCCTCTCAAGGTAAAGACAGTTTAAGGTTCGAATCCTCTACAGACTACTAATATAGTAAACTATGAAACTTAACAAATATAAAATGAAAATAGGAATTCCTGAATCTGTGGAATTTCTTGTATATGGAAAAGATAATTTTGAGATTCCCAAGGAGATAGAAGAAATAACTCTTCTTCAGGAAAATCTCAATAAAGAAGAGTTGGATGCAAACTTTGATCTTCCTATATATGAATTTACTGACTTCATGATTCTCTTCCTTCCTTTTAAAGGAAAACAGAAGAGAACTAGAGACAAAATTCTAAATGAAGTAGGAATTGTTTGTTGGGGAGACTTAGAAGTTGCGTATTACAACATTCGAAAACATGGAAGTACTCTTTCTAAAAAGCAGCGAGAGCTAGTTGTTGAAAAATACTCAGAAATAATCAATGGAATATAAACGTGTAAAACTCACAAAAGTAGGACTCACTGGTAGAATTCCTGATGGATTGCATCCTAACGGAATTGAAGTGGGTTATATAGAGGAAGGTTATATGGTAGAACCTCCTAAAGTTGGAGAAATGTTTCTTCTCTATCCTCACAATAAAGTAACCTTTGGTAATACTCCCCATTTTCATACCTCTCTTGTAACAGAGGTAATCTCAGATACTGAATTCAGAACGTTAAACAGTTTATATAAAATAGAAGTAATATAGAAGGATTAGGTTGATGGAGAGACAACTATATAGAGAAGTATGGGTAGGTCCAGGAACAGAACTTATAGAAGTTTCTGAGGAAGAAGTCAAAGCTGCTAAAGAAAAGTATGCTAAGACAGGTGAATGTGATTGTATTTACATTTATGATGAATCTAGTTACTGTGGTTGGCATCTAAGATATTGTGGTATTTGTGGGAGCTTAGTTAGCCTCGTTTAAACATATAATACAAAATATGAAAGTTCGATTCAACAACAAAAAGAAATATTGGTATAAACCAGGAAGAGTTTAAAAAGGGGCTATATTATCGTATTCAAACCAGAGCCCCTGAGACTAAAAGGAGCCATGGATTTTACCATGAGGAAGCTCAAAGCCAACAGTCCACGATATAATGTCTAGAGCGCTGTTAGGGATACACTAATTAGAGAGGAAGGTCAGACTGGTGTATAGTCGCATATAGAGTATGGCACAGACAAGAGATCTGAATAATAGCCCATTACTAGCACACTCTAATTTTTATGAATCATTAGTTTAACTGGATAGAGGAGTAACTGCGTATGAGCAAATCGGGTCTGCAGTTACGTAGGAGGTGCAAAAGCGGCACATTAGGATCACATTAGGGATAAGGGTACTGAGATGTACAACAGACTGAGGATGGGAAAACTCACTACTGCATAAAAACAGTGAAATTCTGTAACTAATGTGAAAAGTAGGTTAAATTAATTTTATAGGCTTTCAGGCTTAAGTAAAAGACCAAGTGAATCTGTTTAATATCATTAATATCATAGATATTCTTAAAGGTAATCTTTAGTGGCCGCTGGCTCTACGTGAGTACAGGCTGTGTTTGAAAAGAGGAAGTATAAGAATAGGCAGATACTTGCATACTTGAGAGTCTTTACATCTCCTCAATGACTTGGTAAGAGAGGAGATTTTTACATCCCTACACTTTCTCGTGTAGTGCAGACTATAGGAGTTTGATCGCTCCTATAGTCTCGAAGGTAACTTTATTGTTATAAAGGAGGTTCTAGTGCAAATCTAGATATACGATAATCTATTAGATAGAATTTATTATTTTATAATAACGAAATCTTAGCACTAGTAGATTAGTATATAGCTTAAGTAGTAGAGCACTACCTATTTTGGGCCTATAGTTAAAAGGTTTATAACGCACGACTCATAATCCTGTATTCCTGGTTCGAGTCCAGGTAGGCCCACTTTTAAACATAGCAAACAATGAATGTAGACAAAGAACATATTATAGATTGCTTTCAAGATGTTATCATTATTTGTGAGAGAACAATTCCTGATATTATCTCCTATCAAATGTCTGCTATTATTGGAAGATGTACCCATATTGCAGATAAGGTAAAGGAACAATATGGAGAGATTATGGCATATAGTAATCTTATGCATGTTGTTGAGTTAGCTTCGAAGGTTACAACAGGTAATATCTCACACATGATTCCTACTATTGAAGGATTATGTCAGCGAAATATTGATTTTATTAAGAAATATGGATTAACCGATTATGAAGAAAGAAGTAACTCTTAAATTAGATAACTGCATGGATTGTCCTCATCATCAAGTTTATCCTGACCCTGATCCTGATGATTGGTTTTGTGATGATGACGAAAAAGTGGTGTGTAATATGGCAGATAGGAATATAACTATTGCTTGTCGACCTTACCACAAACGCAGAGAGTGTGAAATTCCAGATTGGTGTCCTTTAAAATAATAAATAAAGAATAAAATGGGATTTTTAATTTGGATAGGGATAGGTTTAACAATTCTATATCTTTCAATGGTAGATGATTGTGAAGATTTTTCCAGTAAAGTTTTTGTATCTTTAATATATTTTAGTATCTTTGCAGCAATAGCTCTCTTTGTTAAGAGTGATGTAGTGTGTAATATACACATGAAAGCTTATGAAAAGGGGAAGCTTGAGAAAGTATATACTATAATAGATTCTGATACAACATATAAATGGACCTACCGTGAGAAGAATTAGTTTTGAAACAGCTAAATTAGCTGCTGAGAAAGGGTATGATGAAGATTGTGATTCTGTTTATGATATTCATGGAAATATTATAGATATAGACAACTATGGTTTAGGTATTATTCCTGAATATTGTTGTCCAGCTCCATATCAGGCGGAATTACAAGAGTGGCTCAGAAATGAGCATGGAGTAAGCGTATTAGTCTATTTAGATGAAACATTATCATATATTTGGACTATTACTTGTTTGCATCCTAGAGCCTCAATCATGGAATATCACCAATCGAATGAAGTTTGGTGTGGACACTATGAGGATTGCTTAGAAGCAGGTTTACAAGCAGCTTTAAGATTAATGTAATATGGATGCCGAGATGGCGAAATAGGCAGACGCTTCAGACTTAAAATCTGATGAACCGAAGGGTTCGTGCGGGTTCGAGCCCCGCTCTCGGTACAGCGGTTATTTGATTACGCAACTAGGATAATAGCAGCTTATGCACGAATGCGTCGTGACGATAGGCAGGTGATAGTGAATAAGACTACCGTAGGAAATGACGGGGCAGATTGTAAAGTTCTATCCAGATACTTACCTCCAGCAGTGGCTAAAAGAGTATCATTTTTATTGAAATATTTTAATATATGGAAATTGGACTTATTATAGCAGCTTGTATAGTTGCTTACTTTCTTCAACTTGATATGGGAGCAATATTAGCACAAGATGAAGCTAAATCTTGGAAAATTTGGTTTGCTATCCCAGGAATAGGGCTTCTCGCACAGTTTATTTATCTCTGGTACTGTATATTTCAAATATATTTTGATAAGTAAGTAAAGCAATAAGGTGACATACAGCAATCTTTTTAAATTATTGCATTTGGGTAAATATGAACGTCACCTACTATTGATAGGAGTATGGCGCAATTGGTTAGCGCACCTCCCTGATACGGAGGGGGTTTCTGGTTCGAATCCAGATACTCCTACTAATTACTTTTATATGTATAAAATCTTACTTTGTTTACTTTTAGCATTTACTACTAATTATGGATATTCCCAATTAAAGTATAATCAAATAGATATCGAAATCGGGTTAAGTAGTAGTATTGATGAGCCACATATAAACATGTTATATGTTGGGGGAACTATTTATAATGCATATTTAGAGTTTCAAACCAATGCATTCACAAAAGGAATGGGATATAATAACATTATAGATATGAAAGCTATAAATGTTGGAGCTGCCTTTCCTATGTATCAAACTAATAAATTTTCATATATTATAACTCCTAAAATTGGTATATGGACTACTAATCCAAATACATATTTTTGTGGAGGATTGAATTTCAGTGTAGTATATAAGTTTATACGAATGTCTTTGCTTACAACATTTGTAAGAAGTGAGCAATTTATAGGAATTGGCTTAGGAGTTTCATTATAAGTCCAATTGGGGTGTGGTGTAGTGGCGGCACGTTGGATTTTGATTCCAAAAGCATCCGTAGGTTCGATTCCTACCACCCCAACAATAATTAAAACAACAGTTATGATTTGGTATATTATTTTAGTAATTTTTATCATCTATCTTTTGGTAGTTTCAGGAATTATGTTTTTCTTTGCAACTAAGTTCGGATTGGTAAATACTATTGTTCAATGGGAAAAGGAAGATACTTTTTATATCTTTTGCCCCATTGTGCATTTATTTACATTGTATTATTTCTGGACTCTCAAATAGGACGCCTTGCCTGAATTGGTTAAAGGAGCTGCCTGCAAAGCAGTTTTGTGTGGGTTCGAGCCCTACAGGCGTCTCATTATAAATTTACATTGCGGGGTAGAGCAGAGGCCAGCTCGCCAGCCTCATAACGGACTTATGTCTAAGATGAAGCTTGTCTATTTATTTATACGAACCTTTGTAAAGTTCGAAATTTTTTATATATTTGTAGTATAAATTAATAATTAATACTATGAATAAATACTCAAAACAAGAACTAGAAACGTATATTTTAAAGGATAAACTTTCATATGCAGCAATTGGAGGCATTTATGGAGTAACTGGAGCGGCAATAAAGAAAGCCGCTTTAAGGTATGGAATTATATTACCTAAAAAGAGAACCATAAATGCGAAAGAGAACTTTAGTCACAAAGGGAAATCTAAAGTAGACTCTTTTTCAGATTCAGAATTTATAGAAATTATTTCTAGTAACATTGGTTGAAAAAATATTGGATCTGCGTTGGGATATACTAACCGCCCATCAAGTGATGTTGTTTCAAATATAAAAAGTAGATGCTCGAAGTTAGGTATTGAGCCTATTATTGAACAACCTTCTCCAATACTATTTAAAACTAAGGGAGAATTATTATCTTCTAGAAAAAATTACCAAAGTTATAGAAGTTCTATTAGAAAACATGCTGAGTTAACTTATTTTAGATCGACTAAGGTTAAAAAATGTGCAATATGTGGATATGATAAACATATAGAAATTGCACATATTAAATCAGTAGCAGAGTTTGATGATTCTGTAACAATTGCTGAAATCAATTCCATTGATAATCTCATAGCTTTATGCCCTAACCATCATTGAGAATACGATAATGGATTGATTACGATATAAGCTGGAGGTCGGAGGTTCGAATCCTCCTCCCGCTACTAATTGCGGAGTGTAGTGCGCATGGTAATTGGATAACCAGCCTGGGCCACGCATAACCCAGGAGATTCAGGTTCGAATCCTGACTCCGCTACTAATATAAGGTGTCAAACAGCAAACTTTTACAATCGAATGACTTTCAAAATCATTAAATGATGTAGGGATACCTTTCTGGAGCATATGGTGTAATTGGCTAACATATCGCCCTGTCACGGCGAAGTTCGGGGTTCGAATCCCCTATGTTCCGCAAAATTATAATTTATGGATGTAAAATGGTTATCTGATAAGTCTTTTGTAGTTAAGGGTACTACATATACTGTACAGGTTCCTGTTACTTTAGAGGAAGCTTTGGAAGAGGTACAAACTGCACTTTCCGAGATAAAAAAGAAAAAGGAGTATTATAAAGGTTTATTGGAAAAACTAAATTTCTCTGATTCTTTTTTGAATAAAGCTCCTATCAAAGTAATAGTAGATAAAATTAAAATTGAGGAAGATACATATAAAATGTTATTCTTTCTTAATGAAGAAGAATATAAATATACCTTGCATTTAAAAATCATTTTAAGAGTACTTGATTTTGTTAACCTAGCATATCAGGAACTTGACTATAAAATGAAACATAAATTAATTCCTGAAGATTTAGACTAAATGATAGGTGCTGATCCTTTATAAATGTGAAAGGCTCTCAAGATATATCTAAATAATAGGAATGATTCGGAGGGTTGTCAGAGTTGGTTTATTGTGTCACTCTTGAAAAGTGATGTACGTGATGAGCGTACCAGGGGTTCGAATCCCTTACCCTCCGCTTTGCGGTAGTAGTTCTTTGTGAAATTCTCTGCGGTATACAGTAAGTGGAAGCATAAAAGAATTTCACTTTAAGCACCTTTGGTGTAATTGGTAACACGATGGTCTCCAAAACCATAGTTTAGAGTTCAAGTCTTTAAGGGTGTGCATAGTTTTATTATTGTTTATTACAAAGTCTCTTCAGCAAAACTCATAGCATGGGGTACTAGAGTCACAGGTTCAAGTCCTGTTTAATAGAAGTTCTATTAATAGCTCAGTTGGTAGAGCATAGTTTAAAAATATAGAGACTTTATATCTGGGTATGGAGGAGTCAGGTCAACCTCGCTGGTTTTGGGAACCAGAGCAAGCTGTAATGGCGGGCGCAAGTTCGAATCTTGCTATCCAGACAACATTTAAAAATATATGAATAAGATAGATAAGTATTTAAGAAGATTTGCTTATAAGATAGAAACTTCTGAAAGCAAACAATCCAGGTATTATACCATCGGAGACCTAATTATTAGAGTATCTGATCATATAGGTAAAAATTCTTCTGGAAATATATCAATTATTATTGATAGAGAAAATTATATACTATATGTTCCGTCTACTAACAAGGTAAGTCTTATTCCTTATGAAGATTGTAAAGCTTTGATTAAAGGAATTGTTTTACATGCTTCTTTGTTTTTAGTTGGAGATTCTTCTTACCAAAAAGATCTTATTAAAGAAAATGAAGAGCTAAAACTTCAAATTAAGAGTTTAAGGCAAATGCTGCCTAAAAAGGAATATGCAGGGGCTTCTAGTAATGCAGAGGAGATAAAAGTTATTTTGCAAGGACTAACAAAGGGTCAAAAGAAAAGGATCAAAACTATATATGGTTCTTGTTCATTCCATAGTATGCCTAAAGATATGCTTCGTACAATCTGGAATAATCCAGAGGTCCAAAAATGGATAACACAAAAATAATTCTAATTAAATATGAAGTTAAACGTATTACTCGCAAAACTGGAGCAGGGAGCCTCTCAGTTTAAAGCTCTTCTTCGAGACTACACAACCTTCTTTAAGAAGGAGTCAGACAACTTCCGTGGTGTTAAAAACACTTACGAACCTCGTCCTGACACTGTGGATCTTCCAAGTGAGCGTAAACTCATAACTGTTGTAACAACAGTTGATGAGAAATTCGATTATTTCACTGATATGGTAAAAAACTATATCAGGGAGATGTTCAATTGTGAAGCAACTAATGCTTCTGGAGCAGCTCGTGCTGACCTTATCGTAGATGGTCAGGTAGTTGCTAACCTAAGTAGCTTAGAGCTTCTGAAGCTCAAGTCTTTCCTGGAAAATCCTCAACTTCAGGAGATGCTTCAGAACATTCCTGTTCGTAAGGATTCGGAGATCTGGGAACCCTGTACTGAGGAAATGTACGCAGGTCGGGCAATTGTACAATCTCCGATTCTGAAAGGAACAAAGAAGTCTATCACCAAGACTCAGTACATCCTGGAAGATCCTAACGTACAGAAACTCGGTAGTGCTACTCATTATCAGCCTCAGATTGCAGTAAAAGATACTGTAATGGAGCTGGGTGACTACACTATGCAGCGTTTCTCAGGTGAATGGACCCCTCGTCAACGAGCATTAGCTCTGCAGCGTAGGAGTATTCTTCTGGCAGCAACTATTGCTGCACTGAAGACTGCAAATGAGGTAGAAGCAGTGGAATCTGGACTGGATTCAGAGTGGCTGCTGAATTACCTCCAAGGTAAGTAACAAAACAAACAAAATATTTGACGATAGACTTAGCTTTAGACTTAGATTAAGTGACTATGAACTTTCAATATCCTAGACATTTGTAAGGGAGTCATTTTCAGATTTAGTGTCGCGTCAAAAGCTTTAGTCTCAGGTTAATAAGGATGTGCTAATTCACTAATAAAAAATCATAAGACTGGGGGTTCGAGTCCCTCATTCGCCGCAAATTTTAGATTATTACACGGCGAATTGGAGAAATGGTTAACTCGTATGAATACAATAAATTAAAGTGAGTTAGATGCACATTATCGTACAATATTTGAAAATACTGTAATTCATCAATGAGGGAGGAGTAAGCGGGCCATGCTTGCTTCTCCATTTTATGGCCCTGTAAGCAAATTGGCAAAGCTGCTTATATGTTCTAGGTTCATAAGTGTGTGGAGGTTCGAGTCCTTCCATGGCCACGTGGTTTTCGTAAGTGGTTTTCATAATTTAATTTGTTTTAGTAAAAGGTAACTTGCAGTAAACTTAAGTATAATTCGTCTGTTAATTATTCATAGTTACCTAGTTTTAAGGAGACCCTATAATATAATTGGTTATTATCCTGCACTTTTAATGCAGAAATCAGGATTCGAGTTCCTGTGGGGTCACAATGGATATAAAGAATGTAAAACACTTAGGGGAGATAGGAGAAAGGATTACTATTGGTATACTTTCTCAATTTGGCATGGATATTATGCTCCCAATGTCAGATAATCTTCCGTTTGACTTAGTTATTTGATATAATAACAAATTTTATAAATGCCAGGTCAAAACAACAATGGGAAAAACTCCCACAGGAGCTTATAGATTTGGATTAACTTCTAATAATTGATATTCAAAGACAGAATATGTATATCAGAAAGGTGATTACGACGTTCTAATTTGTTGTAACATGTCTGATATTTTCTTATTTAAATTTGAAGAAGTAGAAGGAAAATCTAACTTATATTTACGAGATACACCAACTAAATCAGGACAAAAGAAGGGTATCTGATTTACATGGGATTATAAAATTTCTAAAGAAAGAATAGAAAAAGTTTTTGATTAGTTAAAATAAAGTTATTATCTTTGTAACACAAGGTTACTTCAGCAAGCTTCTTCTACTGAATTGTATTTTGTTGAACAGCGATCTGGGTTCGAGTCCCAGTTATAGGAAACTTCAGGGCTGAGAAGTACTATAGTCGTCTAATGGTAGGATGTAAATTAGAGTAACCTAGCCCACTTTGGGAGTATGGCGCAATGGCTAACGCAATCGGCTGTTAACCGATAGATTCCAAGTTCGAATCTTGGTGCTCCCGCTTAAATTTTAGTAAAATGATGAAGATTTATCTTGCAGGCCCTTTCTTTAATGAAAAAGAAAGAAATTACGTAGAAATTGCAGCAAATATTCTACGTAATCAGGGATATGAAGTTATAGTTCCTATGGAGCATTTCATTGAAAATGGTAAGAAGCTAACTAATGAAGAATGGGCACGTGAAGTATTTGAGTATGATGTAGAGCAAATCAGAAATGTAGATTGTATGCTTGCAATCTATCATGGTCATTACTCTGATAGTGGTACTGCATGGGAAATAGGTTTTGCATTTGCATATAGTACAACTTGTATTGTTGCTCATGTTGATCCAAGTATTACAGCAAGTATAATGCCTGTTACTGGATGCTACTACAATATTAAATTCTCAGATATTGGTAAGATAGATCTGAAGAATTTACTTGATAATGAAAGGCCTTCTTCCAGAGGATTGAATGCTTGGATAGTAGAGCAGAAATAACACAACTAGGATTTGTAGTGAAATGTAAAGCCGAGAGTGCGGTATGGACATTGCAGGCTCTGATATGAAGGCACTCTAATCTATCAGTATTAGTCCAGAGATCAGAAATGATTCAAAGCGAAAATTTCACAGTTGTGTTTTACAAGGTCTCTTACAGCAACCTTTATTTAGCAATAGACTTTTAATCTACGGAGCTTTATAGAGACCTTTTATGAGGTATTGGTGTTAGTGATAGCATATGTGACTTCCAATCACAAGGGGAGAGTTTGAATCTCTTATACCTCTCAATTATGATTAATAATTATTAATAAATCAAATTAATGAAACGTTTTAAAGAACTTTCAGATGATATAATTAGAACTGTGTGAAGTAACAGTAAAAGTTTATTTGAAATTTGTAAAAAGTTAGAAATTCATGATAATACTTCCAATAGAAATAAGTTAAAAGAATGAGCAGTTAAAAATGGAGTAGAGATTCCTATTATTAGCGTACTTACAAAGGATAGGTATGAAAAGAATCCTAAGTTATGTAAACAATGCGGAAATGTAATTTTATGAAGTAAAAGAGCCAATGACTTTTGTTCCCATTCATGTAGTGCTACATATCTAAATTTAAAAAGAGAGGCCAAGTCAAGTGGTAAGTATGTTCGTGGTGCTACTTCTATCTGTATAAATTGTGGAAACGTCATACCTGCAAGAAATCAATATTGTAATCGCAAATGCCAAGCTGAATATGCTTACAAGGAATTTATCAAACGCTGAAAAGAAGGTAAAGAATTAGGAATGGCGGGAGAGGATGGATTATCTGCACATATTCGACGATATTTATTAGAGAAGGCTAATTATACTTGTGAAATTCCAGGATGTGGATGTAATTTCATTAATCCTTATACTAATTTATCCATTCTTCAGATACATCATATTGATGGAGATGCAACTAATAATAAAGAAGAGAATCTTCAGGTTTTATGTCCAAATCATCATGCAATGACTGAGCATTTCGGGTCAAGAAATAAAAATAGCACTAGACGATATCGATACTCTAAAAATAAATAGTTTATAGGCTAGCTCAAAGCCTATTCGAACAAACTACCGAAGTACAAGGTAATGAGCACTCCCTAAATGTTAGGGTAAAGTCGATGCTGATAGACAATAAAGAAACAAGTTAGTTTCATTCAGCAATTTTAGCGGCGTAATAACTCTTAACATATAAATTGATCATTTGTATGGAGTTTCTGTGGCAATAAAAATCAGACGTGCAAACTACGATAGTGTTTATAAGCCTCCTTGGCACAGCGGCGACTGCAACGGTTTTGTAATCCGTCTTCATTTGAACGCGTCGGTTCGAGTCCGACAGGAGGCTCTAAAATTTTATTAAAAACTTTATAATATGTTAGAACTTATAAAGAAATGGTTTGAATTGAAATTTCATGTACATGATTGGGAGACAGTTGAAGAAAAATTAAAAAAGGTGTTTGAAAATGACTATCAAAATCGCCCAGTTAAAGTTGAAAAAGTTTATATACAGCGTTGTAAAATATGTAATAAAATAAGACAATTTCGTATTAAACTTTAAGTATTTTGGGCCATGTAGTGTAAAGGCGAGCACATTTCCTTTGCAAGGAAATAGAGGGGTTCGAATCCCACATGTGTCCACAATTTTCTATAAACTAGAGTTCTATATAGAAAAAGTGCTGTAATCTGTTAAGGGCTTATAAATCAGACGTTAAAGAAAAAAGTCTTCGGGGCTGAAGAGCCCTGCTATGAACTTAATTCCAGTAGAAATACTGGAATTTTTTATTGGGGCTGCGGTGTGCGTGGTGCGCTCGTTGGACTGAAAATCCAAAGGTGAACGTTCGACTCGTTCCAGTCCCACTAATAGGCTACATACAGCAATTAGCTTCTTAATGTATTTTTTGGATGATAGTGTAGCCTTTCCAGTTAAAGAACTTGAAGGAATTAGAACATCAATTTCCTTATGTGGTAAATATGATAAATATAAAGTAGAGTTATAAAATCCCGACGTAACACCGTTTGACTGTAAATCAAATCCCCGTTAACAAATTGGTGTAGTGGACTCTGGGGTAGTGAGGTTCGAATCCTCACGGCGGGACTAATTTATATTGATATGAAAATTGTAGATAATTTTATATTCTTCTGGGGAGGTTGGTTAAGTAACTTTCATCCTTGTAGAATAGTGTTTGGCTCTAAAGTTTTTAAATCATCTGAACAGCTTTTTATGTATCTTAAAGCTTTGCATTTTGGTGATGTAGAAACAGCAGAGAAGATTCTATTAGCAGAGACTCCAAAGGAAGCTAAAAACCTTGGTAGGGAGGTTAGAAACTTTGATGAGAAATCCTGGAATGAGGTTAAGATTCAGAAAATGTATCTTGCCTTGGAAGGTAAGTTTAGCCAAAATAAAGATTTAATGGATAAACTTAAAGACCCAGCATTAAATGGGAAATTCTTTGTTGAAGCATCTCCCTTTGATAGAGTCTGGGGTATAGGCTATGATCAAGATCATGCACTTCAAAACCAATCAAATTGGGGAGAAAATCTACTTGGTAAGACTCTTACCTTTTACAGAGAATCTTTATAAACAATTTGCGGATATTGGCATCGTTCAATATCCGCTTTATTTTTAAAACTTAATAAGATGTTTGAAGCAAAAAAGAAAACACTATTTGCTGTTGATAACAGTAAATCGGCATCTAAATCAGCCTTTATTCAGGCAGGATTAAAAACTGCAGCAGAAACCACTACAGGTAACGGTGGTAAAGCCTATTCCAGTACAGGGGATCCCTTCGTTGACCAGTTTGGCAGTGCATCTAAGTACAGAGAGATCCGCCCATTTGCAGAAATTGCAAAAGACTGTGAAATTCTCTGGGCAGAAAATAAAGAAGATACTGTTAAATTTATCTTTTTCTTGCGAATGATTTGTCGTAAGATTAATGATAAAGAGTATGGTACCAAAGAAGCACAAAAGGGTTCTGAGCTTCGTCATGAAGGTATTATGCGTCTCATCTGGCTACATACCAAAGATAAAGAAGTATTCTGGAAGAATGCTTGGCTGATTCCCTTGGTGGGTTCTTGGAAAGATCTCTTCGTTATGCTTCGTTATGATTTAGTTTATAACGGCTGGGAACACCGAGTTCTGGATTGGCGTCGTTTTGCAGATCTGATTACTGCAGGTCTTGGCTCTGATTCTCAAACGAATCTCATTCGTAAGTATCTTCCTCAGATCAAGGCACGTTCCAAGTGTACTACAGTAGAGGCACAAGCAAATTGTATGATTGCAAAATGGCTGTGTTCAGAACTTTATGGTGCATCAGGAGCAAAGACAGATGCTGAAAAGTATCAGGTATATCGTTCTTATGCAAAGATGAAAGCTGCAGGAACAGCACATAGCTGGCAACAGCTTATTTCAAAGCAACGATATACAGAGATTGACTTTGATAAGATTCATGGTCGTGCCTTAAACCTTCTTGTACACTCCAAGTTCTTAGAGAATCATAATCTCAAAGAGAAGTATCAGGAATGGATAGGAGCTCCAGAGACAAAGGAGGTGAAGTACACAGGTTTCGTACATGAGCTCTTTAAACCTATTTGTAACACTGTTCCTTATAATATAGAGCAGCATATCAAAGATACTATTAATAAGCAGTTTATGACTCTTGTTAATAAGTGTAAGGAAGAGGGCAATACTACAGACCTTATCGTAGTACGTGATACTTCTGGTTCAATGGGTGCAGAAGCAACTGGAACTTCCATGTCTTGCTACAATGTAGGTAAGGCAATTGCTCTGTATTTCTCTTATTTCTTAAGAGGGAGATTCCAAAATGCATGGATTGAGTTTAACTCAAAAGCTATGATGCATGAGTGGAAAGGAGAAACTCCTCTGGAGAAATGGTTTAATGACCATTCGGGGTACTATGGAAGTACAGACTTTGAGGGTGTTATTAACCTCTTTGCTCAGTTGAAGCTTGAAGGTGTTCCAGAAGAGGAATTTCCTAAAGGAATTCTTTGTATCAGTGATTGTGAGTTTGATGCTTCAAGTCTGAATAAGACTTCAGTTGAAAGAGTCCATGATACATTGACAGCTGCAGGATTTTCTAAAGAGTATGTTGACAATTTTGTCATTTGCCTTTGGAATTTGAGAAATGATTACTACGGACATAATGTACAAAATCGTGTTCCATTCCAAACTTATGGTGATGTCAAGAATGTCTACTACATGTCTGGATATTCAGCACAGATTGTATCTTTCTTAAATGGGAAGGTGCAGACTACACGGGATCTGTTTGATGAGGCTATGAATCAAGAGATTCTGTCTCTCATTAAGATGTAAACTTAATAGGCTCTAGTAGAAATACTAGAGCCTTTTTATTAATAATCTAATTATGGGTAAGTACCTTAAAGATTATCAAATTCCTGATTATTGTGAGGAGGATAAACCTAGAATGCCAAAACGGCCTAAGAAGTTTAAAGACCAAGAGGGAGGAAAACCTTTAGTAAAGAAAAAGTTCAAGCGATGAAGAGATGATTCTTAAGAATATTTAGAAGGTTTAATGAACCATCAACTGATAGTTCAAAAGAATTTCCTAAAAAAGTAATTGACTTAGAACAATTTGACGATGTATTTATAATTACTAATAAAAAGGTATATAAGGCCTGGGTTATGAAAAGAACCAGTAGACTTCTACAGATTTTTATTTGGGAGTCTAAAAAGGAGGTAATTATAAATACAATTGGGCAAGCTAATTCTAGTGTTATTCCTTTTGGCAAGGATAGCTATTTAATTATAAATAAAAAAGATATATGCGATTACTTGTAGTAGTTGATATGCAAGAAGACTTCATCAGAGGTGCATTAACGGTTCCTGGTGCTGAAGAAATAATTTCTCCTATAGAGAGATTAGTTAAAGAGTATATAATAGCAGATGATGCTGTCCTTTTTACTCGGGATACTCATTATGAGCATAGTGATACTAGGGGATTTAGCTATGCTATGACTCGTGAAGGTAGAAATCTTCCAATTCTTCATTGCGTTTGTGGAACTGAAGGTCATAAGCTTATTAAGGAATTTAAGCCTTATCTTCGTTCCTGCTATGTAATGGATAAACTAAATAGGTTTGGATTTATCCAGGATGAGTTTAATGATGCCAAGATAGATGATGGAGAATATTTATTCGACATCGCTGATTGTATTACAGAAATTACTTTGGTTGGTGTAGTAACTAATCTTTGTGTTATTTCATGTGCTGTAAGTTTTCAGCAAACATTCCCTGATGCAGATATCATCATAGATGCTTCCTGCTGTCGTTCCAATAACAATGAACTTCATAACAAAGCTTTAGATGTTATGGAGGGTTTACAAATGACTATAATTAATCGTTATTAATTTTTTGATTTTTATAAACTTAATGTTTAGAACAGTTTGTGAAATTAAATTTTATTGATATCTTTGTAGTATAAAACTAATAAAGTATGGATAAAATTTGTTCAAAATGTGGGGAAACTAAAGACATTTCACTCTTTGCTAAGGATCGGCACTCTTCTGATGGATATACTTATTGATGTAAAGATTGTAGAAATACAGCAAATAAGAAATATCGGAAAGAAAATCCTGATAAAGTTCAGGAACATAATGAAAAGTGAAAAGATAAAAGAAAAGAATATTATAGTCTTCCTAAAAATCAAGAAAAGCTTAGAAGACATCATCTCAAGAAAATGTATAATATTACTTTGGAAGACTATGATGCTTTGTTTCAACTTCAAGGTGGTGTTTGTGCTATATGTGGAAAACCTGAAACAAGCTCAAAGGCTAGTAACTTAGCAGTAGATCATAATCACACAAATGGTAGTATTAGAGGCCTATTATGTAATAAATGTAATAGAGGCTTAGGATATTTTGAAGATGATGCAACTATTTTGTCTAAAGCTATAGAATATTTAAAAAATAAAGATAATGTTTAGACCGTGTTCAGTCCTCCTTTCAGATTTTTATAAGCAGGATCACCAGCGTCAATATGACCCTAGCATCACTAAGGTAGTTTCTTACTACGTACCTCGTAAAACTAGGATTCCTGAATTTGATAAGGTAGTAGTTTTTGGTATTCAAGCATTTATTGAGGAGTATCTGATTGAATACATGAATGAAACTTTCTTTAGTCGTTCTTTAGAAGAAGTTATTGCAGAATATGAATTTGTAATTTCTTCTACTATGGGAGCAGACCGTGTTAATTCGGATAAAATTAAAAAACTCCATGAGTTAGGATATCTTCCTATCGAGATCTGGGCACTTCCTGAGGGATATAAAGTAGGAATGAATGTCCCCTGTATCGAGATTTCTAATACTAATCCAGAATTTGCATGGTGTACTAATTTCATTGAAACCTTGATGCTCTCTGAGCTTTGGTATCCAATGTGTGTTGCAACTGCTGTAACTAAATATCGTAGTATCGTAAATGATTTTTATTCTAAAACTTCTGATATTTCTGGTCGTTCTGCTATTTCTGAGTTCGGATTTAGAAGTTTAGTTGGACTTCATGGTGCTATTAAAGCTTCGTGTGGATTTTTGCTCTCTTTTAATAAGACTGCGACTATTCCTGGCATTATGTATGCTTCAAAGTATTATCATACCCCAATGTCTGTAGTAGGTGGAGGTATGGCTTCTACTGAGCACTCCGTAATGTGTAGTTCTGCTGCCATTGATGGGGATGAAAAAGTTATGATTCGACGCCTCCTTACTGAGGTCTATCCTAATGGATCATTCTCTATGGTAAGTGATTCCTATGATTACTGGAATGTTGTCGATGAGATTCTTCCATCTCTTAAGGAAGAAATTCTCAGTAGAAACGGCACTTTGTATGTTCGTGGTGACTCTGGGGATCCTGTAGAAATTGTAACTGAGACAGTTTTCTCTCTTTGGGAGACTTTTGGGGGTACTGTCAACTCTAAAGGGTATAAAGTCTTAGATCCTCATGTTCGAGCTTTATATGGTGATGGCATCACTCAGTTACGTGCAAAACAGATTTATCAGATTTTGTATGATAAAGGATTCTCTGCAGAGAATGTTGCACTTGGTGCAGGAGGATTTTCCATGCTTTCTTACATGGATGAGTTTGGGAATGTGGATATGTTCTCTCGCGATACATTTAATGTAGCAATTAAGTGCAGCTATGTAGAACAAACCATTGATGGAAAAACTAAATCTATCATGGTCTACAAAGATCCTAAAACGGATTCAGGAATGAAGAAATCCCACAAAGGATGTTGTGCTGTCTTCTACAACCATGTAACTGGTGAGTTTGATTGTGATGAAGGTATGACACTGAAAGAAGCTCATAATGAGCCTTTCAATTTACTTCGTCCTATCTTTTCAGATGGAAAAATGAGGGAGCAAACTACTCTCACAGAAATTCGTAGAACTCTTTGGAACGGGAAATTCTAATGAAAGAAGTATATGAAGGAATAGTTTCCTTTCTTAAGAATTATCAAGAACGTACCCATGTGAAAGGGTATGTTCTTGGTATTTCTGGAGGAAAGGATTCTACTGTAGTGGCCAAATTATTGGTAGATTCTATAGGTAAGGAAAATGTATTAGGTGTGCTAATGCCTAATGGAGAACAAAAAGATATTAATGATAGTATTAGAATATGTGAATTTTTAAATATTCAATATTTAAGGGTTGATATTGAATCTACTTTTTTAACTTTACTTAACTCAATTGAAAGGACTATTTTAAAAGATTCTATTAATGTGGGAATTCCTAATCTTACATCAAATGGAGTTAAAATTATTATTTCTGAAAAAGCTCTTACTAATGTTGCTCCTCGTATTCGTATGACTATTCTATATGCTATTGCTCAGTCTGTAGGATATCGAGTAGCTGGAACTAGTAATGCTTCAGAATTATTTATTGGTTGGGGAACTAAGTGGGGAGATTTGGCATCGGATATTAATCCTATTTCTCAACTAACATGTTCTGAAGTTATTTCTTTAGGAGACTATATGGGGCTCCCATATGATCTTATACATAAGACTCCTGCAGATGGATTAACAGGAAAGTCTGATGAAGAAAATTTTGGTTTTACATACAAAGAGCTTGATACTCTTATTGTAAAGCAGCGAAATCTTACTTGCACAGGTAGAATACAATGTGCTTTTACTGAACAAGAATTAAAAATCTTAAAATTACATGAAGCTGCGTATCACAAAGATCATGTAATTAAAATACATTATTAATATGGGAAGTGGATCATGGAGTTCTAGCACATATAAAGCTTTTGCTGATAGCTATACTAAAAAATCCAGAGAAGAAATCTTTCATCAAAGATCTCTACACGAAGAAATGGATCTTACAAAAAGTAAGACACATATTCGAGAATCTAGAGATTCTGAGGAGCACCCAGAATCTCTTCCAGTTTTCATTGCATTAGATGAAACTGGTTCAATGGGTTCAATTCCTGATAAGATGATCAGGGATTATCTTCCGAAGTTAATGGATTCTATTATTGATTCTATTGGAGTTAAACACCCTCAAATTCTTTTTATGGGAGTGGGGGACCATGAATGTGATTACTACCCGTGTCAGGTAGGTCAATTCGAATCTTCAACTGTTGCAATTAATCAGTGTCTCTCTAAAATCTATTTGGAGGGTCGTGGTGGAGGTAATAGTGGAGAATCCTACTTACTTCCTTGGATTATTGCAGGAAATCATACGTCAATTGATAGTTGGGAAAAGCGAAAGCAAAAAGGATTCCTCTTTACAGTTGGTGATGAGCCTACTTTAACAAGAATAAGTAGGGGAACTTTGGCAGCTCTCACTGGAATGGAGTATGAGCGTGATTATACCTGGCAAGAGGCTTATGAACTCGCTTGTGAAAAGTATCATGTGTTTCATATCCATGTTCGACATGGAAGTGAACATTATGATGAGGTAGTAGCTAAACAAATGAAAGAAATTCTTAGAGAAAACTTTATTGTGTGCAAACCTGATGAAGTTGTAGAAGCCATTTGTGAAGCTATGGGTAAAACTCTAAAAGGTAGCTCTTCAGTAATTGAAGAGATTTCTGCAGAAAGAACTGTAGAAAATACAGAATCAAAACCTAATATATTTGACATACATCGACGATAATGTATAATATTGTAGTGGGTTGTACGTTTGGCGACGAGGGTAAGGGTCAAGTGACTCATGCCCTCTGTTGCGACGCTAAAAGAAAGCGTTTAAAACCTCTGGTTGTTAGATTTTCTGGAGGGCATCAAGCAGGGCATACAGTAACTACTTCATCTGGAACAATGCATATATTTTCTTGCTTTGGATCTGGAACATTTGCTGAAGCACCTACCTATTGGATGAAGCAATGTGTTATGGATCCACTACAATGGATGCGGGAACGAGAGGAGTTGGATTTCCTAGGATGTAATATCCCTATCCAATATTTTGATCCATATGTACAAGTAACAACTCCTTTTGACGTAATGCTGAATTCTGAAAGGAGTAAAGGTTTTACAGTAGGAAAAGGGATATGGGAGACTGTTCAGAGACAAAGAGAAGGACTAGCTTTATATGTAAAAGATTTAGCTTTTCCTCAAGTTGTAAAAATGAAGCTCCGATTAATTAGAGAATGGGCGGAAGATAGACTCCAGTTTAAGGAAACTTATTCAAGATTTGCTCATGTTTTCGATAACTTAGATTCTTTAGTACATACTTATTGTAAGATTTTTTATCCCAATATAGTATTGGAGGATACGTTATCTAAATTAGCATGGAAAGAAAAGACTTCTGTGATATTTGAGGGTTCTCAAGGAGTACTTTTGGACCCTAATATTGGATTTTCACATGAATATACCACCCCACTTCCATGTTGTCCATCATGGAACAATCTCCCATTCTTTTTAAGTGATGATCAACTAATATTTAATTTTGTATATAGATCTTATTTAACAAGACATGGTAAAGGGCCTGTTGGAGGTTCTATATTCAAGGAGATTAATAATCCTTATGAAACAAATTTAAATAACCCTTTTCAAGGGGAATTTCAAACTTATGAATTCAATAAGGAATTAGTCTTGTATGGAATTGATCATGTTAAATCACACTTTAATCCTGAATATAAGGTAAGGTTGATTGAAACATGTTGTGACATATGTGCAGGACATGACTTAGGAATCCCTTATAATTACTCTATCAAAACCTGCAAAAAGAATTTTGACTCTGTATGCAAATAATTAACTTTTTATACCCAGAAAAGTCAGAAATAAAGTATCGAATTGATACTTATCCTGATTCCCAATCCCATCTTGTACTTGAGTCTGAAATGGATAGACGAAAGTCTCTGTTGATCTATACTAGATTATCCAATTTGAATGATATTTGGATTCTAATGCAATTAGTGGATATTTGTCATCGTCAAGGTATCCAGATTTCCTGTCTACAGATAGCTTATTTGTTTGCAGCGCGAACTGATAGATTATTTTCTTTTAATGAGGCATTAGATTTGGAGCTTGTTAAAAAATGTCTTATCTTTGTACAAGCACAGCAAATTCTAGTACTGGATCCTCATTCTAAGCGTTTGATTACAGAAGGGGTAATTGATAATGACTGGCCTGCATTCTTTGCTTTAGAACCAGGTTCTAATATTCCAGAGAATGTTTTATTCCCTGATGAGGGTGCCTATCATCGTTATAGTGAGCTTTTTGACTTTGATACGACATACTATGCTACAAAGCATAGGATTTCAAGAGATAAGTTAGAGGTAAAATTACCTTCTAGAATAAAGCCAAATACTTCTATTCTAGTTTTTGATGACTTATGTGATGGTGGAGGAACTTTCTTTGCAATTTATAAAGCATTACAAGACATGGGAGTAACTGATGTGCATTTACGTGTCACACATGCTATCCAAAAAGAACCTTTAGTAAAGTTGTCAGAACTTTACAAAACAATAACAATTACCAATTCTTATAAGGATTGGGATAAAGAAGAACTTCCAAACAATATAAAAGTAATAAAAGTTTATGAATAAATTTAATGAAATTCTGAGTGCTACTGGAACTGCAGTACTCAAGAAACGTGCTGAAATCATCAATGCTGATGCCCGCGAAGCAGCTAAGGATCAGGTTAATCTCATTGAGAAAGAGATTCGTCAGATTAAGTCCAAGATTATGAATCTGGAGGATCTGTCGATTAAATCAACCGAATCACTGGTTGTAGGTACAGACTTTAAGGCAGATGAGTGGGTAACTCAGATGTTCAAGCTTCGTGATGACCTGCGCAACGCTGAAATCTGTCTGGAAATTGCTCAGAATATTTATAATGAGTATTTCACAGAACTTCCTGAAGTAAGCTGCGATAAGAAAGCAGAGTAACTTCATAGGCGGATTTACTCCGCCTTTTAAGGGCCTTTAGCTCAATTGAATAGAGCATCTGACTACGAATTAGAAGGTTACAGGTTTGAGTCCTGTAGGGCCCACATATGAAAACTGTTTTATATAGAATACAATCAATTGAAGCTCCAGAAAATGAAGGGTTTCGGTATGGCTCATTAAGAACACTATCTAAGACAAAAGTAGATGAAGAAATGTGCTTAAGGAATGAGTTTGGAAGTCATTATCTAATTAATGTTCCAGATTATTGAATTTGTGAGATTTTAAAAGAAATAGAAGAAGATGATGTATAGTTTAGATGAAATAGGTATTTTACCTAGTTCAAAAGCCACGGATATTACAAGTCGTAGTGAGTGTAGTCCTTTAGGAGACTTAGGAACATATCCTATTTTTGTTTCTCCTATGACATCCGTTATTGATGAATCAAATTATCAACTTTTTACAAAGGCTGATGTGCTTCCAATTATTCCAAGACGTGTAGATAATTTACAGTTTAGACTTAATGCATGTAACCATGTTTGGTGTGCATTTAGTTTAAAGGAATTTGAAACATTCTTTTGTGAAGGAGAACCTTCTGATGAGTGTCCTCTGGTACTTATTGATATGGCTAATGGCCACATGAAGAAAATTTATGACCTGGTTAAGAAGGCTAAGGAAAAGTGGAGCACGATTATTATCATGGTAGGTAATATAGCTCATCCAGATCTTTATTGGGAATGCTATGATGCAGGGGTGGACTATGTTCGTGTAGGTATTGGAACTGGCAGTGTATGTACTACAGGAGTAAAAACTGGAGTACATGCTTCTATGGAATGGTTACTACGAAAGTTATCCACCTGTAAGACACTAATTAATGCTTCTCCTAAACCTATGAAAGCTCCTAAAATTATTGCAGATGGAGGTATTTCTACAATAGATAGAGCTATAAAGTGTTTAGCTTTAGGTGCTGATTATGTTATGATGGGCAAAATGTTTGCACAATGTGAGGAGGCTTGCGGGCAAACTCGGACAAAAGGACTAGATGATAATCCTGAGACGCTTAGATATTTTATATCTCTAACTAAAGCAGACAGAGAACGAGTTATTGGACTGTACCCCAAAGAAAGACTATACTACGGAATGGCAAGTGAACGTGGTCAAAAGGACATTTCTGATACTAAAAAGGCCGAAGAAGGAATTGAAATTTGGGTTCCTGTTGAATATACTCTTGAATCTTTACTTTCTCAATTTGATTCTGCATTAAGGTCTGCTATGTCTTATACAGGATGTAGGACTCTTGAAGAATTCAAAAATGTAAAATGGGAGTATATGTCTCCCTCTGAAAGAAATGCTTATTACAAATAAAATGAATAATCTTGATTTATACACAGTAATAGTTTTTGGAATCTTTGTTTTATGTTTATTATTAGGACTTGGATTTGCATTAACTATGTGGTCTGCTCCTTGGGGAATATTCTACTTCGGAGGAATGATCGTGCTTACTATTTATTATCTTAATATATTAAAAGATAGGATAGAATAAGGGAATGTAAATTCCCTATGAGTCCCTGTAGTTCAGTTGCATAGAACATCTCACTTCTAATGAGAAAGTCGCAGGTTGGAGCCCTGCCAGGGATACAACACTTAAGATTAACATATATATATATATATTTAGATATGAATTTTATAGGTTATGTTATAATATTTAACTAATTTTTAGAATGAATTCAAAATGATTGTTAGAAAAAGAAAAATTAGAACAATTAATTTTAATTGATAAACTAAGTTACGAAGAGATAGGGAAAAAATATAATTGCTCTGGCAGTAATATTAAAAAAGTTGCTTCAAAAATAGGAATTACGTTACCAAGGAGACGTAAATTAAATCCTGATGAAACATTTAATAAAGGAGTGCATAAAGTAATTGTTTCTAATATTAATACCCCTAAACTTATACAAAAAGTTGGCACTAAAACTTATTGTCTTAACTGTGGACATGAATTAGATGGATATGCCAAAAAATATTGCTCTAGTAAATGTCAAATAGAGTATAAACATAAATTAGCATATAAAAAATTTTTAGAAGGAGATCTTTCTATTATGAGAGCTAATTATAACCCTAGAGTATTTAAGAAAGATATTATAAAAGAACAAAACAATAAGTGTGCTATCTGTGGTTTAGAACCTAAGTGAAATAATAAGGAGCTTGTTTTTATTTTAGATCATATTGACGGACATGCTGCAAATAATAAACGAGATAATTTAAGATGTATATGTCCTAATTGTGATTCACAATTAGATACTTATAAATCTAAGAATAAAAATGGAGATAGACATTATTATAGATACCATAAAAATAAATAGTTTATCCTAATCCAGCAAGCTGCAATGCTCATTGCGGGTTCGAGTCCCACCCTCCGTACTAATAACATTATAATATGGCATGGATATATAGAGATAAAAATGGAGACTTAATGTTCTCCAAAATAAAACCTAAAAAAGTTTATATTTTCAGATTTAAAAATTATGAAATTCATAAAGAATCAGAAAGTACATGGTCTCCGTTTCTGGACTACAACTATATTATAACAGTTAGGATACCTGAAAGTTATTTTGAATCTCCTGGTTATTATGAAGTGAATGATTATGGAGATGATAATGTTCTCAGAAAGGTTTATAAAAATGAATGTGTTTTTGAAGGAGATTATTCTATGGGTTTCCCTATAACATTTAAATCTGAAACAATTACTGCTTTAAAGCCTATTGTTGATTTAGAAAATCTTACTATAGAAGATGGATTAATTGAAATATAATGAAAGAGATTAAAATTAACAATAACATTGAAGAAGATCATGTTCCTTTATATAATCCTGAAGGTAAGTTAGTTGGAATTATAGAAAATGAACTAGCTTTTAATGATGTTCGTATTCAAATCATGGAAAACAAACTAAGAGGGTACTATATTGTATATAAAGGTCAGGTATGTCGAATAGATATTCATGGAGAATTAGATATTTGGCCTAATGACTTATATAGGACAAATGTAGACCAACTATCAAAATTATTATGCTTTTAGTATGAAACAAATAAAAACATACTGTCCAAATTGTGGTAGGGAAACTATTCATGTTATTTATACAGAAGATGGATATGGGGCTTCTGGTGTAGCAAGAATTTTTTCAAGTTTACTTTCCCTTGGAACGTCTAATTTAGCTTGTACTACATATAGTAAGTGTATTAGTTGTGGAAAGACTAAAGAATTATAAAATGATTAATGACCAAATTAAAAAGTTAGCTAATAAAAAGATTCCATTATATAATAACTCTTCTAGTTTATATGATATTTTGGATTGGCTGCGGGAGAAAAAATTCCTACATGTAGAGATACAATGGTATCCTCATGGTTGGATGTTTGTTATTTATAAAATTGATTCTCAAGAGGATGAACCATATGATACTTTCTCTGAAGTATATACTAGTTATCTAGATTGTTTAGAAGCTGGAATTATAAGAGCATTAAATCTTATATAATTATGAAAAATACAGGTTTACATGATATTCTGGATGAACTAAGAGATAAAGAGTCTTTACATGTAGAAATCGGATGGCATCCTAATGGATATGCATACTCTATTTATAGAATTAATAGGCGAGATACAGAGCCGTGTTATGCTTCTTCTGAAAGATACTATAATTATCGGGAATGCTTAGGAGCGGCAATTGTAAAAGCAATGAACTTAGCGGATTAATAAAAATGAAAACACTTCTTTGGGTAGATGATGCTCGTAATCCAATGGAAGATGATTGGATGAATTTTAGTCCAATTGGTAGAAATTGTAAAGTAATATGGGCCCAATCTTACCAAGAAGCGATTGATTTTCTTGAGAAAGAATGGCCTGATGCAATTTGTCTAGATCATGATTTAGGGGAAGAGAAATCTGGATATGATATAGCTAAGTATATTGTGGATAAATGTATAGATGAAGGATATATTCTTCCACAATTTGCAAGTCAATCTGCAAATCCTGTTGGTAGAGAGAATATTCTTTGTTTATTAAAAAACTACAGTAAACAAAGACTCATAGAACATGTACAAAAAGTTCGTCAATATAAACACGACTGGTTAACTGCGGTTCAGAATAGAAAAGACTTGCCAAAGTGAAAATAGAACATTTTACCATATAACTTTAAGAAGTAATCTTGAAAGCATATTAAATAAAGGGTTTATTCCCGATATTAGTATTAAATGTCAAAAATGTTATAATGACAATCCAGCTGAAAAGTTAGTTTATATAACTGATTTGGAAAGTGTAAAGGTGTGAGGAATGCTCTATATAGAGAAAATGATGATTGTATTATTTTTGAAGTTAATTGTGCAGAACTTAAATTATTAAAACATGTAAATATATACATGGTCCAGAAAATATAAAATTGACCAATTTATGGCACAGTATATTTATATACATACAAACAAATTCTCTAGATGGTTTCTTTTAAGATATCTTAAAAAGAAAGGTTATACCTTTAGAAATAATATGACTCAGGAATATATTTTTATTCATCCTTATGGTAGATATGCTTTTTGTATGTGTGAAAAAGTAATAGCTTACGAACAAGTATGGGCCTGGATTGTATTTAATAGTATATTTAAATAATTTCAACAATGCTTTACTGTAATATATGTGGATCTCCTTTACGATATATAGGAGAAACTAAGGATGCTAGTGGAAATGTTATAAGCATCTATTCATGTCCAAAATGTAACAAGTTAGTTTATATTTAGTATGTTCTTTCTTAATTTAGCTGTATTAATTTTTTGTGGAGCAGTTCTTGGATATGAGAGACAAAAAACTAACAAGGTAATTGGAATTCGTTCCGTTGTTCTACTGATGTTAGGATCTTTTATATTTACATATATCTCTACAAGAATAGGTGGAGATCCTTCTAGAGTAGCTGCCCAGATAGCTTCTGGAGTTGGCTTTATTGGTGCTGGAATCATTTGGAAGGATAAATCTACCAATATAGCTAACTTAACAACAGCAATTCTCATTTGGGTTATTGCAGCTCTAGGAAGTATGATTTCCATTGGATTACTTGCTGAAGCAATAGTAATAACAGGAATAATTTACATTGTCCTTAGATTTAATTTTTTAAAGGACGTCTAAAGGTTTGGAGAGTAATCCTTGATGGTGATAGGGCTTGCCTGCTAAGCAATGTGTGCCTTTCTGGCATGTGGTTCGATTCCACTGCTCTCCGCAAATAAATTAATATTAAAAGGATATGGAATTTAAAGTAATCAGAATCACTTTTGATAACGGAACAGAACAGGTTTTTAATTTTCAACATGTAAGAGATTTCAGTTATAATGAAAAAAATAAATCTGCAACTATAACTATAAAAGGAAACGGACCAAATTGGGATACTCAGATATTTACTAATAATATTACTGAATTATATGTTTCGAATCTAGAGTAATTAAGAATGCCTCTGTGGTGGAATTGGTAGACACGTGTGCCTTAGGAGCACATGGACCTAGTCCATGCAGGTTCGAGTCCTGTCAGGGGTACTTAATAATATTTAAAACTAATATAAAATGAATATTGAAAATTTTTCAACGGCAAATCTTCCTGGTCTAGCAGACCTAGGAGATACTAAAAATTGAGCGAGTATTAAAGGGATTAAAGGATCTGTAGGTCCTGTGGGATGTTCAGCAACAGGTGTAGGTAGTGGAAATCTTACTTCTACTACCTCAAATTGATACATCCCTCCAACTGCTTATGCTAATGGCCTCATTATAGGCTCTAGTAATCCGTATGCATATGGAACAATTAAAACAGAAAGACTTCCTATGAGTGAAGAACTTTATTTATATATAACTGGAGGTAAATCCTGTATTTCTACAGCACCTCCTACTTGGAATAGTCAGGAGAACTGTCTTTGGCATGCAAAAGGTTCCCGAGTACTTTCTATAGAAGGTGATTATGGACTATCTCGTCTTATAAAATCTTATATTGGTTCTGAACTAGATGTAATTTACACATATCTTACTATAAATGGATTTAATGTTTATGCTACTATTTTAGGACCTTCTGGAGAACTATTTGTAGAAAAGGCACCTATTAAAGGTAAAGAGAATCTAATTCATAGGAGTCGAAAGAAATAATAGAAAGGATTGCGCCTGACCCGAGGCGGGGGGGAGGTCTTCAAAACCTCTATGCTGTTGGTCCATCTTCAGCCCTGTGGGATCGTTACCTACCAGGCGTGCAAATAAGAAGTAAATATGACTATTAAGGAACAATGTATACATTTACGGGAAGAAGGAAAAACTTATAACGAAATTTGTACTATTCTACACTGTTCTAAAAGTACAGTTGCATATCATTTGAATACGACTACTAAGATAGCAGCTACAAAATGACAAAGCGAAAACAAATGTAAGGATTGAAAGTACAAATTTATGCATAGTTGTTCTAACTTTCTAAATCGAAGAGATAGATCTAAACATATCAGAACAATGTGTTCAGATTGAAATAAAAAGTTTAGAACTCACGTATCAGAGTTCAATAATAGATATAAAAACAAAGGAAATTTGGCTAATAAATGTTATTACAAGGATGTGTTAACATATCTTAATGGAACTAATGTTAAATGTTATTTAACAGGTACACCTATTGATTTGACAAAAGATGATTATTGTTTTGATCATATAGTTCCTGTATCAAAAGGAGGAACTAATGAATTATCAAATCTAGGAGTAACTATTCCCTCAGCTAATTATTCTAAACATGATTTAACTATAGAGGAATATTTGTCTTTATGTAAACAGGTTTTAGAACACCATGGGTATACTGTAAGTAAAACTTAAAAATATGACTTATAAACAAATTTTTATTGGAGGGATTACTATTCTGGGTATGTATATGCTACTGGGTTTGATGTTAAATTTCCCATGTAAATCAGAAGTGCCTCCAGTAAACTCTCCTGTAATTATTACAGAAGATTGTGATTCTCTTACAGAGTGGCAAGTTTTTATCATGGCACTTGTTGAAGTAGAATGTGAGAGAAATCCAAAAGTAAAATCTAGTAAAAATGCAATAGGCCCATTCCAAATTACTAAAATTTATGTTGATGAAGTTAATAACTTATATAACACTAATTTTGTGTTAGAGGATGCTTGGGATCTTGATAAAGCTTTAACTATGTTTGAAATGATGAATGACCATTATAATCCAACTAGAGATATTGATAGAGCAATTAAACTACATAATCCTGGAGCTGGTAAATGGTATGGGAAAAGAATAAAAGATCGTATGGAACTAATTCGATTTAGTGAAGTACTAAGATTCAAAATTGTTGAACTTTACGATAATTAATATGTGGTGGTTGATTGGATTACTATTAGCTATTGCTATCATACTTAGTCCTATGTTATGGGCTATTTATAAACATATAACGTATGAGAAGTTGAATAACTAAAATTTTAAGTGGAGTTGCAATTATTTTAGGAATAACTGTTTACTTCATGAATGTAAGGATAAATGATTTAAATAAATCATTAGATATATCCGTTAATAATGAAAAAGCATACTCGGCTGAAAACTCAGCCTTGAAAGAGAGTAATATAGTTTTTAGATTTGAGTTAGCTCAAATGACCCACATGAATGATTCAATTCTTGTGAAAATGCGAGAAGTAGCCCAAGAACTCAAAATAAAGGATAAGAAATTAGAATCTTTACAATATCAGTTAGAACATATTTCTAAGTCAGATACTATTTTTATTAGAGATACTATATTTAAAGATCCTGGTTTTAAACTTGATACGTGTATTCAAGATAAATGGGCTAGAACTTGTCTGCATCTTGAATATCCAAATGAAGTAGGAGTGTCAAGCGAGTTTAACAATGAAAAGTATATTATTACTTCCTGGAAAAAAGAACCAATTAAGCAAAGGAAGTGGTTCCTTCCAAGATGGTTTACGAAAAAACAAAAAATTGTAACTGTTGACGTAGTAGATAAGAATCCTTATGTAACTACAGAAAGACAGAGATTTGTACAAATTGTAGATTAAATGATTACAACAATACCTACAAAATATGATATAGGGCAGAAAGTATATTTAAAGAAAACTGCTCTTGACTTTTCTCGAGGATATTTCATTGATGTTGAAGTTCCAGATCCAACTCCTTACATAATTACATCTATTAGAATTCATGTATATCCTGATTATACAAGTATTTATTACCGTATCGATGGAAAACAGGAATCTATTAGGGAGGATAAAGTATTTAGTTCTTTAGAAGAGGTAGAAGCCCATTGTAAGCATGATTCAGAATAGCTTTTTGGAAAAAGGTAAAGAGAAAGAATTAGAATTTGCCTTAGCTCTTTGCAAAGCTAAAAGTCTTTCGTCCTCTATAATAGAAGAAGCTAGCAAGGAAGATGACATTTATCGTCATATTGATATCTGGGTAGGAGCAAATAGTTTCGATGTTAAAGCTGCAAAGAAAATTAACCGCTCTGATTTACTTCCTAACTATGATATTCATTGGATAGAACTCAGAAACGTTCATGGAGACAAAGGCTGGCTATTCGGGCAAGCTGATTATATAGCCTTTGAGTTGAAAACTACTTGGTGTATCTGTCCAAGAATTTCTTTAATACGGTCTCTAAAGGGTAGAATTGATTTTTCCAATTTTACTACTAATAGGGATGATATGTTTAGAGTATATAGACGTAAAGATAGATTAGATGCTATTGTTAAAGTCGATAGTGATTTTTTGACCAAGGTTACGTCTAGTTTTTTAATTCCTAAAGAATAGACTATGATTTTCTCTTTAGTGTATTACTTGATTTGTGTAGGTATTATTTTTGGATCTGATGATGGAAAACCTTGGAAGTTTTCAGATTATGTTCTTTTATTATTTGCTGGCATTTATGCTCCTTTAAGTGTAGGAATGTATATTGGTCGATTTTTAAAAGAAAATAAGGTATATAAGGAAGAGTAATCTTCCTATATGGTGCGTATAGCTCAGTTGGTTTAGAGCGCCAGATTGTGGCTCTGGAGGTCACCGATTCGAATTCGGTTATGCACCCTTAAATTATTTTTATGAAGATGTTTACTGAGTTTAAAAAACTTATTCCCAATAATAAATTGGGTGTTATTTCTCATCCTTGTAATAATTCAGTAATAGAGCCAAATATCTTAAAATGTTTGAATTACAAGATGCAATTTTCACTTCGAAAATGTAATCTTATCTATTGGAATATGCTGAAACAGCTTTATATATCATCTGATGATATGTTTAAATTTCTTAAAGGAGGAGTAAGTTATAGAGAAAGTATGACTGCCTTAATGGTAAGAGTACTAAGAGAAAATGTAGCTAAAAACGTATGAAAAAACTAAATATAGCACTCGTTGCACATGATGCACGAAAACAAGAATTAATTGATTGGGTTAAATTCAATAAACAGTCATTATATAATCATCATATTATTGCTACAGGTACTACAGGTAAGTTACTTGGCAATATCATGGTTAAACAAGTTGCAGAAACAGACTGGAAAGGAAATGAATATTTTGTAAATAAATATTTAAATGTAACCTCTGTTCTTTCTGGACCTCTTGGAGGAGATCAAATGATTGGTGCAATGATTGCACAAGGTCAAATTGATGTATTAATCTTCTTCTGTGATAATCTTATTACACAAGGACATCAAACAGATATTTCTGCATTAACTCGATTGGCATCCTTATATAATATTGCATTTGCAACAAATAGAACTACAGCAGACATGATTCTTACTTCGTCATTATTTGCGAATGAAGAATATTGTCCTGTAAAAGCAGATTTTAGTAGTTATTTAAATCGCAAACTTTAGTTATGTCAAAAAGTCGCAAACTTCCAATTTTTAAAGATAAAGGTCTTAAAGGCATTTATCACAGAATCGTTAAAAGGAGAATAAAAAATTATTTAAAGAGTAATTTTTTAAGATTACAAGATGAGGATTTTGATTGTAATATTCCAAATCCTAAAACAATAGTTAGCGACTACAATTATAGCGATTATACAATCGATTTACGTTATGAAAAAGGTAAAAGATGGGGAGAAGAGTGGAAAGCTAAATTCTCTAGAAAATAAACGTATCTTAGATTACATAAAGGCTGTAAGGAAAAAATCAAGGGAAGAGGAGATCCAATTATATGGTAAGCCTCTTCCTAAAACTAAGATTAAAGAATCAAAAAAGATATATAAGAGAAATAAAAAATGACTGCATTAGATTTTTTTTATGATGAGTTTGTTGCATTTTGCAATAAGTATGATCTAGTGGAACAATTTAATAAAGGGTTGCAGATAAAAGGTTTTCCTTACGAGTTAAGCTGTAAACCCTTTATTTTATCTAGGTTATCTCCAGAAATATTTAATTACTCTTTACATTGGGCAGAGACTCCCACCCCAAAATCACATTCATGGAGAGAAATTCATGATCTTTGGGTAGAAAAAAGTGTAGAGATAGAAAATAGCTTCAAGAAGAAATCAAAAGTATTTGAATCATTTCCAGTATACTACTTTAAGTATGAAGGATATGATTATTTAGACTATGTTTCCGATCATATTAGGCAGTTATACTATACAGATCAGTTAATTCCAGTAAGAGTTAAAGATGCAGAACAAGTAGACGTAAAAAATGGATGCCCAAAAGGTGTACATATTATTTCAAATATGTCCATGTGGGCATTAAAAATGGTAACTAAGTATAAGGGTGTTGTTGAATATAAGGAGTATGACTTAGGAAAGAACATTATTAGAATGTCTGATAAGTTTACATCTATTATGAAAGCATTCCCAGCTGGATTATCTGCCATTCTAGAACTAAATCCTTCTAAAAAGGTTGATTATCTAGATATTGACTATAATACAGGCAAAGTTTCTTATCTTCCTATAGAGAAAACTCTTAAAAAGGATTTTGAGCCCACACGTGCATATATAGATAGTAATAGGAAAACAACTACTATAGGACGATTACTCAATAAATTCAATTGGGCCCTTTATCTGGATAGATGTGATATCGAAAGGATATCTAATTTTGTTTCTGGATGTGGAGAAACTCTTAGTGTAGAAATTTGGGAACCTGAAAAAATACGTATAGCATATTTAGAAGATAATTATGCAGAAGAACTAAGATGTATAAAATCTACATTGCATAATTCTTGTATGCGACGTGCTGAGTGTCAAGATTTTTTTGAGTTTTATGAAAAAGCTGATGCAAAGATTGCTGTAGCACTTGATGAAAAAGGTAAAGTTTGTGCCAGAGCAATACTTTGGCAAATCAATGATTCTTTATACTTTCTGGATAGAATTTACTCAATTAGTCCTTTTTACTATGTAAAGTTCGCAAAAGCTGTTGCAAGTAAGGTTCCTATAGACTTTTATAAAGTAGATAGAACTATATACAGTATAAAGACTCTCACTGAAGTAGAAATGCCAGTTTATAGATTATTTAGACCGAAGTTAATAAATTATGAAGGATTGGTTCCCTATGTAGATACTTTCTATATATTTGATTCTACTTGTGGAGAATTATTGACTGATGCAAAAATTTTTAGACTTCAAACTACCGAAGGAAATTTAATACATATATAATATGAAAAATGCACGTTTTTATTACAGTGTTCCGCTGAGCACTGTAAAGGCTTTAGTTGTAGGAACTCAAGATTTTACTCTTGATGATGTTGTTGGTTTTTACAAATCTTCAATTCAGCCTATGCCTCGAATTACTATTTGTAGTCTGCTTAACGAAGATCGTACAAAATTATCTTTTGGAGTAGCTGTATGTTCAGCTAAAGATCGTTTCGTAAAGAAGGTTGGTCGTGAGTTAGCTTACAAAAGAGCCCTTGAACATCCTTTCAAAGTAGCTGAAGTTACTAAAGATAATATTCGTGAAGTACGAATGAATGTATCTCAGGCTATTGAAGAAGAAATATGGGCAATGAATCCTAAGAAATTTTAATGGAGTACGAAGTTATAATTCATGGTAAAGTTTCTACTAAAAATGTAGATAAATTCAAAGAATGCTTCGGAAAAGCATTAACAGATAGTGAATCCACCTTTAGGGGGAATACTTATATCTATGAATTTACAGAATACGAAGAGGTAAAAGATGATACAGAAAGCTAGGGAATTTACTGTTCCTATTCTTAATGTCAAAGTGTCAATCTTAATTGGAAGTCCACTATCCGTAGAAAGTTACCTTCAGGATGTTCATAACAAAGTATTCGGACATAGTGCACCAAATGTAGTTGCAGAAACCTTTTATTCTACTGAATCAGATGCTGATGAGTTTTTGTATATTGCATTATACGATGATACAGATATAAAAGATTCTGCATATAACGTTATACATGAATGTCTTCATGCTGCTCATAAAATCTGTACTTTCAGAGGAGTTGAGTTAGATGAAGAGTTTCTATGTTATTTGCAGGGATTCTTAATTAACAAAGTATTTGAATGTTTGAATGCTGAACTGATGGTAGTTACAAACCATCAATTGACTGCGGAGGATACTCTGCAATAATAACTCAAAATGGTGAAGTTATAAAAAAACTTTACAGAGGTTATAGAAACACTACTAACAACCGTATGGAACTTCTAGGGGTCTTAGAATGTCTTAGATATTTTACAAACCCTGAACAAATAACCATATATTCGGATTCTCAATATGTAGTATCGAGTATTAACAACAAGCATCTTACCAAGTGGGTTGAAGACAATGATCAATCCAAAAAGAATCTTGATTTGTGATATCCGATTTATGAATTATTGAAGTTTCATACGGTTACTTTTGTGTGAGTAAAAGGCCACAATAATAACAAATTTAATGAGTTAGCGGATTTATTTGCAACTCATGCAAGTGATTGTTTAGATCTACCAGAAGATAATGGTTCATTTTAAGATTAAAAAAGTCGGAAATCACTGGTATCCATGTGTTAATCATGAATATGACAGTGACATATCGTTGGATCCAAAAATTGAGAAATATCTCAATAACTACTCTGTAAAATCTGGATATGTGGATGAAGTTACAATAGAGTTGGAAGAGATTCCAATGATAACAGAAGATATTAATTTAATCTTCTTTAACGAGTCTGATATTACAAGATATTATACTACTGATGATGATTTCAATCTTAGGTTTGAAATCAATGACCATGAATTTGAGATTGATGCATATTTATTTGGATGCTTTGAATTGCAATTCAATTTAAATTTCCATGAAAATCTCTATAAATTACATATCTGGTAATGAAATATGAAATCAGGATAGTGCAGATTACTCCCAATGGTTGTTGTTTAGTATATGCTAAAGACTGTGAGACCGATGAGGAAATTGAAGAGATGACAGTGTATAATAAGAAATTACGCTGTTTCATGACAAAGGAACGCAAAGACGATGAAATTAAAAATTGAGGCACAGGAATCAACAGAGAAATTAGATATTAAGAGAAGGAAGTGTACTTTATCTGAGAATATTCAAAAACTTTTACTGCGGCAATTAAAGCACGAGCTGTATAATCATAACCTCTATATGAGTTTTTCTAACTTTTATGGAGTGCAAGGATTAGCTGTTCTGGAACAGTATTATAAAGAACGTGCAGATGAGGAATATCATCATCATTCATGGATTCGTACATATATGAATGAGAATGATGCAGCATATATTTACCCTGATATTCCTGCCATTAGTGAAACTTTTGAAGATAATGTAACGCCATTTAAGTTAACTGTAGATAAGGAGATTCAAACAACTCAACTTATTTATGAAATTGTGGATGCAGCTCTTGAAGAGGGGGACTGGGCCACTTTTAATTGGCTAAATGGAGATAACGATGAAACTGGACGACTTGTTCAAGAACAAGTTGAAGAAGAATCAATCTCACGTACTGCTCTAGATATTGCTATGGAGGAAGGTTCTTGGCTTCGTAAGGAGAAATCCATTATGAATGCTTATAAAGGAGATGTTGATTAAGTTACCCGAAGACATTAATGATCTATATTTCTGTGGTGATATTCATGGTAATTTAGATTATTTAAAGTATTTTATAAATACAGGAGTTGGATTCCCACAAAAGATATTTAACTCCTGTATTGTTTTATGTGGAGATGTAGGATTAGGATTTTCTCCTGATCTTGAAAGTATGAAGATCTCTTTCTTAAATAAGCTCTGCGAAAAAACTAATAATTATATTATCGCCATAAGAGGGAATCATGATGATCCTCAACAGTTTAAAAACCTTTATAACAAGAGATTCAAAGCGGTTGAAGATTATTCTGTAATTCAATATAAAGATAAAAATATCTTGTGTATTGGAGGTGGAACTTCTATAGATAGAATCTATAGAAAAAATAACAAATGGGGATATTGGGAAGATGAAAAGATTGTTGGGTTGGATAATTTTGATTCAATTCCATATTGTCAAATTATCGCATCCCATTGTGCTCCTACCTGTGCATACCCTTATGGAATAGGAAAGTTAGTAATGGAATTCTGTGATGGAGATGATTCATTACTGGAAGAATTACTTTGGGAGAGAAATTATCTTCAAACTTGCTACGAAGAAATGTCTAAAAAAGGACCAGTAGAAGATTGGTATTATGGGCATTACCATAGTACTATGGATACTACTGTAGATAATACGAGGTTTCATTTACTTGGTATTAATTACCTTTCTAGATATTGTTATAATGATTACAATTAAATGTTGTTTAGTTGCAGTTCAGACTGGACAATATTCTAAATTGGTGTTTGAGGACCTTAATAGGGATCCTTGCGATGATTTAAAATATGTCACTGTTGTAATGCTTCCAAATTGAGACTATAAAGATACTCTCAAAATTGGAGATACTGGATATCTGCAATTTGAAAGTGTAAAAGCTGGAGAAACTCAGTGATATAATAGAGAAATACAAGATTTTGCAGTTTATAAATTTAATGCTAATTATTTTATAAACTTCATTAAACACAAAGAGATAAATAATATGAAAGAATTTAAGTTTGATTAAATATGGATACAGAATTTGGAGCTAAGTTAAAGGAAGCTATAACGGCTAAAGACAATGATATTAATAGCTTGGTATGAAAAGACAAAACTGGTGTAAACATTCGTTTAATGGATATTTCCCAGAATGAACTAAAGCGATATCATCGTCATTGCGAACAAATGCTAACTAACAGGGACATTTACAAACCTGGTAAATTAGTAATTCGTGAAAACATCCAAAAATGTTGAGATTCTTGTAATGCTGAATTGTTTGCAAGATATTTAATGCATGATTGTGAGACAGATATTAAAACCAATAAAGATCTACTTGACTTTATCAATGTCCAAAGAAAAGCAAATAATGTAGATGTGGAAGACAGTATTTCAGTTTTATTTACTGGACTTCCTCCTATCTATGAGAAAGTTACTGTAGGGAAGTTAATGGATGTATGTTTTGATAAGCTTGATGTACTTAACAAAAAGATGATTACAGACAAGTTTATTATTGCGCAGGGAATCTGACTCACAGACGAAGAAAAACAAGAGCTCACAGAATTAGAAACAGGGGGTAAAATTAGAAATCGAATGGAAGTTATCAAGGAAAGACTTTGTCTTAATCCTGATATTAGACTGCGTGTAAGTCCTACAGGACTTTCATTTGCTGAGTTTAGAGCTTTAATTCAACTTTCTGATCTCCCTAAAATATCTTCCTTGTCTACAATTGCTCTTAAAACTCTTAGAGACAAAGTTTTACTACTTTTGGACAATGATCTTGATTATCATATCAATAAATGGATGAAAATTAAGAAGGATATTGAACGAGTAGCAGAATATAAAAATTGGAATTTAGATTAGGTTCTGAAAATTAATTTTAGTAATTTTGGAACAAGTAAATACAACACTATTAAAAGCTCTATGCGAAATAGTACATCCTTCTAGACAGGAACAGTCCATGATAACTTATATACTTAACTTCTGTTATACAATAGAAGGTATACAATTTGAAATGGATGATGAAAATAATCTTTTTATTACAAAAAATACTACTAATCCAGCAGTATATCCTTGTCTAGTAGCACATCTTGATGAAATCTTGCATTATACAGGTGTAAAATGTGCAAAAATTAAAGGGAATAAAATTTATGGCTATTATAAGAAGACAGGAAAACAATGTGGACTTGGATTAGATGACTGTTTTGGTATCTATATTTGTCTACATTGTTTATATTGTCTGCCAGACCTAAAAGTTTGTTTCACAACTCAAGAAGAAATGGGTTGTATAGGAGCAGAAATTGCAGGTTTAAATATTGATTTCTTTGATAATTGCAGATTCCTGTTACAAGCTGATAGAATGGGAGGTCAAGATTTGATTACACATACTAATGGCATAGACATTACTTCAGATGAGTTTCTAGAAGATATAGATAGTCTTTTAGAAAAATATAAGTACAAAGAGGCACGAGGTACAATGACAGATGTTGGAACTTTAAAAGAAAACATTAATCTGTCTGCAGTTAATATTTCGTGTGGATATTATTGTGCTCATACACACAAAGAATATGGAAATTTAACGGAGTTAAATAATTGTTTAAATTTTATCTTAGAGATTATTAGGCTTAATGATAAAGTTTATGAACATACAGCTGATCTTTCTGGATCATATGCAAGGTATTCAGATTTTGATTGGCCTCCTGGAGAATCTAAGCATGTTTATGCTTACCAAGATTCTGATGAAGCTTTCTATGAAAATCTTGCAGATAAGTGTTCCAACTGTAAGACTTATAGATGTGATGAGTGCGGTTACTATTGACGTGACTAATGGACAAAACTCAACGTCAACGATTAGGCGTTCAAAAATGAATTAATAATAAAGGAAATGGGATTTGGGTTTGAAGTACTGGTGTTGGTAAATCATTTGGAGCTTTAATGGCTTGTGTGAAATTACTAAAAATTAGACCAGATGCTAAAATTCTAATTTCTGTACCTACAACAATTCTCAAGGAACAATGACTAAGGGACGTAGCTAAAACTAAATTCTTTGGAAATGTTACTGTTGAGGTTATTAATTCTATTTTAAAAAAATCTTGAGAAGTTGATTTTCTAATAATTGATGAGCTTCATACTGCGGTATCGGAGCAGTCGATAAAAATATTTGATCAAGTTAAATATGATTTCTTTCTGGGGCTTACAGCTACTTTAGAAAGACTTGATGGAAGAGAGGAATTACTATCTTTATATACTAAAGTAATCGATGTCATTACAACTGAAGAAGCAATAAAAAATGGATGATTATCGCCATTTAGGTATTACAAAGTTCTTGTGGAGGTTGATGACATGGATACTTATTATGTAATGAACCAAAAGTTTAATTCAGTCTTTGCGTTCTTTAATTTTGATTTCAATTCTGCAATGAAATGTGCAACTGATTGAAAGTTCCGTAATAATTATGCTTATAAGATGGGATATGATAGAAAGCAGGTTTTAAATGCTGCTATGGCGTGGATGCAATTAATGCAGAAGCGCAAAAAATTTGTTATGTCTCACCCTAAAAAGTTTGAAATAGCGAAAAAAATTATAGAAGCAAGAAAAGATAAAAAAATTATTACTTTTTCAGCCACTATTAAGGATGCGGAATCTTTAAAAGTTGGATATACTCTTCATAGCAAAAAGAAAAAACAAGAAAACTCAGAAACTATTGCATTGTTTAAGTCTCAATCTTCAGGGGTTCTTAATACATCTAAAGCAGCTAATGCAGGATTAGATTGCCCTGATATAAATTGTGAGATTAGAATTAGTGGAACTAGTTCTGGAATTGATGCAAGGCAGATTTTGGGAAGGGGATTGCGTTATGTTAATAATAAGATAACTGAAGTTTTTACTTTGGTTGTTAAAGGCACTAACGAAGAATCCTGGTTTAATAAGGCCCATCAAGGAATTTCATATATTACTATCACTGAAGATCAACTTGACTTAGTTTTAAAAGGAGAAGAAGTAATCACAAGAAAACGAGATGATGTAATTACTAACTATAGATTTTAAACAGTACTAAGTATCGTAATAACCGTAGGTACTTAGATTTGAATTTAACTTCCAAAACTATATAAATGGAGTTAAATACAATACTTAACATAATGGCTGAATATCATATTAGTGCAGACGAACTGTTACTAATATGATTAACTCTCTATGCTCGGGATGAAGAAGGCCATTCTGAGCTTTTCTTAAAGTGGTGGACAGATTGTGAGGGAAAACAGAAACTGAAAACCATGTTTGAGAACCTAAAAGAAAAATCCATAATCAAGAAGAATTATAATCCAGAATCTTATGTTCCTAATGATATCGAATTTAATAAAAATTTTCTAAAGAAGTATTATAAACAATCAGGAGTTCTTGGAAAGGAATTATTTGATAACTATGAACCATTTATCCAAATTAATGGAAAGATGGCTAGTCTTAGGAATATTGCTAAGAAATTTTATACTTTAGAGGAATTTTACTTTTATTATTCTTCTCAAATAGGGCATAATCCAGAAAAGCATAAAGAGGTGATGGAAATTTTACGATGGGCTCGTGAAAATAAGCTTTGTAAGGTTTCTATTCTTGAGTTCGTTGCTTCTCATAAATGGAATGAATTTGCACAGATGAAGGCTGAAGGATTTAGTCCTGATGTTGGCACTTCTTTTGATGTTTATCAGGATTTTTAATGGAGGATCTAAATTTACTTTGGCATTTAATTGAGCAAGGTAGAAAAGGGGAAAATAAAGGTTTGTCTGTAGGATTACCTAAATTAGACAAGATTATAGGTGGAATACAACCCTCAAGATACTATTGTATATCTGGAGCATCTTCTGCAGGTAAAACTGCTTTAGTTCTGTATTTTATATATCGGCTTTTTAAGGATTATCCTAAAGAACCTATATATCTTGTTTATTTTAGTTTGGAGATTGGTTCTGAAGTGCTACTAGCGAAGCTTATGGCTTTGTATTGTGCAGAAGAATTTGGAGTATATCTTACTATAAATGATATCCTTTCCTTTGATTCTATTCTCAGTGATTCTGATTATCAGTATCTAAAGAAGGCAAGAGACTGGATTGCAACTCTTGGTTCCAGGTTAATTATTCTTGATAAGGGTCTTAATGCTCGCATTCTATATAAAGAGATTTGTGAGCTTATGAAGAAATTAGGTTCTATAGAAAATGTAGGAAATAAAGAAGTTTATGTTCCAAAACATCCTAGGCAAAGAGTAATTGGAGTTATTGATCACATGTCATTAATTAGACCAGAAGAAGGAAGAACCTTAAAAGCTGAAATTGATTTAACTTCGTCTTTTATGGTTACACTAAAACGTAAGTTTTATCTTTCTTGAATGGCTTTAATGCAGCAGAATAGAGAATCTTCTTCTATGGATAGAAGAAAAGCGGAACTTAATGAACCAGGTTTAAATGACGTAAAGGATTCAGGAGGACCTGTTCAAGATAGTGATGTAGTTCTTCAACTATATTATCCTGCAAGAGACAAAATTCCAACATACCGAGAGTATAAAATTCTCGGACCTCATAGTTTAGCTGGAAGATTTAGAAGTATTATTGTATCTAAGAATAGATATGGTATTGCAGACAGAGTAATAGGATGTGGATTTTATGGAGAAGTTGGATGGTTTAAAGAACTTCCACTAGGAAGAGATATTACTGACTTCACAAAATATTTGGACATTAACGCTAACATTAGAGGTATAGATACAACTGTAGTAGGTACAGTAGAAATAGATAAGAACAACATCGTATATAGTTTATCATAATATGTCTATTGTATTACCAACAGCGAAGGTTCCCGCTGAAACTCAGGATCCTAAAAACTTAATTCTATTTGGACTTCCTAAGGTAGAAACCTGCCCTTTATAATAGTAATATTATATCGAATTGGGGAAAATCGGTGGATGCTAAAATTTAGTTTTTGGTTTGGGAAATAACGGTAAAATAATTATATTTGTACTATTATAATTAATAGTATTAAAATATGAAAATAAATCAATTAAAATATACAGAAGAACAAATTAAACTATTTGGAGAGTATTATAAACAAGGACACTCTTTAAAAGAAACTTCTGAAAAGTTTAATGTAAATTATCATACATTGAAGCAAAACTTAATTCGATTTGGCTACCGCAACCCAAAAAAGAAACTAGATCATCAAAGAGTTGAAAAAATTTGTTACTTTGATAGTATTGACACTCCTGAAAAAGCTTATATTTTAGGATTTTTATTTTCAGATGGATATATTTCTAGAACTCCTTATGGTATTTCCATAGGGCTAGCTTTACAATCATCTGATAAATATATTCTTGAATACATAAAACAAGAATGAGGTATTAAAAATAAAATATCAGAATATAAAAATAGTGTTAAGTTACAAACAACAGATCGTTATTTGTATAATAGATTATTAGAACTGGGAATTTATGAAGATAAATCTCATAAGGACTTTGTCATTCCTAATATAAAAGAATCTTTAATTAATTCCTTTATTCTTGGATACTTTGATGGAGATGGTTGTATTACCATTAAATCAACAGGATATGTAAGTATTAGTATTTGTTGTAATTCAAGAATGTTTTTAGAATCTGTTCAAAGCTATTTAATTCAACAAAATATCTTTTCTAGACCTATCACTACAGAACATAGGGCTAAACATCCGTTATATGTTCTATATATAACTAAAAGAAAAGATCAAAATGCGTTTAAGGATTTAATATACAGAAATAGCACTATTTTTCTAAAACGAAAATATAACAAATTTTTGCAAATACCGAGGTAAGTTAATTAATAATATAATTAACCACCGTAGAGCGTAGAAGGTGAAACTATTAATAGAATATAATCCTTCCAAGAGTCCCTGACATCCAAATAAATTTTGGATGAAAATGTACGCCGAACTTATAGGAAACTATAAGAAGTTAAGATAAAAAACTTAACGATAACAATTTGAGGAAAAACTACCATTCTTAGTACACTGGAAAATAATCTTATTCTTGACTTTGAAAATGGTTCTACATATGTAGATGCTCTTAAAGTTAAGGTTTCTAGTTTAAAAGAGCTGAAAGAGGTTATTAAAGCTATCAAGGATGCAGGAAAGCCATATACTTATATTACAATTGATACAATCACAGCCTTAGAAGAAATGACCAAAGATATGGCTCTTAAAATGTGGCAAAATTCTCCTCAGTTTACTACAAAGTATGAAATTAAGGACGTTACACAAATTCCCAATGGAGCTGGATATAGTTTTTGGAGACAGGCACTGGAAGCAGTTATTGACTTAATTGCCTCTGCTGCTCCTAACTTAATTATTTGTGGTCACGTTAAAGATACAGCATTATCTGAAGGTCTTGATGGATCTGTAAAAGATCTTGATCTTGTAGGTAAAACTAAAAGAGTATTATCTGCTAAATCTGATGCAATTGGGTTTGTTCATCGTGATGAAGAATCTAATTTGTGTATCAATTTTGGTATGAATGGAGAAGTACTTTGTGGTGCTCGTCCTGCTCATTTGGCAAATAAAGATATCATTGTAGCTGAGTATCAAGAAGATGGTACATTTGTATCTCATTGGGAGAGAATCTATCCCTCTCTGTCTAAATAAATCATATGTTTAAAGTAACATTTGAATTTGATGAAACAACCAAGTCTATTAGTAACTTAAAGTGTGAAGAAATTAAATCTTCAAAACCAAAGGTTAACTCTAATGGGCAACCAATCATTGAAGTAGGAGAAAATAAGTTAATTATTTCTCCTGAAGCAGCCGCTCTAATCGGAGCAACTGCTGGAGATAGAATCTCAATTGCTTATTCTCAAAAATCTAATGAGGTAACTATTCCTCTTATTGGCAAATCTGAAATGTTTGCGGATAAAGATGCTGGGAACAAGCTAACTAAATCAAATACTGTTTCTTTTAAAGGTAAGCAAAGAACTATGCTATTACAATATGGTTCTATATTCAAACTAGAGCAAAGTACTAGAGATCAGGTATTTGACCTGATAGCAGTTACTGAAGATTCTAGTACAGAATTGGCTTCAGAGGAATTAAAAGAGGAGGCCCTTGATTTAGATATAACAAATTTTGAAGAATTAGATAAATTACCTTTTTAATAAAAAATAAATAATATGGGAATGTATGATGCTACCAGCGCGGCTCGTGCTGAGGTTAAACCCGCAGCGAGTTATTTGCGTGCAGGTATTCACAATGTAAGATTCACTGGTGTTGAGAAAGGAACTAGCGAATATTCAACAATTGATTTTTCCTTTGAGGGTGTTGATGAAGGAGAAGTAGGTGCTCTTCATAATGAGCGTATGTTCGAGCCTAAGTCCTCAGAACGTATGCCTAATCGTTTCAATTCAGCTATTACTGATCCTTCTCAGGCAGAACAGTTTATGTGTAAACTTATGCATATTATTGCTGCACTAAATCCTGCTGCACATAAAAAGATTCAGGATGGGACTGCCAAGTTTGCACCAAGTGATTTTGACACTCTTATTAAACTGGTTAAGAAGATTCTCGATCCAGTAGTTGGTACAGAGGTTCAGATTAAACTTCTGCCTAATGGTCGTTTCTGTGGTTTTCCAGGATTTCCTGCAAGAATCAGCAAGAATGGAGATCTCTTCTTGAGTACTTCATTCATTGGGCAGGATCTAACTTTATCTGCCTATGAAAAGGCACAAATTGATAAAGCAAACGCTGCTCAGCCTACTAATATGGCTAATACTGGTTCTGAACTCGACAGCATGCGTCGTGATATTGATGAATTGGAAGAAGAGAGTTCCAGTTCAATTGATGACGACGATTTGCCTTTCTAAATTTAGAAGTTTAAATGCAATTTACATTAGGACCGACCACTGTTACTAAAGAACTAATTCTGAACAGTGTAAGTGAAGAAACTTTAATGGAGCATTATTTAGGAGTCCCTGTGAAAAAGGGGCTCCTAAAATCTCCGTTAAGACAAGATAATAAACCCACTTGTGCTTTTTATAGAAACAAGAAAGGAGATCTTATATTTAAGGACTTCCGTGGTGATTTTTCAGGTAATTTCATTTCGGTTGTAATGTATAAATTTCAATGCTCTTACGGAAAAGCCTTAAATATTATTGCTAATGACTTTGGAATAGTCTCTCGACCTAAGCTGCAAGTTAATCCCCCTCTTATTAAATATACAAATAAAAAGTTTGAGGAAACACAAGAAGCTATTATACAAATAGAAGTAAAGGATTTTGAGCAGTATGAGTTAGATTGATGGCTAAAATTTGGAGTTACTAGAAAGATATTAAGGAAATTTAGAATATTTTCCTGTAAGAACGTTTTTCTAAATGGAAACATATTTCATCTTCATAAAGATAAACAATTAGTTTTTGGGTATTTTGGAGGTATTCGAGAAGATATTGAACGCTGGAGAATATATTTTCCTGGCAATACAAAGTATAAATTTATATCTAATTGAAAATCTTTTAGGTTGCAGGGAGCACATGCTCTTCCCAAAGAGGGAGGAGAATATCTTGCAATTACTAAATCTTTAAAAGATGTTGCATGTTTATATAGTTGTGGTATTACAGCTATAGCCCCAATTTCTGAGAACTGTTTTGTTACAGAGGCTCAATTTGAAAGGCTAAGTAAAAAATTTAAAAAAATTATTCTTTTTTACGATAATGACTCTGCTGGAATAACTCACATGAATAAGTTTAGAAAACAATTTCCAGATGTTTATGTGTTATGAATCCCCCGTCATTTTGGCGCGAAAGATATTTCTGACTATTATAAGAAGTATGGTAGGGAAAAAACATTGAACTTAATCGAACAAGCTAAACTTAAGGTTAATGCCGAAGAAGAAAGAAGAAGAAAGTCCAAAGAAGAGGTCTAAATCATACTCTAGAACTAAAGGACATTCATATGAAACTAAAATAGCTAAGGAACTTAGGGAATTAGGATATGAAGGAATTGTTACCTCCAGGTCTGAGTCTAAATCTACTGATGATAAGAAAGTGGATTTGATTGATACTCAAAACCAGTTTCCTTACTATGTTCAGTTAAAGTGTACTCAGAATACTCCAGCATATCATCAAATAAGTGCAGAGTGTCCATTAAAGGATAAACCATTTATTTTAATCTGAAATAAACAAGTTAAAAAGCAAACTAATATTTGCTCAGCTGGAGAAGTTGTTATTATTCCTAAAGAAGAATTTTATAAACTAATTAAATTGAAAGAGTAGAAGAGGGGTCTTCTGCTCTTTTTCTATTATATGAAAACATTATTTGTATTTCAAATTCAATCATTTACTGATGTAGTTACAAATAGTTCTAGTGAGCTGTTTGTATTTACTGGAACTACTGGAGTTGTAAGTGATATGTTAGATTCTAATGTTCCAGGATGGGAACATGAATATGATGACCCACAGTCAGTACAGGATTTAAGTCCCAACTCTTTAAAAACTTATCTTTCTTATGCTTACGACAATTATGATTGGAACTGGGACAATAAGCGAATAACTAGAGAGACAAGTAGACAAACTCGTTGGGCTAGAGAATTTAATATTGACCCAAATGAACTTTACAAAAACTATAAAGAATGGGATCCAAATTCTGAAAAATGGGAAATTTCTCAATTACAACTTAAAGAAGGTTGGGATAAACTCATTAAACAAAAACTTAATCCAAACTTAGTTTTTGTTTTCTCAAAGGGGGAAAATCCAAATTGGGAGCGACAAGAAGAGATGATGACCTTTGGTTCCCGCTATCATTTAGGATAATATGAAAATAAAAATAAACATACAATCTGAATCTGATTTAATTACAAATTCATCTAGTGAGATCTTTTGTGCTATATCTTCTTTATCTGAAGATTCAATAAAGATGGTCCAGGAATATCTTAATTCATTCCTTCCTGATGGCGTTGAGTATTCAAGTCCTTCTGATATCTTTACAATGGATGAATCTAGATATGTTATTACGTTTCAGATTAGTTACTCAGAAAACCATGAAGAGACTGGAAGACAGATGTACACTTTAATAAAACAATTATTAAAGGAGCATTTTCCAGGGGATAATTCATTTACTGTTGAAGATGGAGAGAATTATAATTAAAATACAATCTGTTTCTGATGTAATTACAAACAGCAGTACAGAGATTTATACGGTTTGTACAGAATATACTTTAGATAGATTAAAAGATATTGTTAATAGTATCTTAAAAATCGCTGATTCTACACTTACAGCAGATGACTTATTTACCTTTGAATTGGATGAAGAGTCTGATGAGTACTCTGCTTATTATGACAGAGGTTATAAAGTTATTCCGAAGAAAGAAAACTATACTGAAGCTGCCAAATATTTATCTAATATAATGGATATATTTGAACAAGAAGCTTCTTTTGAAGGTTAATAAAAATGAAAGATTGGAAAGCATGGGGAATTAAGAAAAGAGTATTCCCAGATAAGAATTATAATGCAATTTGGCACGATTTAAAAACTGTTCGATTAGGTTCTGGGCAAGCTAAAGAATTAGATTATCCAGAATTCTACGATGTTGGAATTAATACTCTTTGTAATCTAGGATGCCCATTTTGTTATGTTGGAGCTACATCTAAAGGAGTAAATCATGATCATATATGTGAAAAGGCTAAATTTTTCTTTGGCAACATGACTGAGAATGAGAAACCTTTTCAGATTGCAATTGGTTCTACAGGAGAACCTACAATTCATCCTGAGTTTTGTGAGTTTCTCAAAACAATATATAGTTTGGGGATCGTTCCTAACTATACAACTAATGGAATCTCAATAGCCAAATATGATGGTAATGCAGAAGAAATTTTAGCAGCCACTTCCAAATATGTAGGAGGAGTTGCTGTTTCAGCAAATACATGGAATCCAGAAATAGATTCTGCTTGGAGAAGTGCTGTAGTACTTCTGCATAACTTTGGGAACACTAATATCAATATTCATTATATAATTAGTGATAAAAAGTCTGTTGATGACTTTATTAAAATTTATAATCAATATAAAGATATTGTTCTATACTTTGTACTACTTCCTTTGATGCCTTCTGGTCGGTCATCAAATAAATACTCGCAAGAAGCATTTGAATATCTTCTTGAACAAGATATAGACTTTAAACAAGTTGCATTTGGAGCACATTTCTATGACTCTTTATGTAATCAAAATAAGTTAGGATGCTATTTATATCCTCCTGAAAGTCTATCTAAAAACCTTATTTTAGGAGAGAAGATTATGGTTACTCCAAGTTCCTTTAATCTTACTCCTATTAAGGAAATTAATTTCAATTATGAAAACTTGTAAAGTAATTTTTAGAGATGAAACTTTAGCACAAGACAGTATCGTGGATTGTTGATTAAACGATGTTGGAGATTTAGAGTTTAAATTGTACTTTGATCCTCCAGTAACAGAAACTTCTGACCTTGGTTCATTAGCTGGACAGTTATGCTATAGTTTCTGTAAAGCTTTAAAGGATGAATAAAATCATATTGTTAAATGCAATTGTTGGAAGTCAGGCGTATGGAACAAATACGCCTGACTCTGACATTGATACAAAGGGAGTATATCTTCAGGATCCTATGGAAGTCTTAGGGATGGAATATAAGGAACAGATTAACCTGGATAAGGATGCCTGCTTATATGAAGTTAGAAGATTTTTGCAACTACTTTGTAGTGGAAATCCTACAATGTTGGAACTTTTGTATATTCCTGAAGATTGTATTCTAGAAAAGCACCCTTTGTGGGATATTATATCGAAACATAGAAGTGCATTTCTAACTAAACAATGCTACTTTAGTTTTGCTGGTTATGCATACCAACAAGTAGAAAAGGCTAAAGGGCTAAATAAGAAAATGAATTGGGAGGCTGATAAAGTAAAAAGAAAAAGGCCAATTGATTTTCTAAAAGTTATTGATAACTGTAAAACATATCCTCTTGCTGAATGGTTAAAGCGTAATCAGATGCATGAGGATTGCTGTGGACTTGCTAAAGTTAATGATTCAGAGAATCTTTATGCTTTGTGGTATGATGACATTAAAGAAATGTCTAAGACCAAAGACTTGTCTAATCCTAGATATAAAGATTGGAAAGATTTTGGATATAAAGGAGTTTGTAATGATGTTGAACTACTACTTTCAGAGATTCCAGAATGGCAAATTCCTATGTGTAGGTGTAACCTTTACTACAATAGGAATGGTTGGGGAGAGCATTGTAAAGACTATAATTCCTACCAAACTTGGCTGAAAGAAAGAAACACACAAAGATATGTAGATATTCAAAATCATGGACAAAAGATCGATGGCAAAAATATGTTACATTGTATAAGATTATTACAATGTGCTAATGATATCTTAGATCTTAAAACTATTAATGTTAGAGTTAAGAACCCTGAATATTTACTATCTATTAGACATGGAAAAGTATCTTTAGAAGAATTACTTGAATCAGCAAGAAATCAAATTAAAGGGTTGAAGCAAAAATTTGAAGACAGTGATTTACCACATTCAGTAGATCCAGATTTAGTCAAATCAATATTGAATGAAATAAGAAAAGAATCATTAAATTTGTTTTAAATGAAATCGGAATTTATTACATTACAATTACTCTCAGAGAGTTTTGAGGATAAATTGGCATGACTAGTTGCAAATAATGAAGATAAAGTGTCTAAGTATCTTCTGGAAGCTAATCAATTAATTAAAATTTATACTAAGACAAAAGCAGAGAACTCTGAAAGTTTGTTTCCAATTCCCGATACTGCTTTAGAAGGGTTTATAAATGCAATTAAGGAAAAATTGTCAGACTATGGACGACAACTAACTCTTAAAACTGATGCTTTCGAAGTTTCATTTCTTCCTAAAGGCTGTACTCCTGAATATACTAAAAGTGGTAGATGGGCGAAAAAGAATAGACAATCAGGAAAGCCTGGTAAAATTATACAAAAAGTAATTGGAACTGGTGTCTTTTCTAACTCTGATTATGAAAAATTTGTATATGCTCTTAAAGCACTTTGGTCTTATGGTGGGTATGAAATTAAATTGGTAAAAGGAGAAGATATTCGATATTGGTACAATTCTGAAAACTATTATGCCATCACTAATACCCTGGGTAATTCATGTATGTCTCATGAAGAATGTAGTGGGTACTTTGACCTTTACTGTACACAGCCAGAGTGCCAAATGCTAATTGCATTAAAGGAGAATAAGTTAGCAGCTCGAGCTTTAGTATGGACTATTGAAGATAAAACTTTTATGGACCGTGTTTATTATATAGAGGATTCTTTATATAATATCTTTGTTAACTATGCTAAAGAAAATAAATGGTATATCCGAGAGAGTAATTGCCTTCTTAGTGATGGTGACAATCAAGTATTTTTATCTCCAAAGGATAACTATACTGAACCAGTAACTGAACGCTTTGTTTTGAACTTAGTTAAGATTTATCCTGAATGGCCTTATATTGATAGTTTTAGATATTTAGATCTTGAGAATAAGGTCTTAACAACATATCGAAGATGTAATTCCTACACATGCTCGTTTACAGATGGAAATTACGAAGATTCAGAGGATTGGGACGAAGATTCAGAGGATTGGGACGAAGACTATCAATGTGAGAATTGTGGGTGCCAATATAGTAACGATGATGAGTTAGTGTATTCAGAATACTTTTATACATCAGGATGTACTTCTTGTATGTCATGGTCAGAAATTATGCAAGATTGGATTCCAGACAGCGAAGTTGTCTACGTTAAAATTGATGACGCATGTCACAATGGTGAAGTTTGTTGTAGTCAGTATCTAGCATCGTATCCAGAAAAATATGTCTATATTGAAGGTTCCTGGTACTCAACAAAATTCAAAAGGATTTGTAAAAATCAGGATGGGGATTGGGTAGTTATACATCTGGATAAAGCATCCACTTCATCAGATATGTTTAGTGTGACTTCGTCTATTTCTGTAGCATCTACTATTAATCCTAGAATATATTAAACAATGAAAGAAAAAATTAGATATGATTTAGTTCCAGCACATGGGATTAAAGAAATATCTCGTGTTCTAACTAGAAAGTTAGACACATATGAAGAAAATCAGTGGAAGAAAGGGATGAAATGGACAGAAGTCCTTTCATCTCTTAAGAAGCATCTCAACGAATTTGAGATGGGAAATGATTACACTGAAGAAGGACTGCTCAATATAGCAGAGGTAGCCAATAATGCATTAATTCTATGCGAATTCTATCATATTTATCCCCAAGGGGATGATAGAATTATGGCTCCCACAACAAAACCCATAGTTGCCTTAGACTTAGATAATGTTATCTTTGATTTCAATGGTGCATATGAAGCTAAGTTTGGCACTAAAATGAATCCTTATTGGAAAGCTAATTATGAAATGTCAGAGCATTTAAAGCAGTTAGAAAAAGATAAGGACTTTTGGGTAAATATTCCGATTCTGCATAAACCTTGTTTCGAAGTAGATTATTATATAACTGCTCGGAATATTCCAGTTGAATGGATTGAAGAAAGTTTACAAAAGAATGGCCTTCCATGTGCTCCAGTTCATGTTGTTCCTTGGGATCAAAGTAAATTGGCACATTTACGTGATTTAAAAATTGATATATTTATCGATGATAAATATGAAAATTATAAGGAAGCAACTGATGCTGGAATCTTTTGCTACTTAATGGATGCTCCTCATAATCAATATTATAATGTTGGTCATAGGAGAATTTATAACCTTGATATACCAATTAAATAGATGGAAGAATTTTTATTAGACATCCTTGGGTGGGATCACTCTGAAGCAACCTGGTTGCTTAGGTTATTTACTAGATTTAATTCCAATGGGGATAGTTTTCCTCTTATGTGTGAAGCAGCTGAATTAGATCCTTCTGATTGTATTTGTAATGATCGAGTTGAACCAGAGACTCTAGAAACGATATTCTTACAGAATTTATTTGCAAGGAAATTAGATAGAGAGGATTTTAGACTTTCTGATAACATTTTTACTGTTAAGGATATTATAGTAAAAACGAATCATGGTGAGAATGTAGAAAATATATATGATGACTATTATTGTACATTGTCATTTGCAGAACTTACTGTGATAAAGCCACTTATTTTAGAACTTGAAGAGTTTTATACTAAGGAACATTCAGAGATTACACATAAACAGACCAGTATTCCTGAAAGTTCTACTCCTATTGCAAAATCTATATTTGAAAGAATCTATGGAAGTAAGACTAGCCGACGTTAAACTTACTCCATTACTACACACTGTTCAGAGATTAAAGATTTCTGACGAGGAGTATTTTTCAAGTAAGTATAGAGAGTACATCTCTAACTCTAGATTAAAATACATCAACCCTGACCAAGATGGTAGTCCTTCGAAGTATAAAAATGGTATACAACAAGAAACTACACGGTCATTGCAGTTAGGTTCAGCTATTCATGAGGTCTTTTTACAACCAGAATCCTTCTCATTAGAGGAGGATCTGGGAAGGCCTTCTGCTAAACTTGGTGATGTATGTGATTATGCAATGAAGCAAAGAGCTGAAGGAAAGGGCATATATGATTCAATAGTTTTAGCTTGCAATGAAATTGGTTACTATGCAAATAGTTTAACAGCTAATAGAGTTAAACAAATTATCTCTAAAGGATTTCCTTACTATGTAAAGAGTAAGATTGCTGGAAATACAGATAAGATTGTATTATCCAGTAAAGATAGAGAAGTTTGTGTTAACTGCCTAAACTCTTTAAATTCCCATAGAGGAGCAATGAAACTTATACGTCCAACTGATATATTTGGTGATGCTATTGCTTCTTATAATGAAGATGCAATTTTTATGGATGTCAAGTGTGAATATAATGGGAAAAGTACAATTCTCAAGTTAAAGATGAAAGCAGACAATTGGACTATAGATGAGAATTCTAAGAAGTTAGTTTTGAACGATCTCAAGACAACTGGAAAACCAATAGGATTTTTCATGCAAGATTATGGTTCATTTGTGCATTATCATTATGCAAGACAAATGGGTAAATATAATACATGCCCCATATATTAGAAATAATATATGCAAACCTCTTTAATTTCTGGAAAGCTAAATCAATACAAAGTAGGTATTTTGTATTTATAATAATTTATCCTATATTTGTAGTGACAAGTTAATCAGAAACTAAGTTTTAAAATGTATGTCTAAACCAAGAAAATATTCAGTCGGAGAAATTATAGGTACTTGCTATAAGTTACGTAAATTTCTCGGAGGAAATAATTGAGAAGTTGAGTGTATTATATGTGGAAAAGTACAAGTACAGAGTATGGGTAATATAAAAAGACATAAAACCCCAAAATGTTATTACTGTACACATCCTAATGCTACTCAAAATCGCCCTAGTGGAAAGGGGCAATTAGTATACTCTATAACAAATAGATATTATAATTATTATAAATCTAAGATAGAAGATCAAAATAAATCTGCAAAAAGGAAATATAAAGCTTTTGAATTAACACTTGAAGAATTCTCAGATTTAGTAACTAAACCTTGTTATTACTGTGGTAGTGAGCCAACTTCAGACAATGTATGAAATAAGTCTGGAAAAAGGAAAACCATCTTTGAAGAAGCTAAATTCAACGGTATAGATAGAATAAATTCTAATATAGGATATATAAAAGATAATTGTGTTCCTTGTTGTAAAATTTGTAATCGTATGAAAAGTGACCTTACGACAACAGATTTTTGATCTCATATAAATAAGTTATACAACATACATTTTAATAAAAGCTCAACGACTATCGAAAGGCACGAAAGTGAACCAAGTAGAGTAGGCTCAAGCGAGTCGAAACGGGAGGAACCTGAAAAGGTTATGATATAGTCTGATCTATATAGAAATATATAGGAGAATAAGATTCCGTATAATTGTAGCGAAATTATATGAACAATAATGATGTATATGTGGATGTTGTTTCATCTATGTAAGAAGGAGTTTAACGTGGACAAAACCTGGAATATTTCGTCTAATATCATTGCTGTAGAAACAGTAGGTGAGAATAGAGCTGGAGTATTTAGAGTGTCCAAAAGTCAGCTTACTGCTGGCAAAAAAGAATTCCAACGTCTATTGAAGATGGTTGGTGTCTGCCAGATTGAAGGGTTCGATGATAATATAAAATTTAGTTAATCTGCAAATATTTTTAAGAGTAAATTTAGAATTTATTTTCTTAAAATTTTATAGAGAATTTGCAGATTCATAATTTTAGTATTATCTTTGTATCACAATCGGAAGAATAATATGAACTAATGTTTAATTTTAATGTTTTTTAAAATGAAGAAATTTGAAGTTTCGGCTTATAGCCTTGAGGAAGCAAAAGCAACTGCACTGAGTGAGTATGGTCTCAAAGTAACGCAGAATGTATCACAGTCGTGGAAGAATGCAGGTTCGCCTGTTTCAGGTAAAGAATTTGAAGGATTCTGCATTGACATGCTGGATAAGAAACGTCTGACTGGCGTAGAGGGTGTTGGTCTGGTAATTGCAATTACCCCAGGATCAAAGGATACTCGCGAGCGTCCTTACAAGTACAAGAATGTAACCAATGAGGGTAAACGTCAGATGGAGCGTGTTGTTGAGATTCGTCTGAAGGCAACTGATGAAGTAGTTGGTACTGCTAAGAACAAGGGTGAAGCTGAGAAGCTTGCTAAGAAACTTATGCTTACCTACAAGCAGGATATGGTAGCAGTTATTGTTTACCATGTTAAGGATGGTAAGGAAACAGCCTTCGAGCTGGATTATGCACCTTCGCAGTCAGCACAGAAGGGTCGTTACATTGTCTTTGGTAACGAGAAGAGTGGTTTTTAATTAAACTATATTTAGAGAAAGCAGGGTTGGATTAAATTCCAATCCTGCTTATTTTTTAAGATTTATGACAGTAGATATATTCAAACATCCACTATTCACATCTTGTGGATTCTTAGGAGTATGACCAGGAGATAGTTCCTCTTTTATTAATCAATTTCATTTAGGAGGAGAATATTGTGTTTATGTATTACTAGATTCATGATATAAACATGATACAACCCTTTGTGGATGATCCTTTCCCTACGCTATTAAATATATAGGAATGGGCCCTTACCCAGTAGGGTGAAGAAAAACAGGTAAGCGTCCACTAAATCATAAAAATGACTTATTTAGTGACCATCTTAAATTAGACCCAAATCGTTATATATTGACCTTTCCATCAACATGCCTAGACAAACAGTCTGCCTTTGATTTAGAATCAATATTAATAGATGCTGCATTGAAGGATTCCTATACATTGTCTCCTAGAGGTTTGAGAAATGTTAGAACTCCAGATTTTCAGTTAATAAACAAAATAAGAGGTCATAAGATTAATGGAAGTTACCTTAGACAAGCTGCTTAGTGGCAAATCAACACGAATTAATTCAAAAGATTTTCTTTCAACAGAAGACTATGTAAAGCCTTTTATTGAAGAAATGAGTAAATTCACTTCTACTTATAGAATAGAAGCTATCCCTCCCTCCCAAGTTACTACAGATAAAGAAGGGGAGGATATTACCTATAATAGGGTATTAGTACAGGCAATCATGCCTACTCAAATAGATGAGTATAATGAAATATATACTTTGGCATATTCTTTAGATATAAGAAGACCTATTTATAAAGTATATAAAGCAATGTTTAATAATACTACTAATTCAATAATTGCATTTGATTCAAATTGATTAGTAGTCAATGAAATTAAACCAGCAGAAACCTTTACACTTCCAATTCAAAACTTAATGAGTTTTACAAGTGATTTTGAAGTTAAACTCAAGAAATATAAAAACGATACTTTATCTACTAAAGAAAATGATCGTTATGTAAGACTGGGTTCTTGGATTGAAAAATGTCAGTTTGCAGTATGGCAAAATGACTTTGGAGGAAAGGTTAAATGGTCTCCAACAAATGTTGTTAAGGCTTATAATAACATTTATATAAATACATCAAGTGATTATTATGTTGGTGATAAGGACTCATCTGTAATTAATACATATAATTCATTTGCACAGCTAATTGCAGATGATAAAAAAGATATTTGCAATAAGTTTGAGAAAACTATGCTAATTAATTTATTATTAGGATTAAAGTAATGACAGTTGAGCAATGGTTAAATAATGACGAATTAGCTATTACTATCTGGAAGAATAAATATAGGTTTGAAGATGAATCGCTAGACGATTGGTTCAAAAGAGTTTCTGGAGGTAATGAAATCGTAGAAGAACAGATTAGAGCTAAAAAATTTATTTTTGGAGGCAGAATCCTTGCTAATAGAGGGTTATCTGATAAAAATAGAAAAATAACATATTCAAACTGTTATGTAGTTGCTCCTCCTGAAGATAATCTTGAATCTATTTTTGAGTGTGGGACAAAGTTAGCAAGAACATTCAGCTACGGGGGAGGTTGTGGAATTGATATTTCTAATTTGAGACCTTCTGGAGCAAAAGTTAATAATGCTGCAAAAACTACTTCTGGGGCTGTAAGCTTTATGGATTTCTATTCATATATTACTGGACTAATCGGTCAGAGTGGTCGTAGGGGAGCACTAATGATTTCTATTTCTTGCGATCATCCAGATCTTGAAGAGTTTATTGAGATTAAGTCTGACTTAGATAAAGTTACAAAAGCTAATATCTCTGTTAGAGTTAGTGACAAATTTATGGAAGCAGTTATTAAAGGTGAAACTTTAATATTGAAATTCGTAACTGATACTGGTGAAACAATTACTAAAGAGGTAGAAGCATATCCTATTTTTAGGAAGCTTGCTCAAATGAACTGGGATTATGCTGAACCTGGTATATTGTTTTGGGATAGAATAACTAGCTGGAACTTATTATCAAATAATAAAGAATTTTCTTATGCAGGAGTAAATCCCTGTGCTGAAGAACCTCTGCCAGCTGGAGGGAGCTGTCTTCTTGGAAGCATAAACCTTGCAGAATTTGTTACAAAAGAAAGAAAACTTGATCTTATCTCCTTAAGAGAAACTATTCGAGTTGCAGTTATTGCTTTGAATGAAGTTCTTGATGAGGGTCTTCCTTTACATCCTTTACAAGAACAAAGGGATTCCGTAGCAGAGTGGAGACAAATTGGTCTTGGTGTTATGGGTTTGGCTGATATGCTTATCAAATTAAGAGTCAAATACGGTAGTGCTACTTCTAGATCCGTTTTAGAGTCAATTGGACATGAATTAATCATGACTGCTCTGGAAACTTCTTCTATGTTAGCTGCTAACTATGGACCATATCCTAAATTTAATCGCGATTGTGTTATACAAACTCCTTTCTTTAAGAATTTAGATTCTGGGGATATGAATGATTTGCGTTTCCAAAGTTTGCATGATGTTATATGTAAGTATGGTTTACGCAATTCTCAATTACTTACTTGTGCTCCAACTGGCAGTATTGCAACCATGCTAGGAGTGTCTACAGGTTGTGAACCAATTTTTGCAACCTCTTATACACGTAAAACTGAATCTTTGGTAAATGAGGAAAAGTATTATAAAGTATACACTCCAATTATAAAGAAGCTTATTGATGAAGGATTTTCTGAAGAAGCTTTACCCGAGTATGTGGTTACATCAGAACAGATTCCATATAGAGAAAGAATTAAGGTTCAAGCAACTTTACAGGAGTTTATTGATGCTTCTATTTCTTCTACTATAAATCTTCCAGAGTCAGCTACTGTTGATGATGTAGAAACTATTTATAGATTAGCTTGGGAGGAAGGTTTAAAGGGTGTTACAGTTTATCGTTCTGGATGCAAAAGGGGTGCAGTCTTATCAAAGAATCCCGTAATTAAAGAATGCCTAAAACGTCCTGAATCTGTTGAAGCTAAACTAATTAGATTTAAGAATGGTTTTGAGAATTGGATTGCATTTGTAGGTCTCATTGATGGAAGGCCTTATGAAATTTTTACTGGTATTAACAATATAGAAGATTTTCCAATTCCCACCTCAATCACTGAGGGAGAAATTATTAAAGTAAAAGACTCTTTAGGCAAACGATATGATTTTCAATATACTGATAAATACGGGTATACTAACCGTTTAGGAGGATTGTCTCGCATCTTTAATCAAGAATACTGGAATTACGCTAAATTAATATCTGCTTTATTAAGAGGTGGTATTGAATTAGATAAGGTAGTTAAGATTATTGATGGAATGCATTTTGAGTCAGATACTCTAAATACTTGGAAGAATGGTGTAAAGCGTGCTATTAAAACTTTTATAGTTGATGGAGTTGCTTCACATGAAGTTTGCCCAGATTGTGGTGAGCATTTGATATACGAAGGGGGATGTACTATATGTAAAAATTGTGGGTTTAGTAAATGTGGATAGATCCGTACTTTAGACAACAGGGTATTGCCAAGTATAAAGAATTAAAAGATGATGGCAAGTTCGAAGGGCTAACCAGAGTACAAATTATTAAATTACTACGTAATGAAACTGGACTTGGTTTAGCAGAATGTTCATCTATCTATAGAGAATTAAATACTATGACTATTCTATTAGATAAACTAACTGATGATAAAACTGTTATAGGTAATATTCTCACTGGGCTTAAAAAGAAAGGCGGCTATTGCCCATGTAAAATTGGGAAAGAAGACGAAAATCTCTGCCCTTGTAAAGAATATCGTGATACAGGACATTGTCATTGTACATTATACAAGAATGCCTAAATATACATTACACGTTCCTGTTTATGGATCGTTAGATCTTGTGATTACAGCAGAGAACGAACAAGAAGTACTAGAGAGGTACTTAGAAGAAAGAGATAACTTATTAAAGTTTAATGATGGAAAACTACAAGATGACTTAGATATATCATATGTAGTTCAAATTAATGATAAGACACAATGTTAAAAATTATTATCCTTATCTTTTTAGGGTTGGAAATTCTTTCACGTGCAATGGCGTTAGGGAATGATGACCTCAGAAATAAAATGGCAATGATGCTGGAAGATACTGCAAAAGATTTCAGACTGAATGGTTCTAAAACCAAAATGAGCCTTGCAGTATGGATATTATTCTTTATTGCAGTTCTTTTATGCTAGTAAATATAAAGAAATTAGTTCCTGAGGCTGTACTTCCACTATATGCTAAAGTGGGGGATGCTGGAATGGATTTAGTTGCTACTTCAGTTGATTATAGTAATGAGTACTATATCGAATATGGAACTGGGTTAGCTGTTGAAATCCCTGAAGGCTATGTTGGTTTGATCTTTCCTAGAAGTTCTAATAGTAAAAAAGATTTACAGCTTTGTAATTCAGTGGGTGTAATAGACTCTGGTTATAGAGGAGAAATCAAATTACGTTATCGGAGAATTATTAACCCTACTCCCAAAAGAAATTTTGTAGTAACTGATGTAGAATTTCAAGAGGAATTAGAGAGTAAGGTACCTATATTACGTATAAAGGCTGATTTTTCTTGCTATGGTGTTGGAGATAAAGTAGGACAAATTATAATTATGCCAATTCCATTAATTAGTTTTAATGAGGTTCAGAAATTGTCTGAGACTGTTAGAGGCGATGGTGGATTTGGTTCAACAGGAAAATAATGACTACAAAAGAAATAACACAAACTCTACGAGATGATTTATTGCAAACTATCTATAATCTACAGGATAAATTTCTTAATTTTGAACTTGGAGATGAACAAGCAGATGTATTAGTTTCAATCTTTACCTTTTTACGTAAGAAAGGGTTTGATGAGTTAGTTCTTTCTGGCCCTGGAGGAAGTGGAAAATCTGCTATAACCAAACTAATCGTTCTGTATCTTGAAAAACAATGTGTTCCTTACATTTTAGCAACTCCAACAAATAAAGCTTGTGGAGTACTTCATAATTATACAGAGCGTGACGTTATAACACTTCATAAACTTCTAACTTTAAAACCTACTATTGACATAATTAATCTTGACTTTAAAGACCTTCAATGAAGTACTGATTCGATCTCTTCAGGCATTCCATTGAATGGGGTTTTGATTATTGATGAGTGTTCTATGATTAACTCTGATTTATACGAGTTTATCAAAGAGAAAGCTAAGATTAGGCAATGTAAAGTAATTTATACTGGAGATGATAAACAGTTATATCCAGTTAAAGAAAAGAAACTATCTAAACCTTTTCAATGCAATCATCAATATTATTTAAGTAAAGTTTATAGACAACAGGAGAATAATCCTCTATTGGATATTTTAAACACACTTAGAGATCATTCAATTAAACAATTTTATGAAATTCGTTCTCCTGAAGGTAATCTTGTAATATTCCATCATTGGAGAAAGTTTGTATCTTCTGCCTCACATCTATTTAAAAAATCAGTAGATTTAGGTAATCCAGGGATTGTGAAATTACTTGCTTATACAAATAAGCGAGTAGAAGCCTTTAATCATATTCTTCGAGATGCCATATTTCAGAATGAATCTGAATATAATGTTGGAGAAATTTTAATGGGTTATGATACTTGTAGTTACAAAGACAAACGAGTATTCAAATCTATGGAATTTGAGATTATAAACTCTGCAGAATACATCGTGACGAATATAGTTCCTGGGCATTGTCAATTGGGGTATATTACATATAAAGGATATTATTTGACCCTTCGTCCAATTAATACAGAATATTCAGAAGATGAAATATTTATTATTTCAAGAGACACTAATGAGAAAGACTTAACTGCTTTAGCTGCATATATAGAACTAATGCGTTTAGATGCAATTCAAGCGCGTTCAAAAATAGCAGCATCAAAATTATGGAAAGAGTATTTTCGAGTTATGGAATCTTTTACTACCCCTGTTGATTTAGTCTATGGAAATAGAATCGTAAGAAAGAAAACTCTTGACTATGGTTATTGTTTATCTGTTCATAAATCTCAGGGATCAAACTATGATAACATATTAATAGATATGGGTAACTTGTTTACTTGTAAGAATAAAGAAGAGTTAAGACAGTTACAATATGTAGCTTTGTCACGAACTCGTAATAATATTAGTATGCTTATTTAAATGCATGATATATTAATTTCTAGAGATTCTAGAGGAAAAGTTAGAGTTGTAGATATTTCATATGAATGAAATGATACAACCCATAGTTTTTTAATTATTAGAAAAACATCTCAATGAGGAGGTAAAGTAACTAACCAACCAATCATTGAAGTTAAAAGAGGGAAGGCGCAACGTACAGCTGCAGAACAAGTTAAATTGGAGTATAACAGTAATGTTAAGAAATACCTTGATAAAGGTTATAAGAACATTCGTGATTTTAAAATAGAGTCATTAGATGATGTGGATGATCCAGGCAAATTACTTGGGGATATAACTACTGATCAATCTGGTGCACCTAAGCCAATGTTAGCTAAAAGTTTTGACGGTGTAGCTACCTCAACATTTGAACATGAGTTTTATGGCTCAACAAAAATTGACGGAACACGATGCCTTATGCATTGAAATGGTTCCGAAGTAACTACATCCTCAAGAGGAGGAAACAACTATGATGTTGCTGCTAATTATATTAGGAAAGATCCTAAAGTAATGAAGTGGCTTAAAGAACATCCTGACATATGACTGGATGGAGAATTATATGTACATGGATTACCTTTGTCTTATATCTCTGGTATTGTTAGACTTCAAACTTTGGATGAAAAACATAAACAGTTAAAGTATTATGTTTATGATTTAGCTATCCCTGATGTAAAATTTAAGGATAGATTAAAGATTTTAAAGGATTTTGAGAAAGCTGTTTCTGATTCTGACAAAATTGTAATGGTTAAACATGTAAAAGTATCTGGATGGCTAAATATGAAAGCTCTTCATGATCAATATGTTAATGATGGTTGGGAAGGTTTAGTAATTAGAAATCCTGATAAAGAATATAAGTTTGGAACACGAGACAATCGTATGATCAAACTTAAAATGTTTGAAGATCATGAATATAAAATTCTAGATCTAGTAGATGGCCTTAGAGATGAAGATTTATGTTTCTTAATGGAAACTAAAGAAGGATATCAATTCAAGGCTAAGCCTATGGGAGATAGAGCTTTAAAACAATGATATCGTGATCACATTGAAGAATTAAAAGGTCAAATGGGTACTGTAAAACATTTTGGAATGACTAAAACAAATACTCCAGTACCTAATCTCCCTGTATTTAAAGCAGTTCGAAATTATGAATAAAAATTTAGAAAACATTATTAATCAACTAATTGATTATTACAAGGAAGTAAATGATCTAAAAGAATCAGGAATAGATATATCTAAATTAGCTGCTCACAAAGTATTATATAATTTATATACTCAAATGCTAATTGATTCTGTTGGATTAAGTAGAGCTTTAGCAATTCAAAGATATGCAGAATATCCTACATGTTCTATAGAAGACTTTAATATTTATCTTGATGATCAATATCCAGAAAGGAAAATAGTAGATCGTCCTGATGTAAAAGAGTTTGAAGAGGATGCTAAAGAAAAGTTTGTCAGAGAACGAATTGAATCTGGAGATTATATACGTGAATCAGGCTCGGGACAGGTTGTTAATTCCGTTACAGGAAATATCATGGAGTCTGATATACTGGAGAAACTATCTGAAGCAACAAAGGATGAGAAAGTTGTTAAAGATGTATGTCAAAAACTTCCTGAATATTATATAAATGGGAAGAAAGTAGCTAAAGAAGCATATGATGAAGCTATGCTTAAAGTAGATAAAATTATTGAAAAATTATTTAAAATAATCGATGAATAACATTTCTTTTATTGATTTTGTAAATTCAAATATTGAAAAGTATATGAAAGAACAAAATCACAAAATGCTTATTGCATTTAGAAACATCAAATCTGAGTATGTTTATATGAAGGAGAAATCTGGAGAAACTGATACTGAGATTATTAAAAAGATGTTTAATAAACGAAAGGAAACTTGTGAGATTTACAAGGATAAGAACCTGGAACTCTTTGAAGCTGAAAATCGAGAGATGGTTATTCTTCATCCCTTCCTTCCTGTAAGTGTTCCTAAGAATGTCGTTCTACAATACCTTAATAGGCTTTCTATTACAAAAGACAAGAAAAACTTTAAAGCTTTTCAAGATGCTTGTATGGAAGAATTTGGAGAAAAAGTTGAGTCTTCGATTATCTTAGAACACATAAATTCGTAATTTTCATGCCTCAAATTTTGATTAAATTATTATTTTGAAGAGGTAGTTCCAATTAAAATTATAATCGAAATTTGAGGCTTATTTTTAATATTATGTCACTATATACAGATTTACAAAGTTGTAAGGTAGAATCAGATGTAGCTATCGTTTACAATAATTTATTCAAGTCACAGTTTGGAATTACTCCTGAACAGAAAAATAACTGTGATTCATACTTCTATTTGGGGGGGGGGATCCCTGTTTTAGTGGAATTCAAATATAATGAAAACTTTAATAATAGAGTTAGCTTAGTTAAGGTTTTTATTCAAGTTTTATTTTACTTAAAATCTTTTAAGGAACCACCTTTGGTTACAATTATTGCTGATTTAAATGAATTTATTATAATTAATAATTCAGTATTGTTTGACTATCTAGAAGAAGATCTAGATTGGAGCGTAAATCCCTCTATTGCTCCTAAATGTAATCAGGGTTTAATAGATAAGATGCTATTAGATTCTAATCTAATGAAAACGATTGTATACCCAATTAAAGAGACTACTGCTGATGAAGAACTTTCCTCTTTAATTTTGGCAAAAAGTAAGGAATCAATTATCTATTATATTTATGATTGTGTAAACAAATTTAAAAGTTCTAAAGCTAAAGGGCTCGATAAACAGATCTCAAAGCTATTTAAGAATCTAAGTATATATTGTAAGTAAATTATGTTAAAAATAATATTTAATAAGGAGGATTTAGGGTGTCGCAAGGTGTTTTTCACCAGCGACACTCATTAGTTACTTTCGTCATGGTAACATAATTAAGTATTGTGATCGTCCATTTAATAGTATTCAAGAAATGGATCATGCATTGATTCAAAACTGGAATAAAGTGGTTAGTGAGGATGATATAGTTTTTCATTTGGGCGATTTTGCTTTTGCAGATAAAAGTAAATGGCGCCAAATAGCTAATGCTCTTAAAGGTAGAAAATATCTTATTCAAGGCAATCATGATAGAAGTGATGATATTCCTACTGAGTGTTTTGAAGCTGTAGGAGACATGATGCAAGTATCTATTTATGATACAGAATTAGAAGACTACTCAACTTTTATCATGACTCATTATCCTTTAGCTACATGGGCAGGAATCAACAGAAGTATTTGTAACTTGCATGGGCATATTCATAGCACTCCTGATTTAAAAGGAACAGGATTTGACATTGTAATTGCTAAAAATGCACCATGGAATCAGTACGATGTAGGAGTAGACAGAAATAATTTTACTCCAGTTAGCTATGAAGATTTGAAAACTATCTTTACAAAACGAATGCTTTATGGAAATAAATCAATTAAGGGTTCACGAAAGAGTGATTAACTTTCTTTATAGAAATTTTGAACAGGGAGTGTTCAGAGTTGATGAAGAAGGGTACGAATATGTGGATGAAAAATATATTAATTTATATGATTCATTAGCATCTAAAATTTGGGAAACCGAATCTCTAATATGGATTTAAATATTTATGTAGAGAAATTGTATCAGGCTTGAATTAAATATAAAGGAGTTAGAATTCTTGTAGACTATGATGATACAATTAAACCGTATAATACAGCTTCTGAAGCTCTTTGTAAAGACATAATTAATACTTTAATTGAAGCCCAAGAACTAGGAGCTACGGTAGTTCTATGGACCTGTAGATCTGGGACCCGTTTAAAGGAAGCTGTAAATTATTGTAAATCTGTAGGATTAGAATTTACTGATGTCAATCCTGTAGAACCTTTCTTACCAGGGTATTCTATGAAAGCCTATGGTAATATACTACTTGATGATAAAGCTGGATTAGAACAAGCTTTAATTACATTAAAATTAGCATTATACAAATATAAAAAGTTCGTTTATGAAATTAACGAGAAGCAAAGATTGCAATCCTAACTACCTTGCTAAGATTGTACAAATTGATTCATTTAGACCTCACCCTAATGCTGAGCGTCTAAAGTTAGCAACTGTTGATGGATATATAATTTCCACATCAATTGATTCTGCAGAGGGAATCTATGTATATTTTCCTGTTGAATGTGTTATCAATTCCGACTTTTTGAAGGTTAATAATCTTTACAGAAAAGCAGACCTTAATCTTGATCCTACTAAACAAGGATTTTTTGAAGAGTCTGGTCGAGTAAAATGTATTAAACTAAGAGGACTTGCCTCAGAAGGGCTTATCATGCCTATCTATGAGTTGTGTAAATTTTCTGGAGAAGGAATTGCAGAACCTATAGATTCTGTTGAAATGTCAAAATTAGTAGGAACAGAATTTGATACTGTAAATGATAAATTGTTTGTCTGGAAGTATGTAATTCCTACTAAAACTTCTGGTGGAGGAATTAATGGCTCAGCTAAAGAAAAGAAGAAAGTTCTTAATATAGTTGATGATCAATTCCATTTTCACATCGATACAGAACAGTTACAGAAAAATATTCATAAGGTTCAGCCAACTGATATTATTAATATCTCTTGGAAAGAGCATGGAACAAGTTTGATTCTATGTAACCTACTTACTAAGAAAAATCTCTCTTTAAAGGAAAAGATTGCTAAATTCTTTGGAATTCCTGTATCTGAAAGTGAATATAAGAAATTCTGTTCATCTAGAAAGGTTATCAAAAACCCTGAACTAAATCCTGGTATGACCAAAGGATATTACGATTGTGATATTTGGAATCTTGCCTTCGAAGTATTAAAGGATTACTTATCTAAGGGGCTTTCTATCTACGCAGAAATTGTAGGATATATGCCTACAGGATCTATGATTCAATCTGGATATGATTATCAATGTATCTATGATTCTAAAACTTATGAGTATTCAAAAATGACTCCTAAACAAATGTATGATGCAAAACTGTTTGACATTATTGTTTACAGAATTACATATACTAATGTGGAAGGAAGAGTTTTTGAATTTTCTACCCAACAAATGAAATCCTTCTGTGAGAAGTATGGAATTCATTGTATTAAAGAGCTCTACTATGGAACAGCGCAACAGCTATTTCCTGAGTTGAATCCCAATGAGCATTGGCATGAAAATTTCTTGCAAGCATTAAGAGATAAATACTTAGAGAGAGAGTCTGTTCTTTGTAACAATAAAGTTCCCGAAGAAGGAATTGTTCTTCGTAGAGAAGTAAGTGAAATTGATGTTTATAAACTTAAGTCAGTAGCATTCCTTGAGAGAGAAACTAAGATGCTTGATAAGGGAGAAGCTGACATTGAATCAGGACAAGAATAATGAAGTCGTTTTCTAAAGAAGAAATTCAGACACTCAAAGAAAACAAGGAAGTTTTATATTTTTATAAGCTTCCTTGTTCTTTATTTGATTCTGGATTTCAATATATTATTGTTACTGATGCTCCAGAACCTCCTGAAAAATATGATAATGTAAAATATCTTTCTTCTCAGTGTTGGTTTCAAAGAATGCAAAATGGGAGTTTACTCCCAATAGTTTGCACATCACTTGGAAAATCCTATAAGATAAAAGAATATGTATCTGTCTATATAAAGCCAGATATTATAAAGCTTAGAAAATTATTAGAAAACAGTTTATTAGGAGCTTGTAAATATCCTTGAAGTTTATCTGATGATGAAATTATACAAGAATCTTTATGGGGAATCCAAATAATTAAAGAGGGAAGAGTGAATAGAATTGATGTATTTAAATCAATTTATAAGGTGACTGAAGCTTTTAGTGAATTTTTGGAAGTATCTGCGCCGATGTATCGAATGTGGAGGGAGAATAATGAGTAAGATGATCGTACTTCAAGGCTGTCCTGCTTCAGGTAAAAGTACCTGGGCTAAAGAGTTTATAAAGGATAAGCCTAACTGGGTAATTGTATCCAGAGATGAAATTAGAGAGGGAACTGGTAAATATTGGGTCCCATCTCGTGAAAATTATATTTCTGATATTGAAGAATTTTCTATTAGAGCAGCTATTAATCGTAACTTAAATGTTATTGTAGATGCCACTAATCTTAATCAGAAAACTATTGATAAGTTAACTAAACTCGCTACTGAACTAAAGGTAGACATAGAGTTTAAAAAGTTTGTTATTTCATTTAATGAAGCGTACTGGCGTGATACGAAAAGAACTCGTAAAGTAGGACTGGCAGTATTACGTAGGTTCTTTAATACATATTTTCCTGATATGTCTCAGGAAATTGTAAACCAAGAAAAGGAATCTCCAGCTAAAGAAAGATTTATTCTTAAACAAGATGAAACTCTTCCTCATGCTATTATTTGTGATATTGATGGAACTTTATCATTAATGAATGGAAGAGGTCCGTTTGAGTATCATCGAGTAAATGAGGATCTTCCAAATAATCCTGTCATTGATTTAGTTAACTCTTTATCAAAGATATATCAAATTATTATTGTTACAGGTCGTGAAGATACCGAAGTATGTAGGAAAGAAACTCTTAAATGGCTGAATAGATATTTAACATGTAGCGATTTTTTATTCTATATGAGAAAAGAAAAAGATTATAGAAAGGATGCTATTGTTAAGACTGAAATTTATAATGAACATATTAAAGATAAATATTGTGTAGCTGCGGTATTCGACGACCGAGATGCTGTTATAAAAACTTGGAGAGAATTGGGACTTTTAGCCAATCAAGTATACTACGGAGATTTTTAGTTTGATGATATTTAATAATTTTGTAATCAAAATAAACTATATTATTTTTGTGTATAAAATACTATATTATGAATACAAAATTAACTAAAGAACTTTTTAAACAAGTTAAAACTCTTAGAGAACAAGGATTGAGTTTTTGTAAAATTTCCGAGATAGTACACATTGATAGGAATATTATTAGTACCTGACTTAAAACAAATCCTAGTGCACTAAAATTTAAAGAAACCCTGTTAATAGACCAGTCTCATAAGAAATGCTGTAAGTGTGGAAAGATTAAAGATATTTCAGAATTTCAAAGAGGTAGAAGAGGAACATCTAAAGAATATATTTTTGATTATTGTAATCAGTGCAGAAGACATCAGATATATGAAAATTTAAATTCTGATTTTAATAAGTGGTTTAAACAGAAGTATAATAGGTGAAAAAACGAAGCAAAAAGGAGAGGAATTATATTTACTATTACTTTTTCTGAACTTAATGATATTTATCTGAAACAAAATAAATTATGTTTTTACTCAGGCACATTAATGACTTGAGGGGTTAATAAGGGGACCACTGACCGAAACATTATATCTATAGACAAAGTCATTCCCGAAAAGGGCTATATTTCTGGCAACGTTGTTTTATGTACTAATAGATTTAATACTATTAAAAATGACCTATCTCTTGAAGAACTGAATAAATATATTCCTACATTTTATAATAAAATAATGAATTGTGAATGATTAAATATATAAAAGATGACTGTTGATGAATTTAATGATAAATGGAAGAACCATTTAGAAGAAGGATTTGAAGGATTGGAGTTTAGTGATGCTGAAGGGAAGGTTGTGGATTGGTTAGATAAACATTTTGTTTTATTTGAATTAATAAATCCAGAGTTTACTTATGCGCAAATTAAACTCAAATTTGGAATGACCAGAGTATATCTTCAAGGGCTTCCTAGTACATGCGCACAAATAGCAGAAGATGCAATAAATAAAATTATGAAATGCGAACTTTAATTAAATTATATCAGATGCTTTATATAGGAGTATGTAGGATGAATTACTACATTACTCCTATATATGAGCCTATTCTATTATTTATTAGTTCTTATGTCTAAGAATATTCCTGATAGCTGTTGAGATAATGATCCTTCAGCACCTTGGAATGATATACAAGTAACTTATAATTATAGGTTATATGTAAATCTCGATGGTATTCTATTTGCTTCCGAAATTATAAGAGAAGCAACTACATTTGGTCACTTTGAAATCAAATCTCCAGATGATTGGTCTTTTCTTGAAAATGATATTTATCAAGTTATAGAAGATAATCTTGGGGATGAAATTAAGGAATGTAACTACAAGATTGACTTATTAAACTGAAGCTATAATGAATAAATATGTAATTGTAGAATGACCAGATATTCAATTTTTAATGACTGAATCTGGTTTTAACGAACATGCCTGTCTCATTAATGATGATGAATGAGTGTCTAAATATGGTTCTTCTGCATACTTTGTTGAAGAAGAATGATTAAATAGAATATCATATGAAAGCTAAAGTTAAAGGATTTGATCTTGAAGTTGAACCAATGACAAAATATGATTATAATGATCGTATTTTGAAACTTCAAGTACAACATAGAGAAAATAAGAGAATCAATGGATTCTATTGCAACTGGAATGGTTATAAGTTCTGAATAGATGAAATTGATTTTAACAAGATATATACTATTGAAGAATAATGATATACTTAGTCACTAACGCTCCAGCCTTAATAAAATCCACTAAATATACTTGTATTTCTGTTAAAGAAGCTTTAAGTATGTTGGAAAGGTTAAAGATTGTTGGTGTGGATACTGAAACTGAGGGTTTCGATGTCTATACTAAGAAACTGTTATCTCTTCAGCTAGGATGCTTTGATTTTCAGGTAGTTATTGATTGTACAACAGTTAATGTTTTGTTATTTAAAGATTATCTTGAATCTGAGCGATTATTTCTTTTTTGAAATGCAAAATTTGACTTAAAGTTTTTGTACTACTATGGAATTATTCCAAGATATGTATGGGATGGATATCTTGCAGAGAAGCTTATGTGGCTCGGATATCCTTCTGGTATGCATGGAATGGGTCTTAAAGATGCAGGAATAAATTATCTTGGAGTAGAACTGGATAAGACTGTTCGAGGTCAAATTATAAATAAGGGTTTAACAGAAGATGTTATAGTTTATGCTGGAACAGATGTTAAATACCTAGAACCTATAATGGAGAAGCAAAAAGAAAAACTTAAAGAACAAGGACTTCTTGATGCTATCCGTGTTGAAAACGCATTTGTTAGATGTTTAGCTTATATTGAATTCTGTGGAGCTAAAATTGATCCAGAGAAATGGAAAAAGAAACTGGAGAATGATTCTAACTTATGTGAAGATTTAATCTGTCAACTCAATAAATGAGTTGAAGATAATATGGGAGGTAAGTATACAACTGTAAATAGACAAGGTGATCTGTTTGATGGATTTGATACTCGTCCCAGATGTCATATTAATTGAAAGAGTGCACAACAAGTGATTCCTCTTTTTGAAGATCTTGGTTTAAATCTTTCAGTAATTGATCCTAAGACCAAACGTCCAAAAAAGTCTACTGATATTAAAGTTATAGGACCACAAGCTTCTAAAAGTCCATTGATTTCTATATTTATGGAGTATAAGAAAGCTGCGATTTTAGTAGATACCTTTGGTGAAAAGTTTTTAGATCTTATAAATCCAAAGACTAAACGCATTCATGCTAATTTTAACCAGTTAGGCACTGATACAGGCCGATTGAGTTCAACTAATCCGAATCTTCAAAATCTCCCAAGTGATGCTTTAACACGTTCTTGTTTCATTGCAGAGCCAGGCAATAAATGGATTTCAGCTGACTATTCTGGCCAAGAAAGTTTTTTAATGGCATCCATTGCCAATGATAAAGCTATGCTTGACGAATTAGTGAATGGTTCAGGAGACTTACATAGCCTAACTGCTAAAATGGTATTCCTTGAAATTCCAAGAGACACTCCACTTAAAGCAATTAAAACAGAGTATCATCATCTAAGAAAAGAAGCAAAGGGCTATGAATTCTGTTTTAATTATGGAGGAATGGATAATACTCTTGTTAGAAATTATGGAATTTCTGAAGAGCGGGCCAAAGAAATCTATACTAACTACATGGAGGGTTTCTCAGGACTGAGAGACTATCAAAAGTTTAGAAGAAGGGATGTAATGGAAAAAGGATATATACTTTTAAGTCCAATTACTGGGCATAAAGCATATATCTATGACTTTGCTGAACTTAAACGTCTCTGGAAAAAACAATGTGAGAAAGGATTCTGGGAGTATTATAGAGAAATGAAACGAGATGCCCCAGATTGTGAAACTGTACAAAATGTTAGAAAATTAGCAAAAAGACGTGCAGAGTCCGAGAAACAGTCAATCAACTACCCTATTCAGGCCGCTGGCGCCCTTACATTCAAGTATGCGTCTATTTTTCTATTTAAATATTTACAGGAACATAATTTATTGTTTAAAGTAAAGTATTGTATACCTGTGCACGATAAACGTTGTTGTGCTTAAACTATGTTAATTGCTGGAAACCCCTAAAGACAGAAAAACTACAAAAGTAAAGAAATTCACTTTGAATGTTAAAAATTTTCTGTATATTTGTACATGATAATATATGTATAACTAAATAGTATTTATTATGGTACCTACAAATAATGGGCAATCAGCAGCTCTAAACCTAAGTAATGAACAAATTCAAGTATTACTTACTGGTAAATTCGGAGATGGATGTTTATCCACTCCTAAATCATGTGTTGATAATTCACTATATTCTTCAAATTCTATTCATGAAGAGTATGTTGATTTTAAAATAAAATTATTGGGAAACTTAGCCTCTAAAAAGAGTCGTATATCTTCTAATGGATATGCTAAAACTCCTATATGGCAGTTTCATACACATGTTAGTCCAGATATTACTAAAATAAAAAATATGGATATTGAAACAGCTCTAAATCTAATGGATGATTTAGGTGTTGCACTATGATTTTATGATGACGGAAGTCTTCATAAAACAAAGTTATTTTATAACTTAAATACTCAGGCATTTTCTCAAGAAATTAATCAGGATTTGTTTGTTCCATTTTTATCCAAATTTGGCATTTTTGCCAAACCAACTATAGAGAGAAAGAGAGATGGCAGAGAATTTTGGTACCTTAGAATAAGCCGTTACGAGGGTGCTTATGAGATTACTCAGTTATTAAATAAATATCCAGTTCATTGTTATAATTATAAGGTTTGAAGTTCAGAGACTATCCAAAATTGGAGTAAGCTGCAAGAGCAGTTGAAAAGCATAGATGCTACTAATCTTTCTATACGTTCTATAGCAGCAATGTTAAGAAGGATTGAGCATAAGATATAGTCCCATCTTATATGAAAATATAAGAGATATATCGGAATCGGATATATCGTAAGAATAATGGAAATTAATCTTGAGGCTCCTGCGGAGATTGCAGAAGAGATAGGAAAAGTTCTTGTACAATGTATGGAGAAGGCTGGTGCAGTATTTTGTAAAAGAGCTAAGCTTAGTGCTGATTTGACTATTGGAGATTATTGGATACATGAATAATTATAAATATGATAAAATTAATTAAATTTGGAGCATCATGGTGCGGTCCTTGCCGTGCCATGATGCCTATTCTTGAAGAACTCAAAAATAAAATAGAAATAGAAGATATTGATGTGGATGAAGTGGATCCTATTGTGTTAACTAACTATAAAATTAGAAATATTCCTGTACTTATTTTACTACAGGATAATAAGGAAGTTTGGAGGCATGTAGGAAGTATTTCTAAAGTAGAATTAGAAGATAAAATTAAAGAATATGAGGCTAATTAAATCATCTTTTGAAATACTTGAACAGGAATCGGGTATTCAAGGAATATATAAGCAAATTGAGAGAGCAGGGAGAACGTGCTACAAATCAGAGGATCGTATTACAGAGGATTCTGCAGAGAAATTTGTTAATATGATTAAAGATAGACAGCATACAGCTATGCTTGAGCATGGCACTGTATATCTTTATATTCATAAGGATCATGCTTACAATGTAATAGGTGATAATTGGGTAACTGAACAATACCTTTCTAATTCTTACTCAGTTATTAATATAGATTCTTATGGTAATTATCATATCACAACTAATTACAGAGTTTTATATGAAAATGACTGGCTTGACGATTTAAAATATCTCTGTGAACCTACTGAATATCATGAAAAACGAATTACAGTAAAGTTTATTTGTGATCGTGGTGTCTCCCATGAATTTGTAAGGCATAGAGTATTTTCCTTTGCTCAGGAATCTACCCGTCAAGAAACAATGGCGGCTTAAATAAGTAATTATTTATGCATAACCCAGTGAATTGCTGGAAGGCTAAAATTTATTAAACTTTTCTACAAGTTTGGATATATCCAAATTTATCATTAACTTTGTTACAGTAATAAATATAAAATTTTTAAGCTATGAGAAAAATGGATATTAACGTAGGTGATAAATTTGGAGATTGGACTGTAACAAATATAAATGTTCTATCAAAGAATAAAAGTAGATATGTATTATGTCAGTGTAAATGTGGCTATATGGGAGAAGTTAATGCCTCAGCCCTTAGAACTGGAAGGAGTTCTAGCTGTAAATCCTGTGCCAAAAGGAAAAATACCACAATTTTAAAAGTAGGAAGTAAATACAAACATTGGACTATACTAGAAGGTCCAATATACAAAAATTCTACTGCTTATTACAAAGTTAGATGTGATTGTGGGACTGAAACCTATAAGTTACCTATAGAACTTCTTTATAAAGATAGGGACTTTCAATGTGAAAAATGTGCTCATAAAGAGAATATGGAAAATATTAGAAAGAAAAATGGAGAAGTTGGAGAACTTACTAAAACTAAATATACTAGGCTTAAGAGGTCTGCTGAAAAGAGAGCTTATGTTTTTGAGGTTTCTATAGAATACTTATGGAATCTATTTCAAGAACAAAAACAAATTTGTGCTATTACTGGGGATTATATCCCTAATATAGAAGAAGCTTCTCTTGATAGAATAGACTCCTCTAAAGGGTATATTGAAGGTAATGTTCAATGGGTAACTTATCAAGCTAACTTAAGTAAACATGTTATGACAATGGAACAATTATACGAGTTTTGTAGAAAAGTATTAAATCATGCTAATCAGCAGCCAAGCCAGAGGTTAACAACTCTGGAAGGTTCAGAGACTAATTGATGAAACTATGTCTAAAATAATTTTTGAATGTCCTGTATTGCAGGAATTTTGGGACAAATATATAGCCAATAGAGATTGGAATAAAACTTGTAAAGAGATTAGTACAATTCTTGATGGCTTAGAGTATTTTAGTGTAGAATATAATTCAAACACGAGTGCTGGACATCCTTTATAGGATGATGATATAGTCCGATACTCTTCTGAAAAGAAGAGAGTTAAGGATAAAGAGCCTTAATGTAACAAATGTATTGTAATTATAGCAAAGATAAGTTTGGTAATGAACTTACTTTTATTATTCCTTATTGGACAAATATTCCAGAAGGACAAAGTTATTGGCATGATGGCATTGGGTATCGTGTAGGAGCAGATATTCAAAATAAAGATTTTGGATATATTGAGAAGTCTCCAAACTATTTTAATTTCTTATCTTCTTTAGAAGAATCAGAAAAATGTTATCTTAGACTATTAAATGAAGGATGGGTTCCTCAACAAGCTCGTTCTATACTTCCAAATTCTCTCAAAACAGAGTTAGTAATGACTGGAACCGTTGAACAATGGAAGGGATTCTTCAAACTAAGATGTGATAAAGCAGCACATCCTCAAGCTCGTGAACTAGCTATTCCTTTGAAAGAGGAATTCATAAAAAGAAACTTAATAAATAATTAATATGGAGATAAATAAATATGGATCTGATTAAAGCTTGTAAACAACTTGTAGTTAAAGATCCTTTTTATGGTTTATTTCTATTATCTTTAAATAAATATTATTCTAAAGATGATGCAACAGCATGAGTTGCAAGAAACGGGATTAACTATGAATTATGTGTTAATCCCGATTTTTGAAATACTTTAACTGATGATGAGCAATTAGGAGTATTAAAACATGAGCTATTGCATATTGCATTTAAACATTTGTTAATGCAAGAATCTTTTAATGATAAAAAAGTATTCAATATTGCCGCTGATGCAGAAGTAAATCAATATATTGATGTTCTTCCAAAAGATGCTATTGATATCAAAAATATTGATCCCATGCTTCCTCCAAAAGCAGGAACCAAATACTATTATGAATACCTTTATAAAGATAAGAAAGACTCCTCTGGGGGGCCGAAAAACCATAATCATTGAAAGGATTTTTCTGATTTATCAGACGCAGAAAAAACTTTAATTAACAATCAAACTGACCACATTGTAAAACAGGTTGCAACTCAAGTAATTAAATCTAGAGGAACTATTCCTTCCGAGCTGAAAGAATATGTGGATAAATTGTTTAAGATAAAACCTTCTATATTTAACTGGAAGGCCTATTTTAGACGACTTTTAGGATTTGCTATTGATGTCTTTGTAAAAAAGACACATCGCAAAGTATCTAAACGGTTTGAGGGAGCTGCGGGTATTAAACTAAAACATAAACATGATATTTTAGTTGCCATTGATACCTCTGGTTCTGTTAGTACTAAGGAGTTAAAAGATTTTATTAGTGAGATTTATCACATCTGGAAAGCTGGGGCAGGTGTTGATGTAATTGAGTGCGACGCTAGAATACATAGAATATATCCATTCAAAGGGACTTTTGATGGTACATTCACTGGTAGAGGAGGTACAGACTTCAAACCTGTTATTGACTACTACAATCAATGTAGAAAACAATACTCTACTTTAGTATTCTTTACAGATGGCTATGCACCTACAGATACTTTTAAAGTAATGAAGCAGATGATCTGGGTAATTACCTCTAATGGTAATAGAAATAATCATTATCCAGGTTACAGTATGTTTATCCCATCTGATAATGGAGCTGAATAAAGTTAATTTAGAAGAATTTAAAACTATATTTCAATATATTATTGAGAATAACAAACGTTTAGTGGAAGTTGGAAAAATTCCCACTGCAATCTCATTGGAAGCCGATTCAGGAATTGGAAAGACTTCTACAATTTTACAAATAGCTGAAGAACTGAATATGGGATTCATCAAATTGAATCTTTCTCAGTGTGAAGAATTAGGTGACCTAATTGGATTCCCCATAAAAGAGTATTATGTATGTTCTGATGAAGGTGAATGTCAATGAGTTTCAAGTGATTTGCTGGCATACTATCTTCAAAATGGATACAAGGTTCAGAACTTAACTCGAATGTCTTATGCGCCTCCTACGTGGATGCCGAAAGAGGATAATGAAAATGGATGTATATTGCTTTTAGATGATTACTCGCGTAAATTAAAATAAATACAATTGTATTTGTATAATCGTCAAATAAGTATTATATTTGTATATAAATATTATATTAATATGATACATCTATTTTCAGAAAAATTTCCTTTAAAATATAATGTACCTGGTATATATTATATTCAAATCAATTCTCATTCATATGTAGGAAGCTCAAATCAAATTATCAGAAGGCTTAGAGAGCATAAGAAAAAATTAACCCACAATTATCATGATAATAAGTTTATGCAAAGAGCTTATAATAAATATAAAGATGGAGGTAAAATTTATTATCAGATACTTGAAATTTGTAGCCAAGATGAATTAAAAAATAGAGAAAAATACTGAATTGATAAACTACATCCTGACATTAATATTGTTCAAGATCCTACTATGGAAAATACAACTTGTTTATACAATAGTTCTGGAGCTAAACCTGTATATCAATATTCATTAACTGGGGAATATATAGGAGAATTTCCCTCAGTCAGTGAAGCAGGAAGACAACTAAATAAGAATTCTCGTATTATTAGCCAGGCTGCTTCAGATAATTCTGTTTTTAAATCTGCTCATGGTTATCAATGAAGTTATCATAAAGTTGATAAAATGCCTTATTATGTTAATAATAGTAGTAAGGCAACAAATAAAAAAGTAGAGATCTTAGACACTGTTTCTGGATTAAGTAAAATTTATAATAGTATTGCAGATGCAGCAAGAGGTATCTGTGAACCTCAAGATAATTTTAACTCTATTTGTGCTTCTATATCAGGAATTTGCCGCAATAAGGGTAAATTAGTAAAACATAGGTATAAATGTAAATATTTATAAGTGCGCGAGTAAAATTCCGTGAATCTGGGAAAATCCTATAGGACAACCCTAATCCAAGCTTTATAGAAATATAAAGAAGGATCAACGACTAGTAGATACTGTCTTAACAGGCGATGCTGAAGAGAATGAACTACCACGAGTGCGGAAGTATAACCTATATGTATCAACATTTAGTGGTTATATAAGATATAGTCTGAACTATATAGCAATATATAGAGGTAAAGGATAAAGAGCCTTTACGATAACAATAACGGCTTTGCCTATGTTCTTGCAGGCGACTATGGAGCTTATTGATAGAGGTGAATATATTTCTTGGAAACTTCCAAAGAACTGTACTATAGTATTAACTTCTAATCCTGATAATGGAGACTATAATGTTAGTACTATGGATAATGCTCAGAAAACTCGATATATTAACTTTGAAATTGATTTTGATGTTAATGTGTGGGCACGTTGGGCTGAAACTGACAAATTAGATTCCCGAGCTATTAACTTTGCATTATTATATCCTGAAATATTTGAAAAAGAGGGAAATGTGCAGAAGATTAATCCAAGAAGTTATGTTACCTTCTGTAATGCTATTTCTGGTTTAAAGGATTGGAGCACCTCAGCAAATCTAGCAATGATTCTTAATATTGCTAAAGGATGTTTTACATCTAAAGAAAATATTGTTGGAAACTTATTTACTACGTTTATTGCTAATAAACTGGATAAGCTAATTGCTCCTAAAGATATGCTGTTTGAACCTTGGGATACTGTAAAAACTAAAATTAAAAGTTGTGTATATGATAGTAATGGATATCGTCCAGATATAGCTTCTGTATTATCTACAAGATTACTTAATTATAGTCTTTTATATTTCGGAGAAAAGGGGGCCAAAACAGAAGTAGTTCAAGATCGATTGCTTGAATTTATCAATTCTCCTGAACCTTTACTAACTGAGGACTTATTGTTTCATTTAATTAAAACAATCACTACAAAGTTTTCAGGAAGAGCAAATAAGTTAATTATGAATCCTAAAATCAGAGCTAAAATTTTATAATATGAAATTAAACGGAATTGATATTGCATTTCTTGTTCCTTATAGGAGAAATAGTGGATCAGCAAATTTATGTAAATGGTCTTTATATCATTCAGAAAATATGCGTTTTTCAGTTAGAACTTCAATGGTGCTACATACCCCTGAAGAAGTAAATACTGCGCTAACTAATAAACTTACAGATCTATCGGATGTAACTAAGCTATATTTTGACTCTAGTTCAACCTATCCACGGTTCAAAATTAGAGATACAAAATTTCAAAGAGTTATTAAGGTAGCAAGATGTGATGCTGCTATAATTCCAGATTCTCTTAACTATTATCCTAGTAGTGGAGAGTATTATTTATTTGAATATGTTAAAGAGGATCAAACTAAAATAATTTATAGCATTTGCCCAAAATTGTTTAAAGATAATGATTCATTTATTTATAATAATGTTTGCTCTCAGGGAACAGACTTTATAGATGGCGTCAAAACTATAAATACCTTACCTAAAGGTTCCACTTTGATTTATAGTGGAAAGTTAGTATTTTGTGATGAAACCTATACAGAAACAATTGATAATATAGTTTCTGTATATCCAAAATATGCAAAAGAAAGTACTCTAGATAAACTAGTTAATGGCACATTGGAAAAGATTACCGAAGAAAGTATCTTGTCATTAAATGATATGCTAGCATCAACCGATGATACTACTGTGGAACTGGGATTAAAAATTTTACAAGGAATGAATGTTACAGAAAGCCCTGCTGCAGTAACATGTTTATTATATGGGAATTTCGATAATATATTTAAGAATAAAGCCATGGGAACAACAGGAGTATCTCAAGTTTTTAAGTCCTTAAATGTAGATACAAGATATATTTCTCATGATCCTATTACTGGAATAGCTAGAGCGTTAGAGTTAAACACTTGGAAAAATGCAACACCTGAGGATAAATCTTTAACATATACTTTATGTAGGGGCATCCTTTCTAATTTTTATAGAGAAAAAGATAAACAAGTTATGAATACTCTTCATAACCTCCCATTTAAAATCAAAACATATGTCGACTAGGAATATTCTATGTATAGCTGGTTTAAAGGGAAGTGGTAAGGATGAGAGTGCTAAAATGCTTCAATTTTGTTTGAATTCTCCAAGATGAATGCAAACATATTGAATGTATAAACATTGTAATATCTTTACAGAGGGAAAGTTTAAGATTTGTAGATTTGCTGATACTTTAAAATGTCTTCTTTCAATACTCCTTAATGTTAGTGTTGAAAGATTTGAAGATAGACAATTTAAAGAGGACTATTATATAGATTTCAGTACTTTAACAATTCATCATAAGAATTTTGTAGAAAGAGAAAAAATTCTAGTAGATAATAAGTTTTCAAAGTTAGCTAAGGATCTTAATCCTTCTTTAACTGAAGATTACTGACTTTCTATTAGACAGGTTTTGCAATACTTTGGAACTGAAATAATGAGATATTATTTTGGGGATAAATTATGGATTTTAACTACATATGAGCAAGAGTGCAAAAATATGATTATCTCAGATTTGCGATTCCAGATTGAATTTGAAGAATCAAAGAAACGAGGAGGGAAAGTTATTTATATCCATAGACCAGAGTGTAAAGCAGGCTCTCATGCCTCAGAAAGAGAGCTTTTAACATTATATGGAAATGGAGATTATGACTATCTGATTAATAATGATGGTACATTATCCGATTTATTTTACAAAATAAAAAATATTAGTAAACTATGCCTACAGAAATAAAACGATGTGGATATTGCGAAAGCAATAAAATTGAACATGAGTTCCAAGACACAAAGTATGGAAAATATGTTCGAGTATTTAATCTTAAAGAATCTGGAAAAGGTTCTAATTGCACTGTGTGCAATGGAGGATTAAAAGTTAAAAAATAAATTAAAATACCCCTACTTGCTATATGCAGGTAGGGGTATTTTTTTTTAACTCTCTTCGGTTAATTTACGTACAGCTGGACGTAAAGGTTTAAACATACCGACGGAATTAACAGTTCCAGACAGAGCTGCTTCAGCTATATTTAAATCATCATCTCCTGCAGCTCTTAAAAAGTTTCTTGCAGTAGTTTGTAAAATGTTAAATGAAGGAACTTCCCAAGTAAATAAACCTTGATCTAAAAGTCTTAATACAGAGAAATCTTGAGTAGATTGATCTGCTATCCAGTATAAATTTTGGAACATAGAACCAGCATTTTGAAGTTGCTTTTTATAGCTAATTCCTGTTACTTCTGGATCATCAAAAAACATCATTCGTATTAATGTAATAAATAAGGTTGATAATAGAAGGTCATATAAGCCTTGAAGTACATTTGAATGTCTAATATCCCCCTTCTTACCATAATCCTTCCATAATTTTTTATACACAGAAGTATCACCATTGCGAAGAGCTTCATATGTACCTATTCCCAAATCTTTAAACAAGTGAATATAGGATTGAAAAATTCCTTCCATATATGCACCAGTTCAGCCCAGCTTTGGTTTTGCATCTGCTGCATATTGTTTATACTCACCTTCTAAATCCTTGTCATTTACTATACGTACTTCTAATGGACTGTTATTTATTGCTATAGACCATAGTTTGTTTCCTGAAGAATCAGTTAGTTGTTCATAACTACCTCTGGCAGTTTGATCTGTTCGCACTTGGAAATACATCATTTTTTTAGCAGACATGAAAGCCATAAATTGCTTAAAAATTCCTCCGATAGCAGTCTTAAAGAACCATGCTTTCACTTCTTTGTCGTAGTAACCAAAGGACATGTCAGCAAAAGACTTAAAAGAGTTACGTTGTAAATTTGTATATGCTTTAGGAAGATTAGGAACTTTACCTGGTTCTGGACTTGGAATTTGCTTAGCTACTCCTAATTCTTTATTCATATCATCCCTCATAACCATATATAAAGCTTCCTGTTCATTAAACTTTGTTTTTAATTCTTTAGGTACTTTACTATAGTCTCCTTTATACTTCACATAAATATCAAACCTTTTGTCTTTTGCCATATTGTACTTTAATTCCCTTACTCCATCCTTAGATTCTACTAATTCATGAGCATCCCAACAACCATCATGGATCATTTGAGCAATGAACATTGACATTCTATTCCAATAATCAGGAGCAGTTAAAGACCATGACATAAACCTATTGAATGTTGCAAATACACCAGTTTTATTAGAAGTTGCTTGTTCTGGAATTTCAGTAATTGACATATTAGCCATTCCATAGAATTCATTAAGAAGTTCTACTTTGGTAACATTCATAATAAAGTTAGGGACATCTCCAGTTAAAATACCTAAAGCTTTAATATATTCTCCCACTCCAAAAGTATCCTTACCATAAGATGCAAACATAGCTTTACTTATATTTGTCCAGAAGCCCATGATAACCTCTCTAGGAACGTTCATTATATTCCAACCAAGGGCTACTGCTGATGCAGCTGCGCGAACTGGGGCAATTACTTTATAAGCAGTCTGAACTTCAGGGGCCATGATACTATCATTATATATAGCACTTTTTACATACTTTCTGACAAACTCTTCAAAATTAGGAAGTTCTTTACCAGTTACATAAGATTGGAATTGTATAGAATAAAGAGCCCCTTTTATCGCAGGTATAACTTCCATATCAAAGACTTTCTGAGACTCCATAGCTATTGTAAAAGTATCAAGTATTGTCTCTAAGTCCATAGAAAAGTTTTTAATTCCTCCATTCTTCTCAATAATGTCTCTACGAACATTTGGGTTCTTCCTAGATTCAAATTCATTATAAACACCTTGGAACAAGTCAGAAACTTTTTTACGTTCCTCTATTTGTCCTTCCAAAGTATCTTTCATCTGAACTGCCTTATTTCTAATCTCATCATATCATGAACGAACAGAAGGGAAATTAATTCCTCCTTTTGGATCCCTAAATTTATCTAAGCCATTAGCTCTAAGTAGAGGGATAAAATAATCTTCTCTATTAAACTGCTCTTCTTTAACATCTCTTCAAGAATTTCATTTATACTTCTTCTTGTCGTAGGAATATTTATTTAATTCGTAAAGAGTATATTTGATAAAATCCCTTTGAGCTGGGGTTAAACTTGTAGAGGTTCATGGGTTTTTTAGGATATAATCATCATCTTCTAATTCATTATCACTATTTCTTCTAAATAAATTAAAGTAATTAGAAGAACTATCTCCAACAACTAGATGTCGTATTAATCCATAATCATTTCCTTTTTTGAGTTTGGCTACTTGTGCTCTATTTATTGCCTTATATTCAGAGAAGGTTTCTCTGATTTTTCCAAATGCAGCGTCCACAATAGTTCTAATTATCTGGACATTTTCACTAGGAATCAAGTCCATGGAAGCTCACATTGCTCCAGAATTCCACCCATACATTGAAATATCAGACTCACAAACCATCTCTCTATTCTGATAGATTGCTAAGGCTTTTTCAATTTGATCCATTAATGTAGTTTCTGGACAGATAACATTAATCTTTCCAGGATTCTCAAATAATGCTGGGAAACTATCTTTAAGCTGTTGTCTAATTACTTTTAATAGCTCTACCTTTGTAGAATCTATTAAATCAGAAGATGCAGTTTTTATTTTATCTAACCCCGATCTTTTTGTAAGAACTTCCTTTAAAAGATTAAACTTATCCCCATCTAAAAGATTACCCATTTTCGAAGGTTTGATATTTTCTCCTACCTGGGAAAGTTGCTTTGTAGAATCTATAAACTGATTAAACATGTACAGCACATTCACTAAGGGATCAACAAATCTATCTTTAGACAGATTATTATTAATTCCCAGGAATCTGGTTGCTATCTCCATGTTATTAATCATATTAGCAGTAGTCATCATATATCCAACAGGGGCACCTAATTGTAGACATGCAACTGTTCCAAGTTTCTTACCACTTCCTTTTAATAGATCATTAGCAATTAGTAAAGATTTTACTATTTCTATGTTACCAATAGTTTTTAAATTTCTATCTCCTACAACATTAGGAACATTTTCAAATAATTTGGCCTTCTTATTTGTAGAATCCCAAGGAATGTTTGGATTCAACGATAAACAATTTATAATGTCAATTCCAATAGGAGTTTCTATTAGAATCATATTATACTGTTTCGCAAGGTCTGAATTTATCACTTTTGCCCCAGAGCCCTTATACTTTAATAGAACTGCTGATAATTGGTTTATGATGTCTCCACTATTAGCTGCACTAGCAAATGAGGAAATGTCTTTATCACTTCTATTTAGGAATTCCCTTATATCACTAACTAAAGTTTCATATTGGTTATCAAATCTATTACCAGAACGTTCGACAATTTCCTGAGCAACTTTATCTATTACAGAATCCAAGTTTTCCTTAGAAATTCCTTTAATAGTCTTTCTCTCAAGTTTTGCTCCAGTTTCACTTCATATATTATATGATAGATTATACTTGCCTTTATATACAGAATTCTCAGCATTTTTCCTTAGCTGTGTCTTTATATAATCAATATTAGCTTTTTTCTGACCTCTAGCTGATCCTTTTCCAAATAAGGATTCTATATTAGAAGCCATTGCCTCCAATTGCTTTGGATTTACTTCCAATCTTTGAATAGCTCTAGAAAATATTGGATCTAAGTTTGCATTAATATTACTATCTGTCTTTACGCTAGTTGAAAAAGATTTTAGAATTCCATTAGTAGCAGTCTTATCTTTTCCCAAAGTAATATTATATATATCAAGACCACTATCATTTACTGGAAGTCCTAATTTTCCCAGTAATCTTCAGTACATGGCTAATTGATATTTCGTCTTCAAAGTCTTTTCTGGTGCCCATTCAGAAATATCATTCCTTGAAACTTTTAAATCAATTATGTTAGGAACCCCATTAACAACTAGAATTGCATCCAGCTTACCCCTAATTTTCTTTTTTCCATTAACTTCAGAGTCTAAGTCAGCTGTTATACGTTGTTCTGCTAGCCAGGATACAGTGGGGGATTCTCCTCTATCTCTATACGTCCTTGTATAAACATCTTCAATGTCCTGCTTTGCCTTTACAACTCAGTTATAATAAGAGTCAAAGACTTGTTCAAGAGATGGGGAGGTTTCTGTACCTGCAATCAAATCCTGAATAACAGTAAGTGAATCAGGTACTTCATCATAATCCTCTCCATACTTTATCCTAAAAGTATCTAACAAATCAGTTACTGCGTTCCAGACCTTAGCTTTGCGAGTTGCTGTTTCCACAGGATTTTTAATAATCATCTCAAAAATCTTGTGAATAATCTCTCCTCGTAACATAGTATCTAGATTATTTCTATTTTCCTCCTGAGCATCTAAATCAAATTGGGTTAGTGTCTCTTCATCAAGTGTGAATTCAGAATCTTTAATCTGTTCCTGAAAATACATAAACCACTCTTTAGCAGGTCTTAGTTTAGCATCTTCTCTTCATTCCGAGGGTAGAGTATTATCGAAGTAAGTAGTTCTAATTAAGTCTATTGCTTCAACGTTATTTTCAGCTTCTCCTTTAAACATAGCATAAGCTCTAGCTATAGAAGTCTGAATAAGCACATTTAAATAGTTGTTAGTTATAAACTCAGGAAACAATCTCTTGTACTCTTCCCCTTTCAAAACTCTTATATTAGCTAGAGCAATACTAAGAGATATAGCATCACTTCTTTTGCCATACTCCTCAGTATCCCAATCGTTTAATTTGGTTTGAGTAAGTAGCTCTTTTGTAGCTTCCCAGGATATTTGATTTGCAGCTCTAATTACATTAACTGTTCCACTATGAGTATCCTGTACATTTACATATAATTCACTTTCTTTAGTAACAGGGTTTATCATTTCCTCTATTACTACATTTGTATCTTTTAGATACTCTCGAGCATCAGCTTCAGTATCAAATACTTTAAACTCTTCTTTTCCTTTAATTTTAACTATACATGCCATTATAACTCACAACTAATGATATATAAACCTTTATCTATTAACTCTTGAATAAAAGTATCTACTTGTTCTTCTGTTTTGCCATATTTTTCAAATAATTCTGCTCTATTTCTTTCAAGAGTATTTACAAAAATATCTCCGTTTGTGGAGTCCAATATATCAGAACTTAATTGGTCTATTGTAGACTGAACTTGTTCTGAAACTTCTAAATTTTCTTGATTGATAACAATATCTTTTAAAGTTCTTCAGAAAACTTTTGGGTTTGCCACTTCTGATGGTTTTTCAACAGCCACATCATTCAAATACATGTAGTAATTAAGTGCTAATTTAAGCTGCCTATAGGTGTCGGAGGTAGCTGTAACCTTTCTCCTCATTCCTATTTGTAATGTTGGAACTACATTTCCGTTAATAGTTGCTGTATTTACTTTAGCTAATTCCTCCTGGTCATAATTAAAAAATATAGTATCAAAATTAGTAACTCCAAATAAATCATGTAGGATTATTCTTAAATCAGATGTACTTAATATTTGATCCTCATTTTCCACTACTTTTAGTGTCAGCAACAAATCTTTTAGCTCTTTATTCCCTTTAGTAAATGTGATGGTATTTATTTTTTCAATGGGGTCCAATGTATAATCCCCATTTACAAACTCATCTCCTTGCTTAACATATATACCAGAAGAAGTACGTATTATACTCCCTTCTGGAAGAACAGAGGTTAATTCCTGCCCATTTACAAGAGTATTACTAAATATGGGTTCCTGATTGTTTCAATATCTTAATTTCTTTTTATCAGAACTTTTATTACTATAAAAATCTATAGTTTCTGTAGTATCTGAAGTAACTCCAAATCATTTTCTAAATAAATCTTCAGAATCTTTAGGATCCACCTTGATGTATTTCCCATTAACTATATTATACCAAGCTTTTCCAGCCAACAAATAAGATTTTCCTGAATCACTAAGAGTGAATGGAGTATATAGTTTATTTATTCTACTAATATCTAAAGTCTCTTCAGTTCCAGCATTCAGATTTAAAACTTTTATTGTGTTTTTCTCATCTCTTGACTGAACTATATAATCCATTCCTTTAGATTTAACCAAATACCCAACAACTTTTTTTGTATCTGTTTTTAGGATATCCTTAACCTCTTCTGTAGTCATATTTGCTGCAGATTCATAAGGAATGTATAGAGCAGCAACAAGTTCTGGAAGACGATTATTAGCTAGCCAAGTTAACTGTTTATAAATATCTTCTATTGAAGTATCCCCTTCTTTGGCGTATAATTTACTAATAATTTCAGAAACCCTTGAAGATCCCTCTTGCAATTCTAAATACGACTTATAAAGGATTTTAACTTTAGGTTCTTTATAAAAGAAGTTATTTCCTGTTAATAATAGAGCCCTTTGTTTAGTAAAGCCGTACCAATTTTTTGTATCCCCTCAACTTGGAATTACTAAAGCATTTCTTTGAAACTGATTAGCATCATATGACTCAAAATCATTTAGTGCCCAGTTTAATTCAGAATTTCCAACAAACTTATTTATAAACTCATCTTGAGATAGACTGGAGGTCAGTCCCCCAATATATAACTCTTGATTAGTCTTTTCATTAGATAGGGAATTCAATATAGTATCAAATAATGTGTACCTATCTACATTATCACCTTCAACTCAATATCCAACTGGAAGAGTTCCTCTGGTGATAAAGTTATAGATAAGTTCCCAATCTGAACCTTGTACAGACTCAGATTGGGGCTCATCATTCATTATTTTAAATATATTATCTCTAACTTTAATTTCAATACATGCCATACTAACATAATTTTATAGTTACAATACCTTTAGCAAAAGCACTTGATAATGCATTTCTATGTAATAATACTTGCATACCAAAGTTCTTAACAGATACAAATAAAGGTAAATATGTTGGATTCACAGCTCAAGATGGCCTTTTTGATCCCATAGAACCTATTAATGGATCGAATGAATCCTCATATATATCATACCCAGGAAGTTCTTTGTTTCTTCCAAAAATATCTTTTAAATCTGGAATTTTATTTACTTCCTCTAAATTTGCATATGTTGAAACTGCTTTATCATATTTATTAACGTATCTAACCCATTTTGAAACAATACTATCTGGGTCTTCGATATTAAGATTCCCATCTAAAAGCATTGTAATGGAATTTCCTCCTGCTGCATGCTTATTTACTAATAAATCATAGATATACATCCATTCGTATATAGAATGTCCATTTATAGTATCATTCTGAATACCATAAAAATTATTTTTTATAATCTCTATAGTATCTTCATACTGTGGATCTGATAAATTAACTCTGGACCCAATAAATGTGATTCTTTCTCCAAATAATGGATTATGAATAGAATTAGCTATAAGATTAGAAGCAAAACTGTTATTAGGATATCGTCTCTTTAACTCTGGAATAATAACCCTTTCTATATAGGGTTTCAGAGAAATTAACCCATCAAATGTATCTGTAGACAACACTATTGGAGTATCCGTTACAACCTCCTCAACAGAATTATTATTGTTGATTCTTTTCCAATATCTATTAGATTCATATTCAAATGGTTCACTTATAAAGAAGTCGAATATCTTTCTATCATTAACTAGTCTAAGAAGAGATCTTAACACAGTGTCATCAACCTGATAATCTCTTGAAAGATCTTTATAAGCGATTGTGTATGTATTATCAATATCCTTAGATAGTAATTGCATATTACGCTTAAACTGAATTGGAACTGAAAACATCTCCCTATAATGAGGAACTGAATTAATAATATCTAATAAATTAAAATTAATCTTAGATTGATCATAAATGCCAATTCACTCTTTAGCATACACTGGATCATTTAAAAATTTCTCAAAAGAAAAAGATCTTTTAGTTACAGCCTTTATAGTATTCTCAATCTTTAATTGGAATAAAAGAGGTGAACCAAATTCAACCTGAATTCCTCCATTAATTCCAAGAAGTTGACCTAGGCTAGTTAATTCCTCTGCTCCTGCAAATAATTTTTCAAGAACTTTTATTTTGGCAGAAAATTCTGAATTGTTTACAGGCTTACCTAAATATTCCCCATATAAAGTTTTTACTCTTGCTAGAGTTTTCTTTGTAGAGAGAATTTTGCTGATTTTACTTATGGAAGTTTCCTTATTAAAAAGATCTCCTCTACTAATAGTTATTAAAACATTAATTAAAGGGTCAGTAAAAATGGCAGCTGCCTGATCTAAATTCACCCCTAAAGATAAGCAAAATTCGTAAGCTGGCAAAATCTCAGGAGTAGCATTTAGTAAGTCCATTTTCATTTCCTTAGCATTATCCGTAGATGAACTGATAACACTAGAATTTATAGTTGTAGGAATGAAATCCCCTATTTTAGAACCTATAGGAACTAATTGTAGTTTTTCTGGACTTTCTCCTATGAAGAAAGAATGAATTTCTTTATCCCCAATAGTTTCTGATACTGTTTTTACATAAATTCCATCATTAAGATGAAGAGCTTCAGTTCTCTCATCTGTAACCTTAGTATCTATTGTCTCCCAGCCCTCAAATAAATTATAGAGATATTCATAAGATGCCAAATTTAGAGTTTGCCCTGGATAACCAAAACTTACAATATTTTTACTACCTGCTCTTCAATCTGCTGGCAAAGGTATTTGAATATAATTGGCAACATTATCCCCAGCTTCCTGTTTTAAATTATAGTAATAAGTTAAAGCATAAAAAGCTTTTTGAGCTACTGCAGAGATACCAATATCTTTTTTACCAACAGATGTAGTTTGATTAACAAAAATATCAGTTAAAGGATTAAGGTGATTTCTTTTAGCTGCTTCAAGGTTTCTGTCTTTAACAGTATCATTAACTGGGTCCATGGTAGTAGGATCAGTAGATGCCATTAATGTTCTTGGATCTCTATAAATTCCTTTAATCGATTCTAGAATATAATTTTGCATTGCTTGGATCTGATCTGAATTAGAATTCTCTAATCCAGAGCGTGCAACTAACTCATCCTTAATTATTGAAAATGCCCTCTCAACTCTTCTTCCAATTTCTTTAGGATCTAACCTTCCCCATGCTCTAATAGTGTCCTCATCAGCTGCTATATTTACTCTAGCTAAGTTATTTATGTCAAGCAAGTACTCTTTGTTTAACCTAATATCAGTTGTATCCAGATAACCAGATATTTTTGAAATTAAATTTGGAAGTTCTTCAAAAGTATTATTTAAAATAATATTTCCAAGTTCTACATTTATTTCTAATTCTTCATTAGATAGATTTATTCCCAAATCAGAGGTAGAGTCAATAATTGTTAATTCTCCCTCTTTCATTTCCTTATATATTCCATTTCTATCCAAAGCTGCCATTATAGCATATGCCTTATCAATGTCATAGTCACTACCCTCTAAGAATACATTCATATTCGGAACCATAGTAACATTGTTGCCCCAAGGTAGATACCCTGCAGTTTTTATAACCATAGCAAATGCAAGTGCTTGTGCAGGAATACGAGACATTACAGCGTCATTAGACTTTAGCCATGAATCATATTGTTTTCTAGCTACTCTATCAAATATCCGATCTACGTTATCCAAATTAAGATTATATAAATGTTTTCTAGATAATGTGTTATCACTTCTATAAAAAACGAAAGGATTAGAATCTAAAATAGTATTAAGATCTTCCTCATTAGTATAAATCATTTCTACTGTGATTTTACCCTCAGTATATTTATATAGTTTAGCATTATCAGGTCATTTGTATAGTTTATTTCCTGAAGCATCTAATCTAAATCCATCCTCATCCACAACTGGAATAGTTGATTTATATACACTGAGATCTAACAACGAGGGATCTGTAATTACCGCAGTAGGCTTTCCATTAGAAGCATACATTAAGTAGTTATATGGAACTACTATATTTTGAAATTTATCCTGTAGCTTTTCTTTAAAATAAGTCTCTTTCTTTTGTAAGATTTCAGATACATTCATTCCATCAATTCCAAAAGCATTTCTATAATTATTAGTAGTTAATCGCTCTTCTTCTTTAATAACATATTCAAAAGTATCCATTGGGGTAACTCCTTCTGGAAGCTCTTTATTTATAATTTCAGTGTTTTTTGAAGATATAGCATTAAGCACAACATCACTAAAATACTTTTGTAATGATTTCTTTAAATTAAATAATTCTTGGAAAGTGTAGGATTGTCCATTGTAATTAGTGGTATCATTTTTACCCATAGAGTCCAGGATATTAGAAATATCTGCAATTTGCTGCATGGTTTTAAAATGATACATACCAATAACCTCAGATCCATTAGTAATGAAAGCTTGTTTAGAACGTAAATTTCTAGGTAAATCAAGAGCTCTTACATAAGTAAATCCTTTAAGAATATTATCTCTTACAGCATTTAACTTATCCCAAGTATCAATAACTATTGGTTGACCACTTCTTGTTACAGGATTTACTAAGTAGTAGACATCTACAGGCATCACTTCATATGGAGATACTTTTTGGGCTTCTATGTAATCTTCTCTAATTAAAGATTTAGATTCATCTTCCCAAACTAAAGAACGTAAATAATCCTTGATGTTCATCTCTGAACCATCAGGAAGATATTTAATATCATCTTTAAAATAAGTAATTCCAGATTCATCCTCATATAACATACACATATTATGTGATGGTACTAAAACGTCACCTCTACCTGACCATAATCTTGCTATGAACTTATTAAAATAAGAACCTACAGTAGTATGTAGTTTTCCAAGCATTTGGTGGTCACTATAAGGAGCTTTGTATGGAGATGGTAATTTGGGGTTTAGATGTTGAATTTCCCTCATTAATTCATTAGCCAACCCCATAACATCCAATGTAGGATCAGCAAAGATTCTTTCAATCTTTTTCCCAAATAAATTATCCAGCTTTTCCTGAGCTATACGCCTAGCATTCTCATCCACCATTGACATAGGATCTATAAAAGTCTTTTCCTTTAAAATAGAAACCATTTTACTAAGATTCTGATAGATTCGCTTAACCTTTTCTGGAACATAGTTATTCTCAGTAATAAATGATATTAACTGAGTGATCTCATGAATTTCTCCATCTTCTGCACTATGGTCGGGATCCAATTGAATACCAAAGTTCTCAATATTCATTTTCATTGTATATCTCTTACTTAGATCCTTCTCAGCTACTCTGAGATCAACAACAGGTGTCTTTGCAGATTTTTGAGATGATGAGGTTGGGAAATAATGAACAATAGTCTTTTTAGCATATTGGTCAATATTGTTTTGAGAGTCTATACTATCAGTATTGTTAAGCCTCGTACCTAATCTATTCAATAATATAGTCATGGTATCCATAGATTGCTCTCCATAAACTCCATTTTCATCACAGCTATACTCACCTCCCAGAATATCTTTCCATATAGAATATAAGTTATTATTGGTAGATAGTACATCAGTAGCTCCAGTTACAGAATTATACTTCTCATATTTTAGGGTGTCAGAACTTTTATCATAAGTAACATTGGAAATTAAGTAAAGTACTCCATTTTCTTTTACAAAGATATCATCTAGCTCCTCAATTGTATTTCCATCATAATCAACAATTTCATTATCCTCATTAACAGAATATAAGGGATTTATTTTAGTTCCTTCTAAAGATAGTCTAACAAATAATAGAGGGTCAATTCCTCCTACAGCTGTAATATTGTCATCAGAGAACTTTCTAAGCCATGCATTATCGATGCTGAAGTCTGCCAGCTTAGAAAGGTACGCAAATCCTTTTTCAGGATCTAAAGAGTGCATTAGTAACTTTAAATCATTTCCTTTTGGTTTTACATCAGTTAATGATTGTTTAAGAAGATTATCACTAAATCTACATGAAAACATAGCACCGTCTGCTACTTCTAAAGAAGTTCTGAATCCTTTTCCAGAAGATGCATTACCAGAATATGCAAACATTTCTGCAACATCATTTGCTATAGTCATAGTATTAATCTGATTCGACAATCCGCTCAATACATTAGGCATACAGGAATGCATAGTTGCAGTTAGTGCAACCATACGCTTTACCATAGTTAAATGGGAACCAGAATCCATGCTAATATAATCCTTTCCTTTATTTTTGTGTGATAAGGGAACTCCAACAGTATTAGCTAGAATATTCTCACTTAGAACATTTTTTACTAAGAAATAGGTATATAAAGGAGATTTCTTAGCATCCTCTGTTAAATTTCCATCAGTAGTTAGAAGACTTCTTACATTAATTGTAGTTTTATCATCTAACTTGATTGTGGGCAAAATTACTGATAATTGAGATAAGAACTCTTTATATATAGAATCAAGAGGTGTTTTTTGATTAAAGAGCTCAACAGAAGCTACCATATAAGGAGAAATTTTAGCTACTCCTTTGTTTAAAATATAATCATGAACCATTGCTATGTTTTTATTTGTCCCGTATTGGTTATTAAACGCAAACAAAGCATCATTTATGGCACTCTCTCCAATACTATTTTTTTGTAGATATGTATTTATACTGTCGGATGCAGATAAAAGATCTTCTAAAGAGTTTTCTTTAGCATTAGCTTTAATATCTATTGTAAGAGGGATATTAAAAAGTAATACAAAATCCCTAATAGTGTTTGTTAGATTTTGCGCATAAATATTTCTAAGCTCACTCAATACTTTAGGTTCAATTTCGGAGTTATTTTTTCCAAAATAGTTCTTAATAGCTGTTGAGCTAAATTCAAATAAAGGAATCCTTGGTTTATCTGAAGGTGTAATTGCCTGTATTCTTATAATAGAATCTGAAGAATTTTTCCAACTATTCCAGAAGTCCTCTATAAAAGCTAATTTAAAAGCTTCTGGATTACTTAAATTACCAACATCCTTAATTACTTCCTCCCCATTAATAGTAGTTCTTACAGTTGAACGATAAATTGTTCTTAAAAATAGATTCTCTTCAGAATTCTTTTTATGTTTGAATAATATAGTTTGTTCAAATGGGGATATTGGAGCTTCTATCCCAGCTTTCTGATACTGTTGATTAACTTTTTCTTTTCTTAGCCTATTTCTATAAATCTGCTCCTGTACTGTTCCAGCAACACTTGACAATCCAATCATTGGGAGGGCTTTTCCTAAAACATTTTTAGAAGAACCTTTAATTGAGTACGGGTTATAAGCATTAATTTTGTTTAATACTACTAAGATTTTCCTAGCTCTTTTATCTTTACCTTGATAACGCTGTAGGAAATCAGAAAAGTGAGCATCAACTGTCTGGTTTTTAAAATCAACAATTTGCTGAATTGCTTCTTTAAATGCCCCAGCAGATGCAGCATCAATGTCAACAGACTCTCCAAATATTTGTTGGGAAACACTACTTAGAGTATCCTCAGAAACATTTGCATCCAGAATATACTTTCCACTATCAGTTCTAATGAAGACACCTTTGAACACTGGGTTATCTAAGTCAAATAATCCAGAACTAACATAATCACTTAATTTTCCGTATGCAGTAGAATTCTCATCTATTGAAAGACTTAAAACATTAGCCGTTCCAGATAGATTATAATCTATATATGTATTAGTTCTATATTTATCGAAGCTTTTTAAGAAAATATCCATAGGATTAAACCCTGTAAACTCTGTTAACTGTTTCTTGGAATTTTCATAAAAATCGGTAGCTTCTCCATCAGAATAAATCCATCTATCAAGAAAACTATGAAGAACATTTTGATAAAGCTCAGAATGAGCTCCAGTATTACTATATTTTCCTACTAAATAATCAATTAAAGAGTAGGGATTTTCCAGATACCCTATATACGCATCCTCAGGCATAGCATTAATCTCTTCAGAAATAGATGCAAAAAGAGTATTTCTATTTAAGGTTCTATTATTGAGCCTGTCTTCTACCTCTCCATCAGCGTTAAACTTACATAATGGGGTTGCTTTTAGCATGATTTCAAGCATAGCATTAAGCTCAGCCTCTTTATCATCAGTATCTTTCCAATCATTTCTAATATCATGCTTAACATTAAACTCATATAATCCAGAATCAGTATTATAATGAATTATGTCTTTAAACCAACTTTGAACAATAGTAGGAAGGTGATTTATAATTAGGTAGTTAGCTAATAGATTTGGGCTCTTAAAATATTCTTCTTTTTTTAATTCTATAGTTAAGTAGTTAACTAAAGGTGAAATAATATCATCTGTATAACCTGCATATCTTTTTGTTGTCTTAATTAATGCCTTTAATGAATTATTTAATTCAGAATCACTTCTGACAAGATATCCTGGCCCGCTCAATATACGTTCTAATATAATATTTCTAACTAGTTTTTTAGTCTTATTGTATGCTATTCCATTTAAAAGCCCATTATTGGAAAAGAAAGACATTAAGTTTTCTAAGGCATTAGGCCCAGCTGTATTAGTTTCTTCTGCAAATAATTCATTTAGTCTGTTTTGTACAAATGAAACCTCCAGTCCGTTTTGTCTGGAGATTTCATTTGCAACAGAACTAATTATTTGCTCCTGCGAAAGTTCTGCTGAGATATTATTTCGTATTCCCTGCAGTATTTCTCGTTCACAAAAATTCATAATTAATTAACATATTTTAATAACATTGTTATCTTCTAATATTACTTCTATTTGATCCAAACTTTGTTGTTCTGCATTTGATAAGTTAGGAATTTCAAATTTAGAACGTTCTCCATTTAGAATTTCAAATAATTGTGTTAATGCCATATTTCCAGTTTCAGGAGAATTCTCCTGTAGAATTCCAATTATTAAATTTATATTCTCGAGGACTTTTGGTTTTAACGTTGGCTTTTTGATCTCTGAAGTTTTATTTTGTTCTTTATTGCTTTTGTTTAAAGCTACTAAGGATTTATAAGTAACTACTTTTTGTTCCTCTACTGGAGAAGCTGCTATAGCAGGACCTTCTATTTCAGGACTTTCAACTGTAGGTGATACTTCTGTTACTTGTGAAATTTCCTTAAAGTCATCAGCAGTAAAAGTATCTACAACATGAGCATAAATCTGAGCTGGCTGAATTACTTTTGAATTAATATGGAAACTTGCTGCTTCTTGAATAGATAAGCTATCACCTTTGGCATGGATTGATAAACCATTATCTTTTAAAAGCTTTGGGAACACATGACCGCTAAATACTTCCAAGAATTTCTTGTTAGCATATTTAATTCCATTGGTCTTTTCTATGATCTTACTCCATCCAATTCCCATAGAATCAGTTACATAAATATCCCTTAGATAATTCATAAAGGCCTCACTCTGCAATAAGTTCTTATCATCAGTAATAAAATAATTATTACTAATTTTAAATTTATCTCCATATAAGGCAATTCTACTTAAATACTCTAAAAGGGTTTCCTCAGTTTGCTGTGCCCCAGTTCACACAGAGTATGCATTTACTAAGTCTTCTTTATATTTACTTCAATGCTTTCTAACATTTTCAGCATCCCTTTCATTAAAGTATCTTTCATTATTTCCCCATTTAGTTTTTGGATCGGAGATAATGGAACTTAGTCGTATTAATAATAATCCTAATTGATGTCCGATAGCAAGGTTATAAGCCCCTCTATTACGGCTTGTTGCTAAGATAGTATTTGTTTGAAGGCCATTAAGAGTATAATCAAAATCCTTCTCAGATTCGATTACTTCATTATCATAAGTTAATACCGAAACAGTCCACTGGGTTTTATTGGCTAGTAATTCTGCAATTTTATTTTTCTTGTCCTCAGGTTTCAGAGAATCATCTTTAAGGACTACTAATATACTTTCAAGTTGTTTGTTTCTCTCAAGTATCTGATTTAAATATAAAGTAGATTTAGTTTTTAAGTCTGCAGAAATATTTTGAGAAGTATCCCCAATATTTAAAGATACAAAAGAACAAAATCTTCCCTCTAAATCTGGAACAGATCTTGCTTTCCATTGTTTCTTCGGATCCTCTGTATTTAGTTTGCTTCTATCTAATGATAGTAATTCAGTTATTGGCCCAAATTCCTCAGGACTACTATATAATCCACTTTGGACAGCTAAATTTTCAAAACTACTATAATTATTCTTTAAATTAGATAAAGCTTCCAAAATTTGGTTAACAGGAACAATAGACTCATCCCCCTTTGCAAAATAAAAAGCAGCAGTAGTAGAAGCAAAGTTATATGCATCAGTTTTTGAGGTTTCAGATACATTAAACTTTCCACCCTGATAAACTATATTAATATATCCAGGATCGTTAGTTTCCCTATTCTGAATAGCAATAGGATTAATAGCCCTTGAAAAAGTAATCTTAGATGGGTCAATAGAATAGTACTTTGGTTCAACTTTACCACTAACTGAAGATTTCGCTAACTCTCCTATAACTGAGGCTGCTTTTGATAAGGCTAATCCTCCAGTCGTAGAAGTTTCAGGATTATGGAACATCCCTAAAGTAATATCTATAGGTACCCCTTCCACATTTACACTATATACAATTCATGGATGAACCCCATTTAGATATTTATCATCTCTAAATTTATTTCCAAGATTATATAAGTCTTCTGTTCTATTATATTGGACTTTAATCCTAAATTCCCCAGATTTCAAGTGTTCAGGTAGTAGTTTTTCATATACTCCTTTATTACTATGATCTGTAAGAATTTGATATAAAAGATTTCTCACTTTATAATATTCACCGAAGTCTATCCCTAATTGTTTAACATAGTCAGCGGTGAATTCGATACTTGGAACGAATCCAGGAGTAGCTTGAGCAATAGAAGTATTGACAGCAACCTTAACTGTTGGGATGGTAACTTTAGGAGTATCCTTTGCTTCATATGGAGCTACATCAAGTATTTCCATTCCATCAAGGACTTTCATTTTGAAATCCTTAAATGTTGCTATAGCTTCCTGGGTCAATCCGTTTACAATAGGTCTAAATTCAGACTTATCATTATGCTGTTCAACACTAGCTCTCCATACTTCTCCTCTTCCTTTAAGATTATCAAGAACAATAGGCTTTAAAGAAACAATTCCGTGTCTATGTCTAGTAAATATAGTATATAAATCCTTTAACTTACTTAGAGTTTCTAAAGTTAACTGAACATTTTCTTTTCCATTTTGGAAACTATTATCCACAATATTTAAGTCATAATCTGAAATAGTATAATCCCATTCCGATCCTTGGATTTCTCCTACATTAGAAGCAAAGGTTATCCCTGGATATTTACTACTGAAATTATCTTTAGATAGTTCCTTAACATTATCAGATAATACTAAGACTCTAGTCTTAGGATCTAAGTTATGTGAAGCAAAGAATTTTTCAATATACTCTTGAGTTAAAAGGGCCTCATCAAATTTAATTCCTTCTAGTTCAGTATCAGATTCATAGTAAATGAAATCAGATAAGTTATCAGTTCTTAACTCCTGAGAACCATAGGAATTAGCTTCAAATAATTTCTCAAAGTTTAAATTATTTCTTCTAGAAATATCAGTACTAGCTCGTTTGGATTCAGCTAATTGTAGAGTAGCATTTGCATAAATATAATCTATATTGTCAATACTTCCATGCTGTTTAGTATCTCCAAAATATGCAATGTCTATATTATACTTTGAGCATAATTCATCTAAGCTAATTAAATCTGCAGATGAAATATTAGTTGCTTCATCAACTATAATAATGCTATTTTCATACTTGTTTCTAAAAGTATCTACATTAGAAGAATCATTTAGTAATTCAGAAATTAAAGTAAATTCCGAATTTTCTGGAAGAACTTCAGATAAATTTTTTACTTGCTCTGCATTGTTTGCTGCAAATATACAATTTTTTTCTGGATTAACCGCCTTCAGTATTGAGTAAATTGAAGGGATTATTGCAGAAGTTTTACCTGTTCCTCCAGAACATGTTGATTTAATTGCATTATAGATAACTTTTGGAGTTCCAGGAGTAGAATTTCAAGTTTTAGCTACAGTATCAATCCAAAGTTTTGCATCCTCTTTATCTGCTCTTAAAAAGAACTTTAACACATGAGTAATTACTTCTTCTTGAGAATCAAATGGACATTTAGAATCGTTGGCTTTAACATATTCCTTATAAGCCTTATTTACTAAATCAGTATTTCCATATGAAGAATTCATTAAGTAAATAAAGAAATCCTGGTCTGCAAATGGGATTTTGTTATCTGTAGATATAATTGAAGTATCTGTATATAATTCTGTGCCTGAAGTTTTTAAGTTATCAACAATCCAATTAATTAATTCCAACTTACTTTCTGTATCTAAACTTTTATATAAGCCAGAAAAACGTCTTTCAAAGTCAGATAACTGATTTCTATAATCAACCCCAACACTAATAAAAGCATCATCTCCCTTTAAATCGGAGATATCAGATAACGTAACAGAATATCCTGCAAATAAAGTATCTTTAACAAACTCTGGGGCATTTTCCCAGTTCATCATGGACTGAATACTTTGCAGTTTTGCATGACTTAGAGCAATAGCTAACTGCTTCTCTTGATTGATTACAGCTCCTCTATTTACCTTGTCTAATTCAATAAACTCATCTAATGTTCTATTAAGTCTTGCAATTTTTTCATTAATAAGGCCAATAATATTAGGATCTAATTGAAGCATTTCAGTGTTTAATCCCTTTTCCTTAAATGCTTTATTGAGGAAATTATTTGCTCCAAATGGAGTTCCCATTAATAATGTTCTATAATTAACATCTGCTCCCATAGAAACAGACTTAAGAATATTTAATGCAGATTTTATATCCTCTATGGTAGAAGATAATTCTCCATCTAAAGTGTATTGATTTCCTAACTCCTTAGACCTTGTAGTTTCTCTATTAATAAAATCGTTGATCTTGATTTGTTTTGGATTAATACTTTCTAAAATCCCATCAACAATATTATTAACTCCATTAGTATCAATAGTTGGTAAAGCCTCAATTGATAATTCCTGTCCTAAATTTTCTGTATTAGCTAAAGCTGAAAGTACTACTTGTCTAGCCTTATTAATAGCATCAATGCTACTAAATCTATTTATGATTGTTCGTTCACTATCAGTAAGCTGTCTCCAAATACTTTCAAAATCAGAACTTCCTTGTGCCTTATCCCTTGCGGATTGAAATAATTCTACATAATGATCAAATATGTTATTTGTAATTATTTCTCCTTGATTTTCAATAGCTGATTTTAACTCTTCTGACATACTGTCAAAAGTTAAAGATGGAATAGCTGTATCTCCCCAAAAATCAGGCATTGCAGAAGTCAATCCTAAAAGTCTATATGCAATATTAATACTTTGTCCTAGAGATAATTTAAGATCAACAAGCTCTCCCTGTAATTGAGAAGCTACCTTTGTCATGTCTAGTAAAACATCCTCTCCAGTAATAGTATCTGTTGAAGAGAGTTGCTTAGGCCAAACCTTTCCATTTTTTACAGTACTTTGCAGTATAGCAGCATTATAATTTTGAAATTCTAAAGCTAGATTTTGGAATTTAGTTTGAATACTTGGATTAGAAGCAATGTTCTTATAAACATTCCAAGCAGACATATAATTAAGCTCAGTTTTTCCAGAACTATCATTATTAGAGATAATTTCATTTACTTTTTCTTGTAGAGTTCTTGGAAGATCATCATAATCCTTTGCATATAAATTTTGAGCCCATGCATTCTTTGAAGTAGGAGTAAGACTGTCTAATATTTCCTTATTAGTCTCTAACATTAAGCGACCAATATAACTATCATCTTTTCCTTGAACTAGATTTCTAACTTGATCGATTTTAAGATTTAATATTTCTTGAAGAGTCCCAATTTGTTTATCAAGATCTGCTTCTGATGAATCCTCCATATTAGCAACTTTCTGACTTCTTAAGCCTTCAAGATCAGCATATAATTGAGAGATTTCATTGGTTCTATTAATATAATCGTTAAATAGAGAATCTTGCAAACCTTTCGAATTTATTCAAGCAGCTCGTAAACCTCTAATTAATTCAATATTTCCAAACTGCTCATAATCAATTTTTAAGTTATTGTTAGATAAGAAAGAATCAAGATCAATTATAGCTTTCTTTAAGGAACCAAAAAGAACACTATTTTGAGACTCCTCAGAATTTGCAGCGACCACAGAATCGTTGAACGCAGATAAATTAGAGCTAATTAAAGGAGTTTTTTGAAGTTTATCAATCTCAGAAAGAATTAAATCCTTTTTCCCTTGAGAAACATATGTTACTAATTCCTTGGAGATTTCACTATTGTTTCCTAGCATCTGTCTCCAATTTTTATATGCTGCTTTATCAAATATAAAACGATCACTTAATTTAAATATAGCTCCACCAAGAGCACCACCAAAGAAAGCTGTTCCATAACGTGACAAAGGATCACTAGCTAAATATGTATAATCATGGTCATATTCCTTACCTGTAAAAACGGATTTAAGATCATTCCATCCTTTACCTATTTGGAAAGCAATATCCTGTGCTCCTTCTTCAGCAACCTCCTCAAGGCCCTCATTTAATGCTCCTGCAGCAATTCCAAAACGGCCAGATTTTACATCATAGACATGATTTTTAAGAAATGTAGAAATACTATTACCTCACTTTTTAAAGAGGTTTTTCTTAGCTTCTCCTGTTGCATTTTCAACCAATTCTTTAGACATTATCTTGGCATTATTTCTCAAGTAATTGTCTACTAATAGCTTTATATCTCTCTTTAACTCATAGTCAGGAGTATTATATAGCATCCCTCTAAAATAGTCAGTTTGAAATAATGCTCCTATACCTATATAAGTTCCTAAAGAAATCATGGATGATGTTTGAGTATCAAATCCATAACTGCGTGCAAGGTTGTAAGTATCTTCAGTAGAAGTAGCTATTAAATAAGCACGGCTAATTGCTGTACTTACTTTAGTTGCATTATTGATAACTTTTTCTGCATTCCTATATATAGGACTAGCCTTAACCAAAGCATGTAATACATCTGGATTACTTTTTAAATATGCAATTCTTTCAGAATCTCCTGATAACAATGTTGTTAAAGTAGCTGTTTCTGCAGATTCTTCTGCTTTCTTTAGCATTCCCAATCTTTTTGGGATTTCAGCAATTAATCTTTGTTGTCTTAATTGCATAAATGAATCTACTGCTAGATCCATAATATTTTCAAAACTAAAGAAATGGTCTTGAGCATAATCGGAGGTAGACCTTCCAAATTTTCTCATATTATTATCCCACCTATTTAAAGTATCAAACTGTACATCTTCCGAAAAGAAAGAGGTAAAGGTCTTTAATATTTGGGGCATTACTCTAGTAAGATTTACTGCTGCTGAAGTATATGCAATAGTGGGACCTACATATGGAATTAATAAAGAACCTCCAATAACTGCAGCACGTAAAATTGTTCTTGGGATATTTGAATCAAGACTGTCAGAATCAAAGATGTCAATTTTGTTCCATGCACTATTATCATCTGTAAGAACCTCAGACCAAGTAACAAATTGCTTGTTTAAGTTTTCTTTATTTCCTGCCTTTTCAGCGTAGAAGTTACCAAATTCATCAGTTTTCCATTCTCCAGCTTTATGCAGAACTTTTTGCTTGGTCATTGGATCTATATGTTCCCCATCCTCATCCCATGTAGCATATACTAGGCCTTCTTCATTTAATAATCCAAATGCACCTAACTCATTTAATGTCTTTGAGGACCATGTATTCGTTTCTGGATCAAAATACTGATTAGTTTGTGCTGCTTCCCTATTACTAATAGTTGGGTCAGACCATTTATTCCATACCGTTAAACCTCTGGATTGCTTTAATGGATTTGGAGTAATTGAAGCAATAATATGTTGATCTTTTACTTTACCAAAGTTAGTAGTAAAATTGGAACTTGATTTTTCATAACTATCTAATACAAAGTTCTCAGAATCAATTGCACTTAAGTATTCAAACTCCTTTGATATCGCAGTATAAAATTTGTTGAAGGTATCCTCATCAAAATCTCCATTATCCTTTGTAAACCTTTCTTTAACCTTAGTTTTATTTTTATAAAACTCTGGAGTTTCCATTTTTGAATTTAATGGAGTAATTCCTTCAGTTAAAAGAAAAGCTGGGTCTTTGTCATCATTTAATAATCTTGACGCAAACCAATCATTTGTTTTCGCATTATTTTCCATATTCTAGTCTAAATCTCCAGCAGTTGTTCCCACTAAATTTCTATTATATAAACCTGTTCCATAATCATATCCTCCTCCTAATCTAACTGCATCTTGTCTTGCTTTTATTACATCAGTGTTTGGTTTAGGCATGTATGCAGCACCTCCTGCGACTAATACCTCATTTTGATTATCTTGCATTGGGATAAATAACATACCCTGATAAGATTTTCCAAACCATCCTGCAGTTAAATCAACTTTAGATTTATTCTTATTATTTGGATTAAGATTATACGCGCTTCCTAAATTTTCAATAACTGAATCATCTACAGGACTCAGCATAGACGAATATTTCAAATCCTTATTCTTAAAGGAATTAGCAGCAGTTGAAGTGTAAGCAACTTGAGTCCAATATCTTCCAAGAGTTTCATTTACAGGAACTCCCACATCTAAAGCCTCATTATAAGTAAATCCATTGTCCTCCCAGATCTTTTTCTTAGCTTCTGCATTAGTAATTCTACTTTTTATAATCTGATCTTGAATTTCACTCATTTGCTTCATCATACTAAGATCTAGTTCTCCATCCTGTTTAATTGGGAGATACATTACTGTTCCGCCATGGGTGTTATCAACAATTATGTCTTTTCCAGCAAATGCCATATTATCTATAGGCAAATCTCCAATGTAAGAAGTTCTTCTTGTATCAATAAGTCCTTTGGAAATTAAATTGTTAAATGACTCATCTCCTAAAGTTACATTATCAATGGCAGTATTTTCTTTACCTTCAATAAAATTATAGTGTTTAGCTGGAACGTTAAAGCTAACATTACCTCCTGGCATTACTATATTTGTATTCCTATACGAACCTCCATCTTTGGTCACAAAATCTCCCCAAACTTCTTTAATTTGCGAACCTGCAGAATCACCGCTTCCAGAACCACTACCTTTAGTTGGATCTTTAATAGCATTAACTTTAATAGAAGTATCTGTATGCTCAAATAAAGCTTCTTTTAAAATACGTGTAACATCATTCACATCACTTGGATTTAAACCTTCTGCAGCTGTTGTAGCACGTAATACATTTTTTGCATTAGTGTTTAAGTTTTTGTATAAATAAACTATTGCAGAATTGATATCTTGGGCAGCTTTTGAATCAGAAGTTTCTATTTCATAAAGTCCATCAGGGCCTAAACTCATCAATGCTTCTAGTCCTCTTTGAACCTGACCTCCAGCCTTAACTGTGTATCCTTTTTGAGTACTTGTTCCAAACTTTTTAATTGCTCCTATTACTTGTTCCATAATAGACTTCATCCCTATTGAATTTGATAAATCATGTAGAATTGACTCATCAAATTTTAAATTAGGATCCCTTTCCCTTAGATGTATTAGTTCTGCGTTAGTTAAAACTTGATACTCTTCTGGATTCTTACTATAATCTGTTGGGGTAACCTTTTTTACTGATTCCCCATCATATACATATAAATTTCCATCATTGGAAATAGCAACATCAGAACCAGTATTTTCTACTTTAATTCTATCTGTTGCATTTTTATATAGTGCATTATTATGTTGTAATCTATTTGCTAATGATCTGAGTCTGATTAATTGACTCATTGTATTTGTCTTTTTTCCAGAGAAGATATTAGTTGAATCTTGCAAGAAAGATTGTGCTTGGCTTAGAAAATAATCAACATCAGTAGGAATTCCATTCTCTCCTAATACTTTAATGATCTCTTGTTCTATTAGTTTATCGTCTTTCTTTTCAGAAGAAGGAGAAGTCGCAGGTTCTCCCTGCGACTGTCCCATTACTTCTCTTGAAATTGGAGTATATGAAGCTCCATATTGATATTTTTGAATTTTCATTACGAAAGCATTTTTAATAATAACTTTATTAAATTATCATCCATTTTCTGAACAGCTTTTCTATAATCCTTTGCTTTATCTAAGATTGCCTGCTCATCAAAATCACGATATCGCTGAGTTTTAGTTATAGTTCCTCCTTTTTTCTTAATTACAGGAATTGTTCTATAAAAAGAAGGATTTCTATAGTAATTTCCTATTGTACTTTGGGGCATGTCAATAGTTCTACGTCTTCCAGTGAATCTACTACGACTATTCAAATAACTATTTAACTGCGATCTCATCATCATGTCATTTTGAAGATTTTGAATAGAGCCAGAGTAATAGTTCTCTAAGAATTTTTGACGTCCTACCTCAGAGTCACCATAATCAGACTTCCAGTTTGGATTAGTAAGTTGCTCATTCTCCCAAGCCTTTTGAGCTTCTGCAGAATTAAATAACTCTAAATACGTTTTTTGAGCATTCTGCTGTAAAGCAATGTTATCCCTAACTGTAGCAGCCAATTGTTCATCCTGCTGGTCTCTTACTAAATCCATTCTCTTTTGATCAATGAAAGGATTTATGATCTGATTCCAAGCTGTAAATTGTTTAGCTGCTTTGTTTTGAGCTAACATATTTTCCATTTGGCCAAGAACTGCCTTATTATAATCTGCTATTTGAGTACGTTGATTAGCATATTCTCTTCTTGCAGCAAGATCCTTATTATTAAATTCACTAATAGTTTGAGATAATCTAGTATCTCTTTCATTAGCCAATTGATCAGCTTGTTGATCTCTTATAAGTCTTTCAGCCATTACCTGATTAGGATCACTTGTGACAGTTTTAAACTGGCGAATATCCTTTATTCTATCCCCATACATACGAGCAATTCCCATATCTGTGTATGGAGCATAGATTTCTGTTGGCATAGATCTTAATTGACCTTGAGCTGCTGCTCTGATTCCTCTTGCTAACTCACGTCTCTGACGAGCATTTGAAATTAATCCTCCTGCTAATGAACCTAAATCCAATAGATTTTTAGGATTGAACGAAAAGCCTCTTCCATCAGAAGCACTTCCAGTAGAAACTACATTATTAGATGTAGTGTTATTAGAAGATTCAGGCTTTGATACCTCCTCTTTAAGACTGGAAATACTAATATTTCTATATGGATTTTTTAAATCTAAATAGGCATTTTCTCTCTGAGTCCTATTATACTGAACATTAAGAGGGACTTGATTTTCTATTGGCTTGAATTGATTCCTTCCTAAGAAAAATTGAGGAGATGGAGAAGCTTTAAACATCGTTTTTGGATCAATCCCTGTTATTTTCTCTGCCATTAATCTCTGTCTTGCCTCTTTTTGTGCTTGCCATGGTGTGATTACTCCTGTTTCCCATGCTGATACTATAGCAGGCTCTGAATCAAAAGAACCATAAGCTCCTTGATTATCCATAGGTTTACCAAAGAATTTTGATCCACCTTGAGCTTTAAGGATTTTGCCTCCCTTTTTAAACAGTTTTTGAGGTCTATAAACTAACCCTCCATTATTAGGTAATTCCTCCCATACTCCTGCAAATTTTGGAAGTAATATCCTAGATTTTGGAGGAGTAAATGTAGGAGTTCTAGTAAACACAGGAGAACGATAGAACCAGTCTCCTCCATGATTAGAATTCCAACGTAATTGTTCTGGTAACACCCAACCTTTACTCTGCACCTCTTTTGCAATATTAGGATTCTCCTCAATAAGTCTGCCTAGTGTTCTTAATTTAGATGTATTTCCATTAAGTTCAGATAATTTAAAATCTTTAGGTAAACTTCTGTTGGACATTCTTCATCTAAAATTCTTACTGAAAGGATTATAACTTCCAGAAAAGGTATTAGAGTTTATATCCTCTATTACACCTTTTGCTTTATTAGTTAGCTTTCCTAATTTCCCAGTAGATTCGGTCTCAGCTTTAGTAACTTTAGGAGCCTTTCCATTATATTTAGTCATTGTCAGACCTTGAACCTCATTTTTAATTCCTTTAATAGCAAATAATCCTGTACTTAAAGCCTTCCAATCATCCAATGTGCCTTTTCCTGCAGCAATGTTTCCAACAGCTCCAACAGCACGACTAGCTCCAGCTAACATTAATGCCTTCTTAAGTACTTTGGCAGAATTTTTTACTAGTTTAGCAGTTTTTCCTAACTTTCCAGCAATACCTACTCCAGGGAGTAAACTTATAGTATCCAATCCTAAGTTTAAAGCTAGACTTCCTAAATCTCCAAATTGGAAACCATCTCTAGAAACATCTGCTCCGAATTGTGCTAAAGAAGAGCCATAACCAATAGCTCCAGCTACAGGATTTCCTCCAGTAGGAATTGCTGCAACTAATGCAGCAACATCACCAGCAATACTAGCAATTTGTAATTTATCAGCTTTAGTTAAATCCCCACTGGCAACTTCAGCATTACTAGCAGCCTTCGATGGATCTCCAACTTTATTTGCCTTTATAGAACTATCAATGTTTTTATTTTCTACCTTTCCGTAATTAATTCTACCTCCAGATTGGTGCTTAGGAATAAAGATATTCTGAGGAGTTCTGTTCCATGGTTGGCCATTTACCTCTGGAGTTTTGGTTGTATATATTCTTCTAATTAATGAAGATATTCCTCCAAATAATGAGAGATAATCAATTGTTTTTCCTCATCCAGTTTGACCTCTATAATTTGGTCTATTTGACTGCAATTCATCAACTAAATCTCTATTAAGAGATCCTCCAAAGATATTATTAAATAGTTGTGCATTTTCTGGTATTAGTCCCTGAGAAACTAACTCATCAACTTCTTGAGGAGCTAACTTATAAGGTTGATTCATTCCCTCTTTAAAGAACCAAACATCCTTATTATCATAAGGATTTCTATACAAAGTAATTGAGTTTCCATCATTATCTGATACAACAGATTCATAATATCCAGGGGCTCTTTCAGAATATTCTTTAATATAGTTTTGAATAGGCTCATAATTAGAGCTTATTCCAGTTAACGGATCTAATTTAGTGGTTTCTCCAGTTTTAGTGTTATATTGGATTCTATTGATTCCTTCTGGAGTTACAAATCCATGAATATCTCTAGCAGAATCTTTATTATAATATTCAAATATTAAATTATCAGGATCTTCTGGGTTTCTTACAGTTCTAAATCTTATGTTAGATTTATCATCACGCAATCCAGGGATAAAAAACTTAGAGGAATCATAAGTCGTAAAAGGATCTGAACTATTGCCCCAAATACCTATATTTTCGGTTCCATAATTATTATTTGCATTATTATATCTTCATGCTGCTAGATTCTTATAAAATACAGAATTAGTATCCTCAGCAATAGATTTAGGAACTAACCTATTATTATACCAAAACCATCCTTTTAAAGGTTCATATTCATGGTGAGAGTCTAACCAGTTATCATTAATGTAAAGATTTCCAGAACCAAATAAACTACTTGCATCAACACCTTCCCCTAAAGAATACGTACCATCAGCGTTCATTTTTAGATTCAGACCTTTAAGATATGGATTCTTAGGATCTAATCCTGCTTTTGTATATACTTCTTCAGTAACAGTATCTTCAGATTTTGCTTCTGGAGTCTTGTCAAGAATACCTAATTTAGATAATGTATTAATATCACTATCTGTAATACTTCCATCTTTAATTCTTTGATATAAACCATCCCAATCTGTGTATTCTTTAACAAACCTTGAATACACATCTTTAGTTTGATTATTATACCCTTTCCAGTCTACAATATTTTCCTCCTTTTCAAGATTTCTTAAAAAGTCTAATCTATCAAAAATGCTTGTATTATCAGTGTCAGTATTATATATTCTTCTCCCGTTATCATCAAGTACTAAGTTTCCATCCTTATCTCTTTTATATGAAAGAAATAATTTTCTAGAAACATCGACACTTTTATTTTTATTCGCTTGTGGAGTAACTTGGTTATAATTAAACCCACGTAAAGCGTTTGTTGCACTTTTAACTTGATTTACTCTTCCATTAAAAGTACTATCTAATGCTTCTCCAGTTTTTGAGGTACGTCTTGCAGCACGTCTTCTTTGGCGGGCATTCATGTTGTCAAACGTTACATCTCCTCTTAACTCGTTAGTATTAGAATCATATGATAAATCGGCACCAGATCTAAGAGCATTAACAATAGCTCCATAATCAGCTCTAGCTCTATCATCTGTGATTGAACTACCGTGTGCCGCCATAGCCTGTAGAAAGTCGTCGTCAACTTGATATGTCACACCATCCTTAGTAAAGTTGCCGTATTTTTTTACAGCTCCTCCACCCTGGAGTTTTTGTATATTTACCTGTGCCATTTTATCAATGTATTATACTTAAAAAGGGAGATTGACTACTTACAATCTCCCTTCTATCTCTATTAATCATTAGTTAGATTTATTTCTTCTTAATGATATTTAAGTCTCCGCCTTTCTCTTTCTTCCCGCATTTCTTACGTCCAGCGATTTTTCCGCCTTTCTTAAAGACGGGCTCTCCTTCTGGAGCTTGTCCTACTGGAGCTTGTCCGCCTCCCATAGCTTGCTGAATTAAGGCAACAAAGCCTTCACATACTTGCATAGCCATCTGGCAGTCCTGTCCCTGTAAAGCTTGCATAGCCATTTCTACTAACATCTGAATAGGATCTTGCTCACCACCTGCAGGAGCACCAGCGGGAGCAGCTGTAGGAGCGGCTCCACCTTCTTGGAATTTCTTAATATAAGCCATATTACTTATTGTTATTTTATTAATATAATTTAGTTTTTACTCTTTATAAGACATATTGTCATATACTCTTTTTACTTCCCAAAATTACATATATTATTTAAATAATCCAAATAATTTAAATTTAATTTGGAGATTCTACATACTCATTTGGTCTTGTATCTTGTTGATGTATATATTTAAAAATGGTCTTTCCCAATTTTCTATAATCCGAGTCCTTTTTACTCTTATCAGCCCTTTTTGCTAATTTAATTAGGGTTTTACTATTTTTCCTAGAAAAAATTCGTTCTCCCCCAACTAAATCCATTTGAGGTTTTCCATCAGATCCAAGAATGTACATTTTATCAATATCATCCTCACTAATATCGTCTTCATCATCCTCAAAATCTAATTCATCTCCTATTTGAATACCAGAATTAGCATTAACTTCAAGTACATATTTTGTTCTGCCATCCTCTTCATCAGGAGTAGAAGTAATTAAATCAGAACTATGAGCCTTACCTAATACAACATTATAAACTTCATCATCTTGATCTATGAAAACTAAATCAATATCGAATTCCATTTCCTCTGTATTAAATACAACCTGATCCTGATCTTCAGGCATAACAAATAGCATACCTTCATCATCATCCATAGATTCCACATTAGAAAGCCCTTGAGTTCTTTCCTCTTCTGTTTCTGCAAGTAAGACTTTATATTTCTTATCTGCTATTTCAATTACTGTTTCTTTCATAAATCAGATTTAAATAAATAATTATCTCCAATAGAATAGGCGGCTCCATCTTTCATTAAAGATTCTCAGACATGTTTGGCAGCTTCACTTATTCCTTGTTCTCCAGCATTCTGTAAGTATGAGCGAATTTGTAAATTTGGATATCTTTGTTGCATATTTAAATATACGGCTTTTCCAAATCCCTTTCCTCTTCAATTACGATTTAATTCTGGATGAATATGTGCTTGATTGTTTCCTATAGTTTCTAAAGCGACTGTTCCAATATTATTATTTTTTCCTGCGAAAATGTCAAAATATGTTACATTATTATTTTGATTATTTTTTACAAAATTAAGTTTAGAATAAAATATTGGTTTATTAGTATTCGTAGTTGCAGTTATTGGAATATCACTTTTTAAAGGTTTCTGTTTAACTATAAATGGGTATCCAGCTGTAATACCTAATGCTAGATTTAATCCAAATGAAGTTTTAGGATGTGCTTCTTGATAACTCTTAGTAACTATGCCTGGACTATTTGGATCAAACATACTATATCCATTTCAAGCACTTCCTATTGTTTTAGGTAAGTAATTTGCAATTATTCCAGGTAATCCTCCAGTCGAAGCTGTCATAAATTCATTTAATCCTTCATATCCTCTTCTTTGTCTAGCAGCATCCTCTCCTACTTTTCCTAATAACTCTCTGGCTTCTTCATTTCCACTATTTGCAGAAGATGTTAATGTAGAAATGTGTTCTCTATATTTATTAGGATTAGTTTCTTTTAAATCGTTAATTCTTGTTTCTAAAGGAGTGGTAGGTTTTGGAGGAGTATACAGCTCTGGATTTTTATTAACATTATCCAGAGCTGTAACAACTTGTGATCTTATATCTAATGGCATATTACTCTATACTTTTAATTAAACCACTTCTATCATCTGTATTCTTTAGTAACTCAAAACAAATTAGTTTACCTGCTTCTATAGCTATATCCTCAGATGAATCATCTTGATATTGCTTATACAACCTTTCTAATTCATCAGTAAACTCTTTACGAAAGATAACTTCTTCTTTCTCAATTTCTGCTTGTTGAATTACTCCTCCTTCTCCTTGAGCAACAACAGGAATTCCTTTACGAGTGATTTGCCCTTCTAATTCAGGATTTACTTTTTCTAGATTATGTTTTCTAGCATGTAAGGCACCTTCTGGTATTAGATTCATTTTTCCTCCAAGTTGAAACTTCTGAGGATCTTCTGTAGGTTTAACTTTTCAGGAATTAATAAGACTTCTAGCCGTATCTAATTCTGGAAATTTCATTCCTTTTTTAGATAATAGTAATTGTGGAGTGTATCCAGCATATTTATTTTGATTTTGTGATAAATAAGTATCACCAGCACTATTAGATTTTCTAAGTTTACTTTCTAAACTAATATCAGTTATTAGATTATTAACTCTATTTTGCTCTCTAATAAACTTATTAGCTTTACCAGTTCCTAACATTCTCTTACCACTTAATGCTTGAGCGGCATTAATATCTGCAACTGATCCTCCATAGGCATTTGTCATTTGATCAATTTCTGCAGATTTATAAGACTTCGCAGTTCTACCTCCAAACATACCCACAAGCATGGATACACCAGGAAGACTATTAATAAAACCTTGAGTGGCAGCTTTACCACCAATACCTGCTCTTTTTGCAGCGTCTGCATCAATATTATCTAAATTTAATCCTGTTGCAGAACCGATTGCATCTACTACTCCTGAAGCAGCTCCAATAATAGCTCCAATAGGGCCCGCAGAGCTGATTGCACTGCGGATACCCTCTCTTGTTGAAGCTTGTTCTTGAGTTAGTCCTGAAGTAGATAATCCTCCAAGCATGGAACTTGCTGCTCCTAAACCTGCTTGTAATCCTCCAGACATTCCCATTTTATTACCAGTAGATGCAACATTAGCTGCACTCTTGGCATTTTTTTGAGCTGCTTTAGTAAATTCTTTAGATGGTCCTGGAGCCCCTAGTTTCATTTTATTCATATCATCTAAAGGGCTTTTGGAAGTTCCAAAAGGGTTAAATCCTGTAGGTATAATTGAGCCTGATGACGCTTTTACTATTTTATTATGCATAACTTAACCGTAATAATGATTGAATAGCATTAATTACTACTAGTTTCTCACCAGTATATTTAATCCTAATTTTAATCCATTTGTCTCTGATTCGTGTACTTTTTAATCCAGTAGAACTGTCAGTACCTACAATTCTATCTTTATAATATATAGGAGTAATTGTAGTAAACCATCGATCTTCTTTGTATTCAATATTACCAAGTCTTCTGCCATAAGTTTTTATATTTTTAATTGGCTGTTTAACTTTTAGTATATACTGATTCAGAACATGGTCTTTTTCAATTTCTACCTGTTGCTTATCAAAAATTTGAGAGTATTTGCCGTCCTTTGCAGTTGCCTTTTCTAAATCTAATTTCTTCTTAGCATACCCTACACTATCGAAATTTCCATCAATATCCCAAAATTTATCTGAATTAGCATGCTCTGATTTATAAAGACCTGCTTTATTAAAATCATACACATCTCCGATAATTTCAAATTCCAAAGTTTCTGGTTCTACATTATTAGAAATCATAACAAGATTATCAAAGATCTTATGAACTCCAGCTGGAGTATTTACAACAAATTCAAACTCAAAAGGCTCTTGTTTATTGTACCATTTAGTTGGAAGGATCTCATTGTCAGGATTTTCATCAAAATAATTAATTTCATTAAAAATGCCCGCTCTACCATGAACATAGAATCCATTCCTTAAAAGCTTTTCATATGCTTCCTTAGAAGTTTCAGAAATATCAGTTATATCTCTTATTAGCACTATAGATTCCTCTATTGTATTACTTAGGGCTTTAACTTTATTTTCTCCATCCTGCTCTGAAATATTCTCCTCATTTACATAAGGATTATCAGTATTTTCTAGTTCTGTATCAATAAATGGAGTAACCTCAAAATTAATTTTTAAGTATAATAACTTATCAACTTCTTCAAAACTATTTACTATAAGTTTAAGGTCTCTTCCATCCTGAATTATTCCTATTTTCTTTTGGCTAAAATCCTGGTCATAATCTCCAACTAAATACTGTGAGAAACTTAAATCCTGAGCATTACTAATTTTGCATTTAATGTCATATTTAGGGTCTTCTGGTTTATCTGTAAATCTAACTGTATGTTCTACATCATTCTCATCCAAGACAGATGAAGTAATAGATGTAATTCTAACATTAAATTTATCAAAGAATTCATAACCTTTCATTACAATAGTTCTTGTAATGTCATTATACTCCCAAAGATTTCCACAAGTTCTATTAAAGCCCGCTCTATCTTCAATATGAGGACCAGATTCAGTATTTATGTTATCATAAATAATACCATAAATAGAAGCCCTTTTTCTATCTAAAGATAAGAAGATATTATTAATATTCTCAGAAGCAAGAGGAGTTCAACTATACTTAGTTATCCATTTTTCAAGTCTCTCATTGTAGCATAGATTCCAGACTTTATCCCCATTATAGAAAGTAAACATAACATCACCTTTATAATTGTTAAAGTGTGTTTTTACATTCTTTAAAGAGATAATAGGATACTTATCGCTTTCTTGTAAAATAGTATTGTCATGTAAGAATCTTTGAACAGACATATCAGAAATTATCTGAAATCCATTTGCATTATATCTTCAAATCTTTTTAGCATAGGTATCTACACCATAAATTCCATTTGGAGTACGTATAATAGATTCTTGCCAAATACTTCCATAGTCTGGAGATATAGGAGTTACTTGATTTTGCAGTACTCCAGATCCATACATATGAATAGCTTGACCTGTACTTGTTGCAATTAATGCTTTTTCATTAATAGGAATAATAGCACAACCATGCTCAAATACACAGAAAAGATTTGCACCTAATGAAAGTAATTTAACAATTGCTCCATATTGACGTTCAATGTCCTTATATGATAATCCTTGGAATATTCTATATGCATTTCTAAAGTCATCTTCAATCTGTACATTACTAAACATAACTCTAGTATCAAAGATGTCCTTAACATAAGGAACATTTGGCTGAGTAAAGTATTTCTTAAATGGTAATGAAGTTGAGTATCCTGCATTTAGCAATTGTGATTCAGGAATCTTATTTACTGGAGCAACAGTCATTCCTTGTAAAGGATAAAAGCTTCTTGCATTTCCCATCAAAGCCATTTCCTCTACATTTTGTCTATTTTCTGAACGCAATCCAAGATTATAATTAGAAAGACATTTATATGTAAACCACTGCCCCATAGGAACAGTATTAATATCAGCTCTATTGATATCCTTCCAATCTTCAGTAGATGTTTGACTATATCCCTTATAGCCATCTTTCCATGTATTTGGATTAACAATCATATCATTAGTAGGAACCTCAGAATCAATAAAGTTAGTGTTGATTCTGATTGTTACTGTAGCTGTGAAACAATCCCCTCTGAATACTGTTGGAACTACTTGGGCAAATAGTTTGTCAGTAATGTTATACGAAGTTACAGTTTTTATATCATCAACTATTTCTTCTTTAGTAGAATAATCATCATCAATATGTTCTTCACAGTATTCTGTAATTTTAGATTTTTCTACCCATTTATTTTCTTCAAGTTGATAAGTTGTTATATACTTTTCTACTCAATGTATTTCTACTACTTCTTTAGTTTCAGAATCTAATACTGTTTTTGGTTTTAGCTCTTTATCACTAATCTCATATCTTGGACTAATTGCCATAAATGGGGATAAATCGTTTCCTCTAATCTTGAAATACTGCGTTTCATATGCTTGAGAGTAATTATTTACTCGTATTGTGTAAATAGTATTATCCTTTAAATCCTGATTAGTTCCTACAAAAGGACAGTAAACCCCTCTAACAATGTTATTATTGTTTTTCTCATAGTTTTTGCTTGAGAAGAATCTAAAATCCTTTGCGTCCTCTGAGGAACCCGCTCGTGTAGAAAAACCATAATCATCTACATATTTTAGAGGAATATCAGTTGGAATATAAATTAATTTACTTTGGGTATTAAGTATAGTTTTATTCCAGTTAGATTCTCCTTCAGGAACCCCTATTTGATAAGTTCTTTCAAATGAAGATGTATGGGCTAATTCAAAATCAAATTCTTTAGTAAGTAAGAATTCTGAGTTATCTAACATTGACTGAATTTGAGGATTAACCATAGCATCAACACAAAGTAACCCTGAAGATTGTTTAGAACCTGTTTTAATTATTCTATCTTTATAAGAAGTGGAAAGTACTCTTTTACTATTAATAAAAGACTCTGTAAAATACATTCCATCTTGATATTTTTCATCATTTAGTTTCTGATCAAATAACATTGGAATATATGATACTTTATCAACTCCTATAGAATACCCTTGAGCAATAACATTAGGAATTCTCTTTTGTCTAACAAAGAAAAATCCTTTTACTTTATATTTAGATAATTCTGTAATTAAATCAGAATTTAATGTGAACTTAAGACCAATAGGTTCTGTAGCTTCTTTACCCTTTTCATGATTCTGAATATTAATTCTTGGAAATTTAAATACTCCTTTAGTATTAGCTAAAAAACTACTTCCTGCTAAGAAAAAATCTTCTTTACTAATAACATTAACTTCTCCCGTTTCCCTATCTTTATATAACTCTGTAAAGCTATTGTTAGCATCTTCAGAAGTTCCATATTTAAAATTAGTTAAGTGATTCCTATCAGTGTCAAATGGAATGTCGTAGTCTTCAATAGTAAATTTGCAGCCCCTTAAATTATAAACAGGGGAAATGGAATCATCTAAAAAAATATAAACAATTCCGATTCTATATAATTCCTCTGGCCAATATCCTAAAGAATAGTATATAGAAACTGGATTATAGTATTCAATTTTTCCTACATTATCTAAATTAGTCTTTCTGGTATAAGAATCAGGTCTAACATACCCAATATCTTTACCTTTGGTGCATTCAGCTTCTATGAAGTAGGAGATATTTTGCAAATCATCATTAGCTACTACTGTCTGTTGAACATTTCCAAAGAAGAGCATATTTTGTACTTGAGCTTGAGTTTTTACTCCAGTACAAATATTATATTTTATATTTAACTCTTCTTCATTTATTGCTAATGTTTCTTCAAACCCATCTAAGGTTAGCAGTAGAGAAGAGCCCACAATTTTGTAAGGCTCTTTTACTTGAAAAGTCTCAGTTTTTAATATTCCATTTAAATCAGAATATTCTCGTCTTACATAAACAAATACTTTAGCAAATGAGGTATCAATATTATTAATCTGCAGATTAATAGCTTTATCTGTCCTTTCATCCTCTAATGTTCCAGATATAGAATATATTTTTTCTAAAGTCCCTTTAAATACACTAATTATTCCTGATTCAGCAACGACATCTGTTTTATTATAATCATTATCAGCTAACTTTAAATAAATAGTATAATTTCCTCCTTTTAATTGCCCATGATACGCAATATTTAAAAGTTCTATTTTAGGAATTTTGTTTATATTTCTAAATAATCTGGTCTGAGCATCCATCAAACCTTCTTTGTATAAGTTTGTTTGCTCAGTTTGGTTTCTAAGTATTCGTCTATACTTATTATCCTCAATCACAGAATATGTTGTGTTTATAATTCTGGGGGGATTCAAATCATCGTTAATAATTAAATTAACGGTACCATCATAAGAGGGCTGGCACTCTATATCCACTGGTTTATTTAAATCAAACTGAAGTTCATCAGTTTCGAAGTCTTCTATAACTCCTCCTTTAGTTAATTTATTATGTAGTGGATTATATTCATGTGCCAGATCCCCTTCTGATTTATATTTTTTAACGGTTAGTTTTATTTTCCCCATTATTTGTTATATTTAATTCACGTTTTTTAAATTCTGGCGAAGGTACTAATATACTACTAACATTATTTCATATAATGGCATTTCCCCAATCAATTCCTCTAACAAATCCACTTCTAGTTTCATTATTTTTTCTGCTAAACCAAACTGCTTCTGGAAAATTAGCATAATAGAAATTTCCTCTATCATTATTGTATTCAAACCTTAATGAGTTTCCTATAAATTTTACAAAATCAATATTTACTGTTGTGGATTCTAAATCACAATAAACTTTATTTTCTGAATAGTTTCGAGTTGCTAATCAATTATTTATCTCTTTTTGTAATAAAGCATTTAATTGTGAAATAAATGATGTAAAAGTTGTAGAGTACATTGGTGCATTAACTGTATCTATATATTGATAATTATTTGTTTTTGAAGAAATAGTAACATGTGCAAAAGTTCCATTACTCAAGTTTGTAGTACTATAAAACTTAGGATTTATATTTATACTAGAAAATAATTGATCTAAATTAAGATTAGAAAGATCCTTTTTAATATTTATCCCTTTATAAAAAATAGAATTCAAAGTATCTGTTCTTTTATAATTTACGGTAAACAAATTTTCAGAATATACCCTTATGTTTGAATCTGTGTGTTTTAGAAAATTCTTATAATCTATATGTAAATCATAAACACCGTATAATTGTATTCCTAATCCAAATAATAATGCACCAACACATTGATGCATATATTGATTTCCTGTATACTCATCATTAACTTTAAAAATATCTGCTGCGGATATTTTATTTGAAGCTACTAACCATTTAGATTCCTTATTAACTTTATTGTTTACTCCAAAACGATCGTTTATTCCAGTAAATGCTCCTTTAAAAGAAGTTAACTCAACTGGCATAAAATTTATTACAGCTACAGTTTTAGAACCCCCTACAGAAGCTTTACAAATAATTCCAATTCCACTACAAAAATTTCCTTTTCCAGAAGTACAATCTGCACTTACATCTCCAAAATATCATCCTCTTGAAGTCCTAGTTGTACCTACAGTAGTAGTAGGGGATACAGGCACAAAAGTTCAACCAAAATCATTATTAGTAACATAATCGTCTACTAATTGCATTAATTTATTACCATCATCTTGTCTACCTTGGTTATATCGTTTATCCTTATTTTGTAATTGTAGAGTATTAAAATCAAAATTTTCTTCAGGATCAGTTTCAATAAGTCCTGCTAAAGTATGATTATTAGAAGAATCAGTTCATGTAGTGATTCTATAAGCTCTACGTAGTAATCCTCCTGCCACTAAGGTCTTTTTTTCAAGCTCTTTTAGATTTTCTTCAGTTCAAAAAGTTTCAGGAATATTAGTAATTAATTCTTTGATTTTTCATTCTTCTGAAAATTTAATAAATAAATTTTTATATAAATATCATCTTGAGCCATCTTTTCCCTCGTATTTATCGCTTATATAACTTGCTAACTCTGCTTTTGTGTAAATCGTATAAACAGAAGTATCTACTGGATTATCTTCATTCTTTAATAATTTAGTTTTTAACAAATATGGAATTTCATTTGCAGGATTATAATATGTAACTTGTTTTCCATTCTCAGATAATATAACAGATGATGATACAACGCTATCTCAGGTTACATCAGCCCACATGCCCTTATTAGTATTTAATATTAAAGGTGCAGGTATATGATATTTAAGGTTAGTAATATGAGTGGACATACATCCATAATAAGCATTTTTTGATAAATCTGCCCTATTGATCACCTTTGTTGCTGCAGTTACTTCTGATTGACTTAAATCCAAAATAAAATTATTCTTTGGAAAATTGTCTTCTGTTAACATATTTCCTTCTTCATCCATATAAAAGGCAATATTTAATAACTCATTTGGATTTAAACAACTTATATATTTATTGTATATATATTTAGAATCATCATTAATAAAATTTTCAATATTTTTATTTATGGTAATATTACTCTTAATCCTAGATGTCCATTCTGTTAACTTAATGTCTTGATATCTTGATTCTTCTGAATAAAATGTATTAAACAATTCAGATGTAATCAAAAATTCAGCCGCACAATGAATTGGTTTAATTGTAGGTTTATCAGGATATTTATCTGGATAATTTATGTGATTTTCTAAAGCTTTTATATAAACCTCTCAGTCTTTAATATTAAAGAAACCTAGTTCAAATATATAAATTTCTTCTTTTTGAAATCAATCGTTTTTATTTTCAGTTCCATAATTAATCGTTAATATATTTTGCCCCAATAAATTCAAGCTATCAATGTCTTGATAATCTGTATTTTTTCCGAGCTGTTTAAATTCGTTTCCAATTTCATGAATTCTATATTTACAAGTAATCTGACTTAGATTAGATGTTGGACTAATTATACTAAAATTGATTGTAACTCCTTCATCATCTGATAAGTATTTATAAATAGAGAATGTTTCTATTTCATTAATGCTATACAATTCCCCTAAATTAATAGTGTATGTTACAGCTAAATTATCATAGACAATTCCATAAGTATCATCAATGATATAAGGAGTGGCTCTAATAACAACTGTTTTATTATTTTCAATAGCCTCTTTTGAAATATCTAAACTTTTCTGATTATTAAAAGTTAAAATATCAATAGTATTTCCATAATTAGTAGGAGTTCCATTCTCCTCACTATTAACATGTGATCCATTATCTCAATCATTCTTTCAGCTACCCCCAGCATAGCTATAATCAAAATAAACTTTAAGATTATCATAATAATCTTTTCAGTCTCCTGTAGTATTAATTGTTAACTGTCCTTGAACATTAAAAGATAATTTTCCAGTTCCCTCTCCTGTTTGTCTTGTAGAAGTACTGGTTAGGAAGCTTGGAATTTTTATATCAGTTAAGTATAAATCAAAAGAAGCTGGCTCTATAAGAGAAGGTTTATATGCTAACCATCCTGGAGTCTCCCAGGTTACGTTTCTTAACTTTTCTGGAGCATAATCATCAGGATCCGAAATTACTAAACCTTCTTCAATTGGTAAGGCTTCTTTAGATTCCGTTAATGTATAATATTCACAACGTTGAAATTTCCAACGAGAATCTTCCCCTTCCTCCTTTTTTAAATAATACTTATCACCAGGATTTAAAAAAGTGTCTTTCAAATCTAAGCTATCAGCAGGAAAGAAAACTCTTAAATTCTGATTAGGTTTAGTATTAGTAAATAGTACATCCGTTGCAGGGTTTTCACTTGTACCTTTTAAGTTTATAATACCATCATTTATTAAACTATTAGGATCTGTTGGTCACGTCCAATCAGGGTCTAATGTATAAGTTAGAACCCCTTGATAATTTTCGGTTTTAGAACCATATTCAGAATTATCAAATAGTGTTTGTGGAGAAGGATATGAGCCAATTTGGCATTTTTTATCAATTGGATTATATGAAACTATGTATATAATATTTCCATACTCCTTAATTCCAATAGGAATATAATCTGCATATAATTTAGCTTTGTCCAGCTTATAGTTACCCATATCATTCTGCAGAATATACTCATTGCCATTATATGTTATAACTGTACCATTAATACAGTCTGTTAAAATGTCATTAGGTGTTGTTAATGGATGTAAATCAGTATTCAAACCACCTGTAAAAGTATTTATTGCTTGTTGTTTAGTATTATTTGCCATACTTAAATCATTTGTATATTTCCATTGTCATCTCTATAAGCAAAATATCTTGCTCTTCGAGTGGTTCAATTTTCTTTGTAAAACATCCATCCTACATCTTCTGGATAGTCAACTATAAAGAAATATTTACGACCTCGATCAGCAAAAGCTTCTTCTTTTATTTTGTAAGCAAACATATAGGGGTAATGAAAGACTTGTCGTCTAGTACCTCTATTTTTCTTCTGAGATTGGTAGTACTCAAATTCCTTTTCAGTCATTCCAAAATAATAATGACCATCATAGATAGTTTTTTGTCGTCTATAAAGAAATCTCAGCTTTCTTTTGTACTTTAGTCTTCAATAATGATAATGTGTAAAATCATCGTTGAATAATTTACCTGTGTACATAGTATAATAGGATGTCATGTTAATAGTATCTAAACCATTCCTATGACAAGTATTAAACATCTTTAATCCATAGTTTAATATCTGTTTTATCTCATGTTTGCTTAAAGAAGGGAACTTCTCATTAACTTCATCAATATAATCTGTATAGTATTTAATAATATCCATTAGAAGTAGCTTTTTCCTGCGTTCGTATTATCACTAATAATATCTTTTAGCTTCTTATTGACATAAATGGGTTTTTCTTTCACTCCAGATTTGGTTTCAAAAGTATAGAATAACTGATGACCTTTAAATCCAGATAATACAAAGTCAATGTCTCTAAATTTACCTTTTTTTCACATTTCTTTGAATTCATCTCCCTGAAATGTTTTCATAGCAATTTCAGAATTAAATCCAAATGTATCAGGTAATGCAAAAATAACATTATTATTTATAATATCCAAAACTACTAAATACAAACAATAGTTAAGTACTTTAGCAGCTAACTCTTGCCTTGTATCAGCTTTATATTCCTTTAAATACTGTTTTTTTGAAAGTTTTATTTTATCCTTCTTAAATTTTCTAAATAATTCAGTAGAAGTTACACAATGGTTGGTAAAATAATGCATTTAATTATATTTTTAGTCATAAAATAGGATGTCCATTATATTTTCCCGCACTTTTACGTTTTCCTGAACAGACCTCACTAATATTACTTGGCCTAATTTTAAAATGTTTTCCAGCCGTGTATTGAGACTCAAAATCTCCAAGTATCTTATTTGTAATAATATCTATAGCTCTTACTCTTGTTTTTGGGTTAGATTTTATCTTATTAAGAGCCTGAACTTCCGTCTCTGTAGGATACTCATTAAAATATCTAAATATATACCTAATTCCATTTATTAATACAAAAGAGGTTTTCTTAGAACAATTATCAGTAATTCTTATGCGAGAAATATTCAATGCTGTAGAAGCCTCAGTAATAGTTGTAAATGCTTGCAGAAATTTTCCATTTGTATCATACATACTTACTGAAGTATTATAATGATTTTGTCATAGCTCTTCTAAATCCTTCTTAGTAACTGTATCTATATTATATCTGAATATAAGTCGGATACCTTTTCAAAGACTATACATTGTGAATCTACCACAACACTGATAAATTACTGATTTGGAAATTTTGTAGTAATCAGAAGCTTCTATTGCACTAGAAAATGATGTCAGTAGATCTCCATTCTCATTATAAACATTTATACTTTTACATTCTTTTCTAGAAGTATCACCTCCTTTTGTAGAATTATATCCTGTATTATAAGAGTCATAATATTTAATATATTTGATTTCTAATTCCTTTAGAGAAGCTGTCAGCATATTTCTAGATTCTGATTGTACAGTTTCTATTATAGTTCATGTAAAATTATCTTTTCCGTATTTACGAATAGCTCTATGAAAATGATGATTATAAGAGTTAGAATTAGGATTAAAAGAATATTTTATATGATCTTCTCATCTTTTGGTATAATTTTGAATAGTTATTCCAACATATACTTTTTGAGTTACTATACAAGTACTTAAATAGACATATCCTACCATATTATAATATTGGATGATAACTTTTCCCATACTGCTTACGATCCCATCTAGTTTTAACATCTAAAATGGCATCCATATCATTTTGTGTAAACATATCTGGAATTCTAGCTGCCGTACAGGCTTTCATCCAATCCGCCTTAGCCACTTGTGCAAGTTGAACAAGATTTCCATCCTTCCTCATTAATGCTTGTTTATATGTATCCGAATACACAACATATGCAGCTAAAGCTCTAACTTCTTTATCATTAAGTAGTGGTAATCCATCTTCATCAGCAATAATTCCATGATAAAGAATGATAACTTTAGGAAAATCTCTATCAAAAACAATCTCGTCCCCTTCCTCTCTATATTTAATCATTTTTCCAGCTTCATATAAAGTGGACTCATCTCACTTTCAAGCTTCAATATATTTTTCAACATATTGATTATATACTTGAGGATAAGTGGTTTGATTGGATATCATTTGAGCATCCATATAAGGAATTGTGACTGATTCTATCTCCACTAAATTGCAAGGCAATTGAATACGTTTGTTAACTGTATTTGTAATATACTTATGCAGCTTTGTGTGCCTATTTCCTATTAATTCCCATCCTAACATTGCAACATCTTCAAAGTTAGTCGGATCTACTGTGATTCCATAGACAATACTTGCCATGGAATAAACTGAGTTAAAATTATGTAGTTTCATTATAATGGAGTTTGAGTATTAGGCTGAGAAGGCAGCATAAGTTGACGATAATATCTAATCTTCTTCTCAGTTAGTCTATGGATAATATCATTAGAGATAATTCCACATTCTGTTATAGATTCTGGATCATTGCAGCAATCAAATTCTAATAGTTTTCTTGGATCAAGAAAAATTGCAATTACTGAAATATATTTTACAAAAGGAACATTAAAGATATAGCCATCAATGTTGCCATTAGAGTTTATTGTAGGATCTATATAAACAAATGGTTTATCAGCTCCTCTCTTTCTAAAGAAATGAAATTTATAACTTACATCAGTATAAACACTATATTGTTCTTGTCTATCTATACTTCCTACAAATTGAATTGTGGAAATTCCATTCATAAGAAGAACAGGAGGAATTTCAAAGTGAAGGGCTTTCTTCCCAACTGGAAGATCACAACATTTTGACATAAAATTACAATTAACTTCAACACAGTTTACTGCATTATAAAGTTCTTGTAAAGTCATAACTCCTTTTAAAAGATATTCTTTTGCAATATTATTTCTTTCTGCAACAACCTCATCAGTTAATTGTTCTAATGACATTGCTGGATTACTTACAGTTCCTTTTAGGCCGTCGTAGACATTGTTCCATACGGCACTAGCTATGGCTTCTATTGTCATAGGTTGTAATATTAAAAATTAATGGCAGGCAGGAAAAAGACTCCCACCTGCCATTACTGTGTAAATTATATATTTACTTAACAACTACCTGTACAGTTGTTGAAATTCCTTTATAGGAAGCGGTTAATGTACCAACATCACCAGCCTTAACATCTGTATCAAGTTTAGTTAAGATAGCTTGCTCCTCAAGCTTACCAATCTTGAAAGGTCCAGTTACAGACCATTCAGGGGTTACGTTTCCATCTTCCCCACTAAAAGTTGCCTGTAAAGCCACATGATTACCTTCCGTTCCGCCATTTACATCAGCTACAGAAACAACCATAGGACCTGCAAACTTTTCACCAGCATTTAAGATTGTTAATTCAGCTCCCATAGGAACAATAACATCACCAAATGCATCTTTAATAGCTTGCTCAAATTCTGCAACCAATGAATCCAGTACATAGAAGACATGATGAGTTACAGAAACTAAAGCTTGGCCAACAGTGCCTTGACCATGTAAACCTCTGCGAGGTGATACATACTCAAATGCAAACTGTGTATATAAAGCACCTGCAACAGGTTTCTCATCATCATTAACTCCTGCATAACGTAGGTTAGGATATGTTGGGAAGCGTAAGTTCTCAACTAACCACTCACCAGTTCCAAAAGGAACAATATTTTTTGTAATATTTACTTCAACTGCCTTATCATAGTAAACAGGATTAGCACATCCATGCATACAACCCTCTTCTGATAGATACTGAACCTTAACAGCTTTGATAACCTGATAAGGATCTGAACAACGCAGAACTAACTTGCCTGCTGCATCTGGTAGGGTTACAACTGCATATTTATAATCCGAAGGGATATACAGTTTAAGTGATTTCTTAGCAGCTTCTGCAATAGCTTTGGCATCCATTCCAGGAGTTACTTCAAACTCTGCCATAATAGGCTTGTGGAACTCTGACCAAGGATATTTATAATCGCTGTAATAACGATTTTCAAGGCTAATATCAACTAAGATGCGATATTGCATTGGTTCAGTTACACTATCTGCAAGAGGAGCTAAGTTAATCTCAACTTCAGCAACTTTTCCTTTACGACCTGCTGTTTTATAAACCTTTGAGTCCTTAAGAGCAGATTTAACATAATCTGCACAACGAAGAACACGTAAAACGCCTTCTTTAGGAGCACGGTAATTTGCAGGATCAGCTCCAATAGCCTCTGCAGGAGTTGTTGGAGTTAATGCATAGAAACGCTTAAATGCATTACCAGCAGCATCAATACCTTCCTCTCTAGGAAGAGTATCTGAGTTGATTATTACCTCTTTAAAAAAATCAAACATACTTGTGTATTTATTTAAAATTAGTACTATTAATTCCTAGATTGTGCTTCTGGAATAGTTTGATTAATTGGAATGTTTGTTTGTAATCTAGGATCACTTGCATTTTCCATAATTAATCTGACGAAAATATTCAAAATTTCGTAACACATATAATCTGGGAATTCTAAAATTTGGGATGAGTCAACAATATCATCAATTTGTTCTTGACTCAATCTAATGTACATAGGAGCTTTGATATACTCAATATACACTTCTGTAGGCGTATATAAAGTATCGTCTCCGAATCTTAATTCCAGTCGTACATTAGAGGGATTTGCTAAACGATTGCCAGGTTCTCCTTCAATACCAGATAAATTTTTATCATTAAGATAATGAGTATTAATTAAAGCCCCATCTTTATCATATTCTCCTTCTGAATATTTTAATAAAGGAGTATCAGTATTTTGGTTTGTAATTATACTATCCTTTATGTTAATATTATTTAAATAGTAATAGGGCCTTTTATATGAAGGTTTTTGATAATAATTATTAATTACTCCTCCATACATATCTGCAGTAAGTCGTTTAGCAGTAAAATAAACTTTGGTTCCAGCCTCATTATCACAATGAGTTTTCTTATTAGGATTTTCTGTTCTTGTAAAACCTACAATACAATTAAGCATATGCATATAGTCTTTTGGAAGATCCACATAATAAGTTGATGATAGAATTCCAGAGTTTATTTTTTCTTGAATAGATGTCAAATCATCAGCATTCTCTAACTTTTTTGGGTTTTGTAATAACGCTGTGGTTTTTAGAACTCGTAAATCGTCAGTAGATTGCTGATTAGTATCGTATCTATTATAGGTTAAATTTATACATTGTTGAACCGCTTTATTTAAAAAATAAACATAGTCTTCAGTTAAGAGACTTGGCGCTTCTAACTTATTCAGTTCTATTAAACCATATTCATATAAATTTCTAGCGGTCATAATATTCTAATTTATTATTTTTTGGGTGCCTTGGGTTTTACTACAACATCCTCTGTCTTCATATCCCCAAATACCTCATAAACAATTGAGTCATAAATAGCCTTATTCTTAGGATCCTTTAGGAATAGAATAGCGGCCTCATCTGTAACTCCAAGAGCTGTATCAGAATACATTAAAACACCACTTTGTACTCTAATAATATTTTTTTGTTTGCCATCAATTAGCAGAAGTTTCAGACTTTGATCTGCACTGGTATAAATATCAATAATGAGTTCTGGGTTTTTTTCTGCTTTTTGATATAAATAATCCTGAATATCCGTATCAGGGGCATTTCTCATTGTCTTTCCTAGAAGTTTGCAAATAACCTTTCTATGTTCTGAACTATCTTGTTCAATAAAAGTGTATGCTTTTGTTACTTGCTTAATACGAGACACACGTTTCTTAGATTCAACTCCAGGACGCTCTACATATAATTCTGCTAATCCGTAACGTCTAATATCGCCATCAATAAGAAAATTTCCATGCTCATCTTTTGCACCTCTTTCTGGGGCAATTAAATGTGAATCTTTAATACATTCCCAAAGATTTGCTTGGTATTGATCATTTAAATTAAATGTTGTTCCATCAGTTACAATAATTTCAAGATCTTCAGGGATAAAATAGTCTCTTTGCTCACTATTTAAATCTTGTTCACTTAAAATCATCTCTGTATCACGTCCATCAGCACTAACTCTAACTCTTTTTACAAAAGGAGGATACATTCCATTCTTACCTCTCATTGGGTTAAAGTAGTAGGTTTTTACTTTTCCATATACACTACGCAGTGTTATGATATTACTGGCATTATTAGTTTCCGTTACATTATTCATACTATTCATATTTTGTCTTATTCAAAATTTATCTATACATCATATAATCTATTAATGGTGATAAGATTCCCCTATTACAAGGGGAATCTCTCACACATTTCTTTTTAGTTCTCTGACATCAGGATGAACGATCTGTAAGGATTGAATACACCTACACCAGCGTATCCCCAGTTGATCAGTTTAGCTCCTGCTACAGGAGTCGAAACCTCACCACCTGATTTACCATCACGTCCGCCAGGACCAGTTAACCAGTTATGAACAATCTGCAGACCTTTAAATGTAAACATTGAAAGTGCAGGACGTCCAGTTTTTCCATCAGCAGTTAAGTCAAGGAAGATACCAAATCTACGAGGCGATGGGAACTCAATATCAAAGGAACGGTCAATCTTAAATGCAATGGTATTACCTGCAAACTCATAAGCATTGTAAGTAGCACCAAGATTAATGTAACCATTAGTAGCCTTTGAATAAATAAATGCACCATTAGTCTTGTAGTCACGAATCCAATTTGACATTACTCTTTGTACATCATTCCACATTGCAGTGTTGCAAATGAAGATATACTGATTTCCAGTAGGCTTCTCTGATTTAGCAACCATTGCCTGCAGAGCAGTTTCAAAGATTCTGATGTTTAATTTCGTAAATACATATTTACCTGCAAAACGCTCGATCTGAGGAATAATACCATCACCAGAGATAATAGGCTGGCCAGTTTCAGGATCGAAGATCTTAGCTTTACCATACTTATCTACGTTAGTTTTACCCCAAAGTAATGAGTTGTTACGAGCTAACATGAAAGTATCCAAACAATCCTTAGCAGCAGGATTCATCTTATATGTTACATCATCTTTTCCATCACCCTTACCAATTGTGATAAACTGATCTTCCATTGCAGCATATTTAGCTGAGTAGGAAACATCACAACGGTGCATTGAGATGAAAGTTCTATGTTTCTCAGTATTGCTCTGATATTTCGTATAACCTTCCTCATGCAGCTCAGGCTGATAGTTTGTTAAGAAACGAGTATTCATACCAGGCTGGCAAGCTGAGAGATCTAGCGTTGCAGAATAGTCAGAATCCTGAATCTTACAAATCAGCTCAAAGTCAGCATCGCTTCTGCGAACTGGACGGCTAAGAACGATTAATTGCTGACGTGAACCTTCGATAATAAACACGTCATTTTTTTGATAGTAGTTCTCAGGGAAGTGAACTACGATGTCTGTTCCCTGTGCACCATCGCCTTCTGGCACTGATAAGAAAGGAACACGCTTGATGAAATTCACATCAATATCCCACTCAACCATGAATGAGTTAATTGATTGAAATGCATTCTTACGATCTTTCTCCATCGTATAAATGTTCATCAGCGATTCTGTAAGGTAAGTTGCCGTATACTGATCATATAATGACGATACGATACCTAGTCTAGCAGGATTAGTGCCTAAGAACTTAGAAAAGTCTTCATACGTTCTTGTAGAAGCCATTTCAGGGCGTATGGTAGTAAAACCTGTAATTTTCATATACTAAATTATTTATTTTATTTATAATAGTTCGTCCCATTTGGAACTAAGAGAGGTTCCCTGTGATTGGGGTTTAGTTTCTTTTTTTATAGTAACATTAGATTTTGGTTTTGGGGGAGTTGCTTTGCGATTTTTCTTCAACTCTTCTTTCCAATAATTACTAATGTCAGAAATTGTATCTTTACCAAATAATCTATACCAAGCTAGCTCAACAATTACCTCAGGTTTTGATAAATCTTCAACAAATTTAGTTACACCTTCTGGAGTTTGCTTAAATACATAATCATAAATTAGATTTTTATCTTTCTCTTCAAGAATTAAACTATCACTCTTAGGATCTTTATAATCCAAAGAAATATAGTTAAAATCATTTAATGTATCTACAAACATATTTTGATATGCCTTCTGTTGCTCTTTTTCAGCCTCTTCTTGCTCCTTGATATGATTTTCTTCTTGTTCCTTATATTGTTTTCTAATTAAATCTACTTTCTTTTTAAAGAGATCTTCATTAGATTTAGCTACATCTAGTTCAATTTTTAATTCTTCCTCTGTCATTTCAGGGAATTTAGCTTTTTGATCTGCCAAATATAATTCTTCATCAGAATAGCTATCAATGGTATAAGTTTCTTGGCTGTTGTTTTTAGCCTTATATTCATCAATAGCTTGTTGCTGATAATACGTAATTATATCTTGAAATGATGAATTCGTCTTACGAAGTAAATTGATAGTTTCAATTTCATCTTCTGAAAGACCTGGATCTGTTAAAGATTCAAGAATTGAAAGCTGCTCATCCTTACTTAGAGTTCCAAAATCAACCTCTTCAGTCTCTCCTGTTTCCTCGTTTTCATAAATGATAGTTTTTCCATCCCGAATTCCACGACTCTTTAAGAAGGATGAAAATGCATCCAGATCATCTTCTTCCCCTGTTTCTTCAGTTCCTTCTTCAGAAGATGAAGAATCTTCTTCCTCTTCCTCAGTAGAATTACCTGCTGGCTCAATAACTTCCTCCTGAGTTTCAGTATTTAGATCCTCAGTAGTCTCATCATCCAGCAAATTGTCAAATTGATTATGTTCAAATTGCATATTTCTTATTTTTCCTTATTAGTTATAGATTATCTATTCGCTGCAAATATAACTACATTTATTTAAATGTCCAAATAAAATATTAGAATATTTTTTATTTTATAATACAGGCTTCTGGAATTTGAACTTTACCATCTGCAGTAATAGTAATTTGTGTTTCTCCACTACCAATTGTTGCTGAACCATCCTCTTCAACTCTTATAGGTCCAAAACTGCAAAATGAAAGATGATTGTTAATATTATACATCTTATCCCTTTTCATATCACAACCTCCATCAGTTTCAATAGTAATCCATTTTTCATTTTTCTTATTAATGCCAATGAAAGATTGTTCTTTATTATAGAGCTTCAGATAATTTAAATTATCAGTATTAACTAATGCAATTCCAGGATTTACAAAGTAACAATTACCTTCAGATGTTAATCCATAGCCTTCCAAAGTACCAAAAATGGAGTTTTCAGTCCCAGAGATATTTCCAATAATGTTTCCTGAAGAACCTGTAAATAAAATATCTCCAACTTTAGGATCTGCAGATATTGAAGAGCCTTTTTCAGCATCCTGCTCCTCTAAACAAGAAGTAATATTTTCATAGATGGTTTTATTTGGCTCAGTAACTGGAGGGGATTCAGCCCATTCATTATAAATATCTATTTCTGTAGTATTAGTAAAATAGCAATCACTTCCTGAAAGAATTACTCTAGCTGAAAACTCAGTACATCCAACAACCATAACATCAATTGTGCCATCATTATTCTTCCCTGAAAGAAAATCCCCTGCCTTTAATGAGTGCTTTTCTAATGTTAATTCAAAAGTTACTCCCTGATATTTTGAGGCAATATCTCCTGTATAATCAGTTATATTATATCATCTATTATAAATTCCTTCTAAACAAGTTCTATCTGAACCATATTTATATTGTTCATATACAGAACTTGAAACAGGTAAAAATTTATATTGTTTGTATGGATAGATGCCCTCTTCATTTAAGACAAAGTCAGTATCATTTAGTGTGTGAGGACCTCACTGATTATTTGAATTTAATTTTTGACATGAAGTTAAAGTGTTAGCGTAATCAACAATAGACCCTAATTCTAACAGTAATCCATCATTAAAAGCAGTATAGATAAGATCAATGATACTATATCCCCCTACTAAGTAATTTTCATTAGAAAAATATTGAATATCTGGAAGACTTATGGAAGAGTCTAATTTATCAATTATATTAATTGCCTTTATAAGAATTCCATTACTAAAATATGTCTTTTTATTAATAATATCAAAATCAGATTCTGATAATGGTGGATTTTCTTCATTCCCTCCAGAATCATCCGATAAAATTAGATTTTTTACTCTAATAGTATCAATAGTTAACGAGCCATTCTTTAAATCTAAACTAGACTTCCCTTCTGAATCTCTAATGGAATCGCTAATAAGGTCTGTTATAGTTCATCTAGAAATAGTTTCATTTAGATTCTTTCTGGCAAAACTAGATGATGAGATTCCATTTAAATATTCTGAATTGAGGTTCTTAACTAAATTAGTAGAATTTATATTAAAAGGAGCTTCTAATGTTGTTATAGTTAATGGAGTGGTAAATGTAGTATTAATTTGAGAAGCAATAGATACTGGAGTATATCCTTCATTTTCAGTAATGAAGAACTTCCCATCTTTAGTTAATATAAGATAATTATCTCCAGGATATTGTAAATCAGTTAAGAAGTCCTCATTATCTACAAAAATAACCTGAGGAGTTTCTTCTTTTTCCTCATCTTTATCCTCTTCATCATCTCCTCTAAAGTTAATCTCATAGAACCTATCCTTTACCTGAACATATACTCTACCTGATGTTTGCAGAATTAAATCTTTACCTTTATCTCCAACTTTGGAGTTATTTGATAGTGTTCCCACTTAATTATAATCTGTATTATAAAAAAGAAAGGAATGATATAAAAAATACCATTCCTTTCCATCTTCTGATTTCTAATGCGAGAGCATGTCTTTTAATTCATTTAGATCTTGTTGATTCAAAACCAAAGATTTATTAACCATTGGGATATCCATCTTTATTTTTCCTGCACCTATTTCAAGTTGCCCAAGTAATCCAGTTTCCACTTTAAATGGTTTAGTGTTAATTATGTTATCTGACATTTCTGTTAGAATACCTTCAACATCAACTAATCCATCTTTGTCTGAAATCTGTTTTAGCAAAGCTTCAACTTTGTACATGTTATTATCAATTATTCTAGATGCTAGAGGCTTCATTAAAGCCATCATAGGATTACTTTGTGATAGTGAGGTTAATTTAACACTCACAAAGTTCCTTAAATTATTCATTATAACGTCTACGTGTTGCGCCATTGTTTACAGAATTCTTCATAGGTTAGACTTGGGTTATCCTTAGAAAATTCGCGGAACTTATTAAAGATAGCCATCTCATTGTCAGTCTCTTGGACGATCTTATTCTTCAACTTCTTAACTACTGATAATTGCCTTTGTAATAACTCTTTACCTTCTTGCGTGCCTTCAATTTTAGCTTTAACTAAATTTAAAAGCTCTATTTGAACCATCTTTTGAAGTGATGTAGTGATTTCACTATATTCTTTATCTTCAAAAAATCGATTCTTTTGACTTTCAGTTAGAGCATTCATCTCATTATCAATAGAATCCCAAATAAGCTCCTTTGAAGCTGTTTTCTGTAATTGCATTAATTGAGATTCATAAGCTTTTACCCTTTGAAGTTGATCGGTAATGTCAGAAGCTAATAATGGATCTGGATTACCTAGGAAAACTTGATTCACAGGATACATCTTAAACTAAGATTTTAACTAGGCTGCAGGAGTTGTTGTAGGCTCAAATAGGATGCTATTTGAATATCCTGAGCAAGGACATAAAGGATTATACAGTGAACGCTGTACTGTGTCAGTACCTACTTCAACAGCAGCTACACGAATAGGATAGAATGTATTATTTGCATAATTTACTATCTTATTGTCAGCACACATTCTACGCTCAGCCTCAAGTCCTACCATGCCAGCTACACTAGCAATCTCCATCTTAGTTACTTTACTTCTCCAAGGTTCTACAGCAGCTTGTACAGCAGCAGCAGTTTCAAGTTTTCCAATACGATCGGCTAATACGTCGAATTGGTCTCTCTGATTTTTGTACAGTCCGAAGTCTGCATCAATTTGGCTTTTGTATAAACCAAACATCTCTGAATTGATTGTTTGACGATCGTTGAAACGAGCGTTAGCTGACAGCAAAGCAAAGTCATAAAGAGCTTTTTGATCTGCTAATTCAGCGTTGCAAGAATGCTGCCAAGCTTGGAAAGCTGATGGGCCTGAAATAGCCTCAGCTGCTAAAGCACCTGCAGCGGCACAGCCTGCATTTCCAAACAGGTTTGATTTGCTAAGAGCCCAAAGGCCCAGAGCAGTTCCTGCGATACCAAGACCTAAGCCAGTACCAGCAACACCTTTTGATGCATACTCTTTGCGATCCTCGTCGTACTCATGTACAATCTGTTTTTCTACTACGTCCATAATTTGTTTAATTTTAAAGTTAATGAAAAAATACTACACTGAATTCCAGTGTGGTTATCAAATAACACGTTTTATAACATCATGCATGGACATTTTGGGAACTCACTTGTCTAATTACGAATTTTCGTTAAAATTTTCCCTCAGTCTGATACTATATCACTACAAAACGCATTCTCGAATCCCTTTTATGTATATATTCCTCAAAGAACTTGTTTTGCGTTATATGATATAACTTTAAAACTAAATATGTAGTAGAATAAACTTAATTTTGAATCAACTCTACAAAATCAAGAATATTATCTGTAATGACATGCTTCTGATCCATTATATTTATAACAGTTCGTAAGAACTCTGTCTCAGAATCATTAAATTCAATTTCAATGTCCTCAACATTTGGAGTCCATGAAATTTTTCCATCGGCTTCTTTTAAGTTAAGAGAAGTTATCTCCTCACTTGAGAAGTCTATTTTCTTGCGGATGTTTCTAGCAGAAATCATCTCAAGAACACTTCCTTGTTCTGGCAGATTAGTTAAAATAGCTAATCTGGTTGCAACATTCATTTTCATAACCATTAAAAATTCATTTTTTCTATCTCTACAAAATTAGAGATTATATTTATAAAATCAAAATTTTTAGTGCAAAAACATTAAAATTCTTGCACTAAAAATTTTGAAATTTTATTAGCCATAAATAGCACCATTAACTAACACTAACCCAGTATTAATATAAGTTATACAATAACACTTATAACTACCTCCAGTTAAATCGTCTAAACCACTCATTTTCACGTAGTTACTTCCAAATGTTACTGTTGTTGCAGTAGGAACTACAATAACTGCATCAGGATTACTGCTTGTTACATATACAGTACTTATTGAATATGACGAAGAAGAGCCATAGAATATACCCGCCTTACCTGGAGTATCTACACTAGCTAAAGGCTTTGAAAAAATACTATCTAAATTAATAGTGGATTCCGATGCTCCAGTATAGTTTGTAGTTGAACCTCCTGCTGTAATGTTTAATGCATATGGGTTTGGAAGAGCTAGGGGGATCTCTGGAATATCACTAACATCTGCTGGAGTATAGCCTAAAGCAGTTTTAATTGCTGTATCTCTTAGGAAGGTATAAGCAGTGCCATCTTCTAAAGTGTATATAGCCATTTCAGCACCTCCAGACTCTGTATATCCTGTCTTAATTCCTCCTAAAACATTATTTTTAGCTACAGGCAATGTATATGAAGATCCAGGAGCACTATTAGTAATAGTTAAAGTTCCATTAGAAAATGATAGACCAATACCAGTACCATTAGCAATAGTTAATGTAGTAGAGCTATCATTTAAAGTTGTACTTCCAACTTTAATTGGCCTCCAAGTATTTTCTAAAGAGGGTATTTCACTCTTTAATGCTAAATTAGAAAGTGTCTGACCAGAATTTTTAATGGATTTAGTTCCTGCTCCAACTATAATGTAGTCTTCTTCAAGATTTCCACTAGCCATTACATCACCTCCTCCAGCAGAAGCTATCTTATCATTAACTTCCTGTTTTGTATAAACTTCAGTAGTAGTGTAATAATTCCCTAAAGTTACATTTAAATCAGCAGTTTTAACATAACTACTTAGAGCATTAGTAATAACCTTATTTTGAACAGGGTTTTCAGATGTTGTACTTAAAGCTGAATCTACAACGACTCCTTCTGGAATATTAAAGTTTAAATCAGATTCATCTACTTTATCTTTAGAAGCTAAAGCTCCAAGTGTAGGAAAATCAGTTATCTGACTTACAGTATGTGTATGGGCAGAGGGAGTAAAAGTTGAAGGCTTATTAGCTATTTTATCCCATTCAGGCTCAAATTGATTTACAAACTCCTTCGTAGCAAGATTAGTTAATAAGATTCCAGAATCCTTAACAGTCTTTCCAGCCCCACCTGATGTAATTACTCGGTCAGCCGTTGTAAAGGGAACTTCTGCGATAACATCTCCTAAACCCGAATCAGATAATTTTTCATCTATTTCAGATTTAGAATAAACTGAAAGTCCTTTTACTGCATTAACCTTATGTTTATTGGAAGCATCAACTTCAATAGAAGTAATAACATTACCAGCCCCAGACATACTAGTCTCTACATTAGGAATAGTTGGAATTTTGCCCTCGATTTCAGTAATTAATGTGCCTACTTCTTCCTGACTGTAAGTTTCAGATTTAGTATATACTTGATCTTTTGTATAATAATTAGAAAGATCTACTTCAGTATTGCCAATCTTTTCCCAGTTTCCTTCCACATAAACGTATTCATCATGTACATCTGGATTAGTTCCAGCCTTTTTAACAAGATAAATTACATTAGTTTCTCCAGTTGATGGAAGTTCATTCACTACTTCAATTCTAAGATTAGCTAAATTACTGATCATTGTTTTTAAAACCTTTCCTTGAGTAGCAGATAGGGCTTTATTTGAATCTTCTGTGTCTAAATTATCTACAATTGCAGCCTTAATTGCATTAGGAATGGTAGTTGTTTCTATCTGAGTAATCTTAGTAGTAAGATTAGTGTTTACAGTTGAAATTTCAGTAGATAGTGTACTATTTACATTAGAAATTTCATTTAGGAGCTCTTGATGAGTTTTCTCAGCAGAGGTTTCTGAATCCTTTAATGCCTGATATACTCCTCCAGAAGTAATCAAATTTTTACTTCCTTCAGTAGGATAACTTTCAATTGATGAGATTATTACTGGTATTTTAGATAGTACTTTATTAAACTCCTCTTCTGTTCCTGTATATCCATTTAACTTTGCAGTTTCATATGCAGAACGCCCTTCTGTAGAGTATAGAGGTTCCCACTGTTGTGTCTCCTCATTAAAATATTTTTTTGAATATGTTGTCATGTCTATAATATTTTAAGCATTAAGCATATACTGCACCATTAACAGCAATTTTTCCATTTGCCATATAACTTAAGCAGTAGATATAATAAGTTCCAGATAAATCTGCAAGACCATCCATCTT